CCCACGTTCTGTGTTTAAATTAAACTGAACTTTAGCAAAAAGTCCACCAATGCCTGCTTTTCTCATTTTTTCAGGCAATCTAGGATCTGCTGGTCCAACTTCATACATTTCGAGAACCTTACCAATTGGTTGGTTCCAGTCGTGGCCCCAGACAACACGAGGTTTTCTTCGGTGAAGTGATGCCTTAAAAGCACCCGGAAGGACAATATCGCCTACGGAGTCCTTGTTTCCTATGCCGGAAACAAAGGCCTCTACGATTCCTTCTGCTTTATCAACACCGATTTGTCCAGAAATAGCCTTAAACGTAAAGTCTTCGTTATCATTGTTTACGTTTGCATTTGAATTCAGAAGTAAAGTGGACATATCTCTCCTAAAAATAATTCCAATACCCATATCCTACATACTACAATGTAGCGTTCTGACACACTTTATATATAGTTTCTTATTATAGTTTATATATTTATCGACTAAATTTCAACAAGCATCGGCAATTTATGGTCAAGTTTGGTGGAGCTAGTGGATCTTTGGGGAATCTAATGGGTATTCCATTATATATAAATGCATCTTGAACAGGTACTTTGTCACCATTTAGGTCCCTATGAGCCATTCTAACCTTCTCATCTCTCAAAGAAAGCCATTCTTTAGTTATAGGGCGTCCACGATCTTGCTGTTCTAAAGCAACAGAAGAATCAAATAAGCCTAGATTGTACGCACCAAGCACTCCAGTATCAACAATTAAGGGCTGTCTTTTGGATCGTAACTTATTAAAAACACTCTTAATTAAAGAATATGCGAGAGCAACCTTAAGCGCCACATCAATATCACCTTCATCAGATTCATCGGTTAATGCTGACGCTTGCGCCATTGCAGCGACAATTTGCTTCTGAGTCGTGGAATTAAACTCGTTTACCGTGCTTATATTTTGAGAAACTGATGCATTTTTAACGTTTTCCTCAACAGGTGTACCATATCCCTCTTGAATGTTGTCAACAACTGCCTGCTTGTATATGCCGTCCATTAGTGTGTTCATTCCTTGAGATGCCACCGACAAGGCTGCTAACGGTGCAACAACGCTAAAATCTGCATCTTTTCCAAGCCCAAGTAAGGCTTGAGTGGCTTCAGATTCTAGTTCTTTTAATACGATCTCTTCTTGGTCGTCAATAACCGAATCAACAACTTTAGCAAACTCTTCCTCTAGGGTGTCCACCCGATATAGGGCTTTTTCTTCCCAACTAGAAAATGCGTCTACTTTTTCGTTTTGGAAAAAGGGAGGCTCTTCTCACCCTCCGGTTCCAATCTATCGCCTTCTAACTCGCTAGGAACATCTGCAGCTGAAGCCTCAATTGCCATAGTACCTTGTACTTTTCCAACGTCTTCTGCGGCAACCTCTATGTCTTCAGTTCCTTGAACCTCACCTGCTGGGACAAAGGCGCCTTGCTCTGGACTAAATTCTGTCACTTGTTGCTGTTGTGCCTGCTGTGCTTGCTGATCCATAGGTACGCCTTCTTCCATACCTGCGTCTTCATTCATTGGCTTTTCTGTGTTGGCGATTGGTGACTGATTTGGATTAGCCAAAAGTGAATCAGCAATGTCAGACTCAACCTTTTTCCGACCAGAAAGTTCTCGGTATTCGTTTACACTAATAAGACCCATTTGAAACTCTGTTGAATAATGGCGCTCTGCTTCTTGTTTTGAAAGTATTAATATTGGAACATCAGATGTGTCAAAGTCAATATAATGTTCAGGGTCAATAGCATCAAACCCACGAGCAATCATAGCAAGGTGAGGAGTCATTGTCTCCATCCAGAACACTTTACCCTCTTCCATTGCGTTAGAGAAAGTTCTTCCTGAGGAGTTACCTATGATTGATTCAGGAACACCAAAGGCTGCTAATATTTCCTCTTTCGTGATTGTACGCATTTGAACATACGCTGCATCACGTGGAGAAGCAGCAGTATCAACAAAGTCGGCACCATCATCTGAGGAAATGACCCCAACCGATCCTGTACGCCCAATGTTTCCTCTGAACCTCGAACGAAGCTCGTCTTTATCGTCTTCTGCAATTTCGCTCCTCAGAACTAACAGTCCGCCTGGTCGTCCATCGTTAATTAGAAAGTTTCTGTTGTAAATCTTAGCCAAAGATTCAACTTCGATAGCCACACCAGCAGCTTCCATTGGTGTCATCGATAGATACGGATCAAGTGGGTGCGGGCGTCTAATCCATATTACATTTTCTCTACGTAACGTCTTTTTCTCAGTAGCGTTAATTTTTACTTCATAACCTTTTACAAAATTATTTATGTCTGGAATTGGTGAAGTGTTTTGTGGAGGCAAAAGATGTAATGCGTTTGGTTGCCCATCACGCCCACGTATTATTTCAATAAATACCCCACGGCTACTCATCAACAATTGAGCAGACAGTCTATAGCGGAATGCAAAGGCATTCTCGCCTTTGTTGGTTGTGTTGTTAAGAATTTTTAATAAGTCATTGTCGCCAACAACTTCTCCAAATGGATTGTTGTCTTTTCTTAGTATTACGGGCAGTTTGGCTTGGTTTGAGGCAATAACGTCAATACACCTAAAAACCCAAGTAACTTTTGATACGCCTTCTTTGTAGGCTTTAACAATGTCCCAGCCGTCATGGTACCCAGCTTTAGGTTGTAGGCTTGGGCTATATGATATGGGGGCACCAACTGAAATAGACTTTTGTTCTTCATTGTTTAAAGATTTATTCCAAGCCATTATTCAGCCCCTAGCAGATAAGCGTATATTGCACAGGAAAGACCAGCGCTTGCCAAACCCCACCCTAAACTTAGTATACTAATACCAAAGCCTATTAGACATATGGAAGCGGACATTAACACGTGTGCAACCGTAGAACGGGTTAAAAATTTCTTCATGATATCTATTTTATCGTGAAATTGTCTAGGAGACAAGTAAATATGGCAGTGCAGACAGCAGACTGGGAAAAAATAAAAGATTACCTTGAGCCTAAAAGATCAGAGTACTGGGTTGAAGAGCCTTCTTTGACTCAAAAAGTTTTCTTAAAATCAACTTCAACCGAAGTTCTTTTTGGGGGAGCAGCTGGCGGTGGTAAGTCGTCTGCACTCATAATGGCCGCATTGCAGTATGTTGATGTTCCAAACTACAGTGCTATTTTATTTAGGCGTACTTATGCCGACCTTGCCCTACCAGGTGCTTTGATGGATAGATTTAGGGACTGGGTTTCTAGCTATGATGATGTGCATTGGAATGCAAATATGTACACGGCTACTTTTCCTAGTGGCGCTAGAATCACTTTCGGGTACTTAAACAACGTGAACGATTACCTTCGTTACAAAGGTTCCGAATTCCAGTTTATAGGAATGGACGAAGTAACTGAAATTAGAGAAGCTGACTATCGCTACATGTTCTCCCGTCTACGCCGTCCGGCAACGGGACCGCTGGCTACTGTACCTTTAAGAATGCGTGCAGCGACAAACCCAGCACCAAATTGGGTTAGGCAAAGATTCTTGACAGAAGGTAAGTCAAAAGGAAGAATTTTTGTCCCCTCAATGCTAACAGACAATCCAGGTATTGACCCAGAGTCGTATCGTGCGGTTTTGCAAGAATTAGATCCTATCGAGCGAAAGCGTTTGGAGTTTGGTGATTGGTGGGCAACAACACTGGGATCAATGTTTGATAGAACTAATCTAGAGATTATTGAGCCATCTGAAATTCCTGAACTGGACAATGAAACAACAATTGTACGTTTTTGGGATTTGGCTGGAACTGAACCAAGTCAAAGTAACCCAGATCCCGACTGGACAGTTGGTGTCTTGGGAGCCTTTCATAAGGGAGTGTTTTATGTTATGGACGTTCGGCGTATACGTGCAAAAGGTGAAAAAGTAGAACGATTTATAAAAGACACAGCATTTGAAGATGGTCCTGAAATATCCATACGAATGGAGCAAGAACCAGGATCTTCTGGTAAAAACCTTATTGATTCATATGCACGATACGTTTTGGAAGGCTACGACTTTACTGGTCAACGAGCCACAGGTGACAAGGTTACTAGAGCAAAGCCTTTCTCAGCAGCTGTGGCAAATGGGAACGTTAAACTTATACGTGCCGATTGGAACACTGATTTCATAGATGAATTATCCGCATTCCCTGAAGCAAAAGTCCATGACGATCAAGTGGACGCAGCCGTACATGCATTTAATATGTGTGCCGGATTGGGCATGGGAGTTCGTAGAAAAATTGAAATCATAATCTAGAATATACCTATGAGTAACATTAAGGTTTGGATTGATCAGGATCTCTGCACGGGAGACGGACTTTGTGCGGAAATATGCCCTAGCATCTTTGAGATGGCTGACGATGGGTTGGCGTATGTTAAAGAGGTAAGTTGGCCAACGATATATTCAGAAGACGGAAAAACTGCATCTAGTGAACCTCTTCTTCAAATGGCTGAAGGAACAGCATCTGTGCCAGAAGACATACTTGAAGATGTTATTGAATCAGCAGATGAGTGCCCAGGCGAGTGTATATTTATTGACATTGAATAATTAAAACAGAGTTTCAGTCTGTGGACCCATTCCACGTAGTTTCTGTTTTTGTTTTTCTACACAACCGTTATGTGCCCATGCGTCTGGCTCAGACATTAGCGATAAAGAATTGGTTCCACCCTGTTCTCGTATCTGTGCCCACCCAGTCACACGTCGATAGGCGCCTTTTAATGTTGCAACGGGATTACCGCAAAAGTGGCAATTCGCTTGAGGAATTTTCATTATTAAGTACCTCTTTAATACTATTCGCTAGGTGATAGGCGAATTTAGGAGGAACCGCATTGCCTACCATTTTGTATCCATCTTCTATCTTATCGTAAATTAATTTAAAATTGTCTGGAAATGTCTGAATTCTTGCACACTCCCTAACGGAAAGTCTACGATATAAGTGCTCTTTTCCACTCTCAAATATAAACGGACCATCTGGAGTTTTTATCATCTTTGGTGCTTGTGGGTGCAAAGGCATATGCCTCGCAGATGCCACAATAGTAAACGACTGTTGTTCCCAGTTTCTAACCCTATTGCGCAGTAGCCAAAAAGCTGAATAATCTCCTTCCATATACTCATGGTTGGGAAACTCACACTCTGTAGACTTTGATTTACGATCAGCCGATTTAACTTGATATTGTTGAAGATCTAAAATGGCACTTTTTAAGTTGGGCTTGCTCGATAGGTTTAGTGGTGATGGGAAGTCATACGGCGTAGAAATGTCCTCTCGTATTCCTAGAAAGATTACTCGTTTTCTATCTTGTGGAATGCCGTAATCAGAAAGGTTAAATAATTTAATATGAATATTGTAACCACATACCTTAAAAAGATTTGTTAAAGTTTCAACCACACTTCTGTTTCTGTCGGACAAAATACCTTGCACATTCTCTGCTACAAAAAACTTTGGTTGTTTTTCTTGTAGTATTCTTATAAACTCAAAGAATAGTTGTCCCCTTTTATCATTTATGCCTTTTCTGGAACCACCATCGCTCCAACTTTGACATGGAGGACCACCAATAATGCCATCACAGTCAGGGATATCTCTACTGTCCACATTCACTATGCTTCGAGTGTCCAATACACAGTTTGGGTGGTTTTCTCGATATGTTTTCCAAATCGTTTTATCATGCTCATTTGCCCAAACAACATCGAATCCAGCCAAGGTAAAGCCCAAGTCTAAGCCACCAGCACCAGAAAAAAGTGAAACTACTTTTGTCATTGTTTAGCCAGTATGTCAAAAACACGAACTTTTAGCCTGTGGCTATAATTGTCTATTTCTAAAGTGTGCTGAGCTGCATCTAATGGATCAATGTCTCTGTAAAAATCAACATATTCAATTATGGCATTATAAAAAGCCCAACGTGTTTCTCCAAACAGCCCACTATTGTAATCTTTTCTAAATAATTCTTCAATCTTTGAATGCACATCTTCTGCGTGTTCTCGTTTCTTTTTCGTATTCGCTGTTTCTACTGAGGCAACAACGTTCATGGCATCTTTTTTCATTGAGGGTCCTATTGGTTTTTGCAGTGCGCCAACAGCATCTGCCATTGCCATACTCCAATTTTTTCTCAACTCTATTGCCTCACTAGCTTCAACCTCATGACCTTTTAGGTTTTTCGTATGTCTTTTTCTTAAGTCAAAATCATACGTCTCAGATGAAACTCTGTAAACTGTGTTCCTACTTTGATTTACGTCAAGATTGTAGTAACAAATAGGAATAGATCCGTCATGGGAGGACATTAAGATTAGGAAACTGTTAATACCGGACTCGGTATCTCTAACTTTTAAGGCAATTGATCCGAAGGACATGGCTACGAAGAACTTACGACCCTCATCAAGAACCCCACAACTATGTAGTTTGGCTGTGCCGTTTGTTCTAGCAATAACGCCTTTTGCTCTTTCTAGTAAATCAGTATTTTGTACGACTTCATAACGCTCTTTAACAACTTCCCAGTAATCCCAGTGTAGCCCATTTGGGTTGGGGCGACAAGTGACAAACCTGCTTTTAAGTTCAACTAAAGAGTCATTAAGGCTATCCCAAAGCGTAACTGGCTTAAGGTGAACCTTGTAGTCTGCACCTGCGTTGGCAAGTATTTCCTCGTCAGATTGATTCTTGAGTATTGGTGACGCAAGAGACAGCCACGATTTTTTATCTTGTGTCCCCTGATCCATGGAGTTTGTCCCTTGTTTGTCTGTCATGTAGTTTTTGAATGTTTGCGCCTGCAATATATCGCAAGTCATAACCCAATTCATGTACTAAATTTGCAACGTACCACAACACATCGCCCACTTCAAGGGCTAGCGCTTCTCGCATTTCATCATCTATTTCTCCACCATGATCACGAATTACTTTTTTAACTTTTTCAGCAACCTCGCCTGCTTCTCCAACTAAACCAAGTGTCGTATACAAGATGCCCATTTCCTTTGGGTAGACGGCTGTTTCTTTGGCAGCCGCTTGATAGGCGTTAACGTCCATATTTTCCTCCGTTGCTAAACTTGTTCTGTGTGTCCTGTTGGTCTTTCAACTCTAATGTCTTCTCCAGACGCTGATTCAATCGGAACCCATGCTGGAGAATAACTGTGTTGCTTGACTTTTCTCATCTTAACTAGGGTGCCATCAGCAAGAACATCAAACTCATCGCTTGTCATTTCAAGTTTGAGTCGCAAGTCTTCATGATTGTACTTGCCCGAAGCCAATATTCTTTTCAGCATTCTAGACAAATACTTGGCGACAACTATCCCTCTTGATCTATTCATGTCAATATGTAGCAACATTGCATCAATGTCATCACAATCCACTACAGTCACGGGAACAGTTTTAATGCTTTGTTCATTAGCTACAGTCCAACGATGATAACCGTCTATAATTTTACCATTCTTTTGTGCAAGAATGGGGCTAAGTATCCCGTACTTAATGATAGAGTTTGTTAGCCTTCTATAGTCTGGGGAAACCACATAAGATGCCGATACCCATTTAGCAGGCTTAAGTTTTGATGTTTTTATATACTCCATACCTTTAGGTTATCGAGTATCGTCAACTATGTCAAGGCTGTCTGCGTCCATCATTTCCTGTTGCTCTTGTTTTGCCAGCATTGCCACTCTTTTATTGTGTGATTTTGTTTTTGGACCGACTGGGCTTGGGGTGCCAGTAAATGAGTTGAGTAGTAACGTGCGAATTAGATGTTCACGAGGATACCCATAGGGATCTTTTGCGTGTCTCTTTTTGTACTCATGCGTATACATCATGGCCATTCTGTGAAATCCTGGTGTTAGCATGTTGTCATCAATGCACTCTTTTACTCCGTCCCAACCATTGCTTGCATAAACATCAATTAAAGTTTCAATATCAAACTCAGACCAAAGTTGTAACTGGGCTTCAATCTCAGGAAAGCACCTATATAGTTCATCATAAAATTCTGGCTCAGTTCTGATAACATCTGTGAGCCTACGGGCTGCAACTGCATGCAAGGGTATTCCAACTCTTTGGTTGGCTCCACTCATTGCAGCGTAATCGTAATATTTGCAATAATCGGCATTATGTTCTTCAGTAATAAACTTTAACACATCATCAGATTGCCAGTCATAGATCACTTTAGCAAAACGCATAGGGATCGCTTTGGATAGCCCAAATGGTCGGTTAATATAATTCTCGTGTAGCTTTTGGACAACTGTTCTGTATCTAATCATCGACTCATTTGCTCTAACGCCAGTAATGAAAGCAGTAAGACCCTTTTTACCTTGCATTGTATACTCATCAATTCTTTTTGGTATACACTCGTTTGGATCAAGCCCAAAATGCTCTGCTCTAATTGCGTTCTTAGGGAAGGGTCTAAAAAGCCTATCCTCAGACTCTCTCATTTTTGACCACAACAGAACGTATTCTCGCCGTCCGAGAACCCATAGTTCTTGTCCTTGTGGTAAACAATACCACTCCATGTCAACCCAGTCGTAATTAGAAACTTCAGTTACGTACTCTTCAATGGCAGGGGAAATCATTTCTTCGTCACGAAAAATAACCTTTACAGGACCAAGCCCTCTTTCTTCGTGGACTTCTTTGGCTAGGTATAAGCACGCTGTTGAATCTTTTCCCCCACTGAACTGTACGGCAACACTATCAAACCTGTCATATACATGCCTAATACGTTGTCGTGCTGCTTCAACACAGTTAATGTCTAAAAACATACGTTTTCTAGGCATAACTATCCTTCAGGGGTGTGATTAGCAATAAAGTCTAAAAGTCGTTCAGAAGTTGTTTCACCAACAAATGTATCGTCGTCTTTTAACCAACGCAAAAACGAATACCATTTCGACTGTTGTTCAGCAGAGTCAAACACGAGGGTGAATTGAATTGCTGCATTTTTTGTTCCAGAGGCACTAGTTGTAGTGCTTCCTTGTGTAACCAAAGTACTCGTAGGTACTTCGGTTGGTCTAGGTAGGGAATTTTCTTCATCGTCCACTGATCCAGTGTGTTCAATTGGGTCATGGGATTCACTGATGACTATTTCAGGGGCAACCCAACCGTCATTGCTCCCCCGTATTTCCCTGTCAAACTCGTTCTCAATAACTTCATTTTCAATAACTGCTACAGCAAAATCGTCCCAACCTAGAAGATCAAAAAAGTCTGCGTCTGTTCCTGCCACAGAAGAAATTGCTTCATATAATGCGTCTGCATCAGTAGAACCTAAATCGGAAATTCTGTTATCCGCAAGCGCAAATGCTAAAGCATCATCTGAGTTTAAGTCTACAATACTCGTAGCAATTTGATCCCAACCTAAGTTTTTAGCAGCTTGCAACTGATGGTTTCCTGCGATTACAACCAAAGTTCCATCATTGTCTCTAACTGCAACTATTGGCTTTAGTTGTCCGAACTTGTTATAGGAGGCCGTTATTGCTTCAATATTACCTCGTCGAGCATTGTTCTCAAGAGGCTTTAAAAGATCAATATCTACAGCAAGATCTCTAATTGCTTCATCAATTTTATCAATCATTATATAACCTCGTTAAAACTTTACTTGTGATCTTACGTTGGCGGCAATTGTTCTAAGAGCGTCACACGCCGTTCTCAAAGAGTGTAACTTTTCCCGTTTCGCTTTTACGAGCGCTTCGGAAACTTGGACATCGTAGTAAAGGTCACTAGTTTTATAACCAGCCCAACTCTCTTTGTTTTTCACAGCGCCTTCTGCTGCTAAATACTCTTTAAACCAATTCTTTTTATACTCGGCTTCTTTGACAGCATGATCTTTTGCAAGTGCCTCAAAAGCTTCAGTTTCGTTTTCAATATCATGAGTTATGCGAATCAATTCAGACTCTATTTCAGTTGAACTTATCGGTCTGTTTCTCTCACCTATACTCATGCAACTATTTTACCCGTTTTTGAGCAGTAGGTCAAGGGTGATTGTTAGCCTGTCAACCTCTTGGCTCCAGTCAATCTTTGCCCCAGTAACCCCTCTTTTTAAAAGGTCATCTAAGTGTTCTTTTCCTAGTTCTTTTTCAAGCCACCTTGCCCAAACCAAAGGGTTTTTTGATTGCTTCCAGTGACATGAAGCGCACAATGCTACGGCATTTCTTTCGTCTGTTCTGGTTGCAGATATAGCCCTTGAGATTATATGGGCACATTGTATCTGTTTGCCATCTTCTTTTCTGATCCCACACCAACGACATTGAAACCCATCACGAGTCCTAACAACCAAACTGTGTAGTTTTGTTGCCTTTGCTTTTGCCTGCTTCCCGTAACTCGCTGGCATTATAGAGGAATGTTTTGATTTATTGGGAAATACCAACCACCATTTGTATGTTGTAATGCATGGTTGGGCATGTCTGGTCTGTGGTGAATTCCAGAATAGTGTAGAATTGCTGCCTCTCTCCAAAGGTCAGGGTTGTTTGGGGTTGATCCTCTGTGCATTAAGCGACTATGCCATACTAGAACGTCACCCTTGTTAGCCAAGAATTTTTCTATCTTAAGATCTCCTTCGGATATTATCTTTTCAAACATCGGAGTCAGGAACTCTTCTGAATACTTTGGCCACAAAGGATCGTAGCGCTGTGCTTCAGTTAGTCTTTCAAGTGTCTTGTTTTGTGTTATCGTGGGTAATGTGTGTGATCCCCTGATAAACTGAAACGGTCCTGCGTCTTCGTCAACTTCCCCTAAGGAAACCCAAATTGCTAAGTAGTGATCAGCATTGGAATCAGGATTTAAGTATGCATCTTGGTGCCAGTTTCGTTGAGTTGATTTCCAGCCAGTCAAGTTGAGATTGATTCCCATAGGCTCACCGATCAAGGAGCTTATTGCGTCTTGTAATGGGCTAAAGGTTGCAATGTTCATTAGGCTTGGGACTTGATAGTAGGCACATTCACCTGGGTACCCCATTGGGCGATCATGGTTTTTCCGGTTGTGCTGTATCCAGTCCTCTCGGTATGCATCAATTAAGTTGTGAGGAATGAAGTTTTCTAGAATAACTACTCCATCTTTTCGCCAGTCTTTTTGCAAGGGGGTTAAGTTGACCTCATCAACAGTGTCACGATCCAAGAAGGGCAATGCTCCATCTGCAAAATTGTCAGATAAACTTTTAATTTCATCTAGTAGATTTGGATTTTTTTCAATCGCTTCACCTAAAAAGTCATTTAATCTTTTATTCATCTGGGTACTCATCTGCGTGCTCCTGTGAGAGATCCCAATACGGTCTGGCTGCAACTCCAACCTTCCAAGACTCCCTAACTCTTTCTGCCTCGTTATAGTGGTGCTCTGTCTTGCACCAAGATGGCATGTGTAAGCCTGTAACCATAGAGTCATATGGGCTTTCTGTAACCCTTATATGACAGGGCCGACAAATTGCGTAAAGGTTTATTCTCTCTAAAATGCTTCCACCTTGAGATCTATTTACTAATTCGTGTATATCTTGGGTTCTTCTTTGTTTTGCTCTAGGTGTTCCATCATATGCAGCCCAAACTACGCATGCCTCACACCACTTCTGCTCTTCAAGCATTTCTCTAACTATTTTCCTACGATTAACATAAGTTTGCTTCATTTTCAAAGAACGCTTTGCCAAAGGAGTCCTTTTCAATTCAGAGTTACCACGATTTAATGGCGTCTTTTTAAGCTCACTGTTGCCTCTTTTGAGAGGAGTTCGTTTTAAGGGTTTACTACGTTTCATTTCTTCGCATTCCTGACTAGTGTTTCAATTGTTTTCCAAAGTTTAGGAGCGCCTACTTTTGTGTCGAACTTCTTAACTTTTTTCCACGCTTTATCTGATTGTTCTTGTCTATAGTCTATATCGGTTAAGTCTTTTAAGAGACGAATGTAGTCATTCGGGCTTCTAGCAAGTAATCCAATTCCATGCTTTTCTACTAACTCTTCATATTGTGGAGAATATGACGCAACAAAGGGAACTCCACCACAAGCATACTCAAGTCCTTTAATGTATGACTTTGCATGGTTAAAAGGAATATCCGTAAGTGGGACAATGCCTGCATCGAACAAAAACCCTTTATGCAAGTCGTAGGGTGGTAGAAATGGAGACTTTGTTACGATTCCGCCTGAAACTCCGATCTCTTTCTCAAACACTGGGGTGTTTGGGATTGGCATATGACCTGTGTGGTGCCATGTTGCAAACTTGCTAATTTGATTGCTGTAAGGCTTAAGTATTTCTAAATCGCCACTTCGGTGAGCGGTGGACCCCATCCAACCAACTACCATTTTAGGTTTGTCTTTATGTATGCGCCGAGTCTTATACTTTTCACGGTTCACATGGTTTGTATGAAGAAGGGTGTTTTCGTTCCACTGCTCCATCTTCTTGGCTAAAAATGGCGTTGAGGCAATGACACCATCAGACTGTTCAACAATATTTCTATACCAATTAACATTTTCACTTGGGTTGAGGGCTGGTAGCGAAGTCTCATAAGCAGAGTTCTTTTCGCTAAGTCCCCAATACCAATCATCAATATCTTGTAATATAATTTGTCCTGTTGATTGTGCGCTCTTCATATCAGGTAAGACCTGCATGTGCATATACCGTTGCATAACTATAACGTCACAATCAAAATAATCGTTACCGTCCCATGAATGAATCCCAAAAGTGTGTGTCATTCTGTTGTGCGCCAATATCCCCAGACAACACTCGTGTCCTAGGGACTGTAAAACTTTTATGTACTGGCCTATCCGTATGTGTCCAGAGCCTCCCATGACAGGACGCCCAAGGGGATCTAAAACACTTCTAGACCAATCATGTGTCGCAAATCCGACTTTCATTTAAAAGCTCCATTTACCTTCTATAGTTTTCCACAGTGCATGATCTGTCTCTGTTATGGATTCTTTTTTCTCTTCTTTAATGCGCTTATGAGTAATAATTGCATCTCTAAGAAAGTAAACTAACTTGTTCTCTTCGTTTGGTTCTTCACCTAGACGAATTAGTCTATCTACTTCAGCGAGTCGTTTTTCGGCGTGGAAACGAAAGCGAACTGCTTTTTCCTTGTTTTGTTCAAGGGAAGCTGCGGGATCTGTCTCGAAATCATCATACCCTTCTCGTATTTGGTCAATCTCTTTTTGAAGTTCTTCAATCTTACTAGAGACAGTTTCGATTATAACTATTAAAGCCTCTTTCCAAGTGTGCCAATTTTCGGGTAATCTTATAAAGTCTTTGTCGGCTTGTGAGCCTTTACCTTTTATGTCTTCTGATACTATGAGTTCAAACTCTTTCATGCGTCCCATTACTTCCTCCATGCCGGACAAATTTTCTTATAATTACACCAGTTGCACAAAGGTCCAGTACGAGTTTCAAACTCACCAGACTCACAACTAACTACCAACTCGTCCCAAGTGGACTTAACGTCATTTGAAACTTTGTCTACAAGATTTTCGGTTACATCGTATTTAGCAAACTGTCCTGATTTAAGATAAAGCAGTTCTGCACGCTCTATTTCTTTTTCTAGTTCCTTGCCAAGAAGAATGCTGTATATTGTTATCTGCATTTTCTTTTCCCACTCGTATTGTGGGCGAGGCTTTTTGCCAGTCTTGTAGTCAGAAATTACAATCTTGTCATTTTCAAGTGTCCACCGATCAATAATCCCATAAATAGGAACACCCAAAATGTCTCCGTTCATCTTTGCTTCTATTCCGCCCGCATCAAATGAAGTTGGATCCTCCATTAAGAAGTAATTCTCAATGCACCACCATGCTTTCCATCGGAACTCATTATCATCACTACGTTGATCTAAAGCAAAGAATTCTTCTGCCCAACTTTTGTCCCACAAGTCTTTTGCGAGGCGTCGAGACGTTTGCTCTGTTCTCTCTTCTGCTGGCAACTTAAAAAGATCTTCCAGTACTTCATGGACGAACGATCCTAGTACCTGTGCCTCGGTTGACGGCTCTGGTATTTTATCAAGTTTAGCATACTTGTAGCGCATGGGGCACTGATTAAACGTGCCAATAGAACTAGGAGACATGTACGATGGTGTTTTGTAGGGCAAGTCTCCGACTGGAAGACTATCCTGCATCATCGTCTCCATCACTAGCAGCTTTAACAAACTCTAGCATTTGTGCAAGTTTTTCACGATTTATGTTTTCGTTTTCAAAAGAAGCGCCATTTGAAATGGTTGCCCAGTGATTTTTAGCATCTTCTATGACTTGTTGACTTTGAGCATTTAAAACATCACGCAACTTTTTAAAATGTTCTGATGAAATTGGATCATCAGCACTATCTTCCAACGCTTCTAAATGTAGGGATTCTTCCGATCTAGCCAAGTAAAGACCAACTCCAAAATGCTGGGCCGCTTTCTTTAAAGCGTCTGATACGGCTCCCTTCATCTCATCACCCAAATCTAAGATATCTCCGTTTCGAGTTCTTTTAATTTTCTGTCCCCCTACCCCGTCTTTAACAATCGTGATTGCAGGGGCATCATTAGTGGGTACAAAAGTAGCAGTGAGTCGAACATGTGCCACAATATAATCAGGGTCAAGAGCATCTCGTTCACACCTTTCAATAGTATACGACCACATATCCACTCCAAGAACCTTGTTTAGCCGAGTGATAACCTCGCTAACTGGGATATATGTAAGGCTTGTTCCGCCTTTTTTTAATTGCCGTTCTACCTCTTGTGGGAACGGCTCGGATAGAGCGTCTAGTACGTTCATTCTGATCTCCTAATCACAATGTTTTTCTTCGGTGGACTAACCTCACAATACTCATCAGCATCAAGGTGTAGTTCTTTTAGTTTGCCAACTTTCCAGTAGGAAACTCCCATGTATTGGGTAAACTCTCGTAACATATCTAAGGGGGTTTTTGTTACCTCCCCAGTGTCGATGTCTACGCTAGTGTTTACAATTCTACGGGCAACATCATCAGAGATTGAAGCGTGATCCCACTTTTTTCGTGAAGATCCAGCTTTAATTTCAACTGTTGCGCCATCAACTGCAATAGGTGAGGCAAAGTAGTCATACTCGTCAGTTATGATAGATTGAAGTTCATTATACAGCGCCCCGACTTGACTTTTTACTTCGTGCAAGTTGGTGGCGACTTGTAGTACTTCTTTAGGGTCGGCGTCTAGTTTAGACTTAGATAATTTGTATATGTCTGATTCTAAAAGATTTAGCAATTCCGCAATCGAATCAACAGTATCTTTTGTATCGTTAGTAGGATTCATCTTTCTCCAATAATAAATAGTAGATATATAAATTATACTCTACCCAGAGAAAAAAGTCAATCCTCTTGTAAAAGTCTTTCAAGAGTATCGTTGAAATTCGAATCACTAGGGTTTTGGGTTAGCAACAAATTGTCCACTATCCCCTTCAAGGAATCCCCTAAATATGTAGTGGCGCTTTCTTTTATTAGCGAATTGATTTCTTCTTCGCTAAATGAATCTGCAAGGGCCTCCACTGACATCGCAACCTTCTCAGCGATCATTTCATCTAGACCTTCATTAAAGAACTCCTCTGAAATTCCCACCATCATCTTTTGGGGTTCCCATGTTAATATGCTGTACGGCAAGCCATTTAAAGCGTGGGCAGTCGTTGTGACAAAGGTTATCGTAACAGGACCCTCTTTTAGAATTGCTAGTATGTCTGGGTCTAAATTAGTTCTTTTATACTTGTCAGCCATTTACCTTAGCCAGCTCCCTAGATATTTCTGGACCAGTTTTTCCACCCCAAACGCCTAGTATCAGTTCTGATTCTAAAGCAAACTTTAGGCAGTTTTCTGTATTCTCACAGTCTGTTGTACATATTTTAACAGCTTCTTTCCGATCACTTGGGTGGCTCGAAAAGAAAAGCCTGTCTTGTCCAGCACATGGTGCTTCTTTAAACCACTCTGGGGCATGCGCACTCATTGATGTCCTTTCTACTTGTATTCTACCTTCTATTTTAGGGTCACAATGTCAAGCAGACAACCCACTTTTGGCGGTCCTCTAATATCAATACTCATATCATCTTCTCCCTATTAAAATAATTTCGCTTTAGTCATGTTTGTGACTTGGCAATCGTGGTCTTGAATGAGTTCACTCAATATAGACAACGCTACCTCAATTGTTAAATTTTTGTCTATGACTTTTACATCGCCTCGATGAGAAGTATTTGTAAGTCCAAACGAAATGAAGTATGATTTTGCATTGTTCATCCAGAGCGTAGCGTTGTACCTTGCACCAGACCGTTGTGCGGCGCTGAACAAGGTGACAAACTCATACTCTTCACTTATGATCTCATCAAACTTTATTTTTGTCTCTTCTGATGTATACATTTCCGTTAACCAACTTTATGCATGTTAGGGGTCCTGCTAGGACCGTTTTTCTGTTATCTATTCTGGGCAATCGAAACACGGCTCCTTCTTCGATGTCTCTGTCGAACAAGCACGTTTCGGGTCTGCCGTTTATAAAAGTAGTCACTTTTCTCCTCTCTACTTTTGTTTGTAGTGTGTAATATTTTGTTTTAAGTTGCTATGGGGGTTCCATGTCATTACCTCCTTACTTGTATTTGTCAGTGATCGTGGAATTTCTGTCCGGTAGTATCTCTATAAAGGAACAACCACCGATTTTTCGTTTTGCGGTATTTTTCCTAAATTATTTTGTTTTTATTTTGCTATGGGGGTTCCATTTTCCCACCTCCTACTTCTTCAGCTACTTCTTCAGGAGAGGTGAATGGAAAATCTTGCACAGTTCGTAAAAGTTTTTCATATTTACCTCCTCAGGCTTATTTTTGCCACAGTATCTCTGCGCTGGTCCCATAAGGATCAAGAGGAGAATAATTCTCTTTTTTGCGTAGTGTGTAAAAGTTTTTCATATTTGTCTCCATACTCCTATAGTCGGATGTGGTGGAATTTCCGTCCAGCATATTTATCTCCTCCCTTTGTCTTGAGGAGTTGAAACGCAAATCTTGCGCAGTTTGTAAAAGTTTTTCATATTTAATTACTTCCCCGCCGATTTCTTTTCTCGGCGTCTATAAGGAACAACCCTCGTTTTTTCGTTTTGGGGCGTATTCTGTAAATTGTTTGCTAAGGACCTAGGAGAGGTGAATGGAAAATCTTGCACTTGACATGAAAGAAATAAAGCTTTACGATAGAAAGCAAACTCAAGGAGAAAACAAACACAAAAGAAACCGGGATATCCCGATGACATAAAGGTTTACAGAAGGACCGGAGGGTTACACTCGTTACGCAATTGGTGACAGGTAAGACACACGGGCACGCCTACCCAAAGAGGAAAGATTTGAATCGCACGATAAACTGGAATAACATCTTGGACGAGATGCCAGTCACTGCACGGAGAGCATTAAGCCTTGAGGGATAGGTTCGAGACTAGCAACAGCCCAAGCAGTTTCGACACACGGGCATCCAGAGCCATATCTGGGGAGAGTGGGCGCACTGAATAAAATAGGTGCGTTTGGGGTCCAAGACGTAAACAGATCTTACATTTCTATTACAGGTTCAACCTAGTGCCTCTCGTGTAGCAGCGTCTACTACCACACGAAAGGGAGGGAGAGCCTTGCCAAAAACAAGTTAGAAGAGTAGAATAGAAGCATGAAGAAAGAGTTTGTAGTCAGAGCAACCTATGAAATTGTCGTAGAAGAGGACTGCGGTGTGGAAGCCCTTCACACTGGGCTTGACTTTCTCTCAGAGCACTCTCCATCAAGGTGGTCGGTGAAGCAGGTCGGGGTGTCGCCGGAAGTTCCTGAATCGAAAGAGGTCTCCGAGTTCAGCAAGAAGCGGGAACTCTAAAATGGTGCAGAGCAAAAAGGAGATCGAAGCTTGGTACCACGATGCGGACCCTTGGAAATATCGCATAGACCCCGAAGATGCCTACAGAAAAAAGTTTTACCTAGCTGTTCTTGAAGACGTTGGACCTAGGTACAGTAGAGTCCTAGACGTAGGTGCAGGGGAAGGCTGGATAACGAAAGACTTGCCCGCAGACGAAAAGCACGCAATAGAATACAGCGACAACGCCTCAGATCGCTTCCCTGACTCCGTGAAACGACTAGACACCCCAGAGGGAACGTATGACTTGGTAATGACTACTGGAACTCTGTACGCTCAGTACGATCACGAACTTATAGCCAAAAATGTTGTAAGTGCGTCTTCTGAGGGGACACACGTTTTTATTGGGGGAATAAAGGACTGGCTACTCCCATATGACTTTGGAACAAAAATCAGGCACTTTGAGTTGCCCTACAGAGAGTACACGCACGTAATAGACGTCTACGAGTTCACCCATGAAGTTAAGTGGAGTTGGTTAAAATGAGACTAGCACACAACATCGGAACAGAGAAGCATTCTAACTACCATACACGAGAACAAATACTTGCTTGTGATGAGCCTATTGGGTTTGATGGAGTTTACCTCAATGTATACGAGAACCAAGACGTTCTTGAAGGGAAGTCAGGGATAATGTTTGTGATGGGAGACTACATGGGGCGAGGAAACGCTTTTGATCTCATGAACGTTCCCAAATTAGAGAAGTACTGTACTTTAGCGCAAGTAAAAGAAATGTGTAATAAGTACGACTTCGAGTTGGGGTGGCACACGTGGTCACACCGAAATCTTTGCTATCTAAGCGATAAGGAAGTATTGCAAGAAATAACTTCTCCTTTTCCCACCAAGTATTTACGATACCCACATGGGGAATACGACAACAGGGTTGTTGAGTTGGTAAAGCAAGCAGGCTATGAAAAAGCATACTCTGTCACACAAGGAGTCTTAGCAGGGGACGCCCCTGATTCACAATACAAAATTTTTAGCGACTACGTTGATTGGATACCATAACAATGTCCCTAGTGTCCGCCAAAGAAGTTTACCTTAAAAAAGGTGTTGCCGTACTTCCCGCAGTTTTTACAGAAGAAGAATGTGACAGAATGAAGGTTGAGGCATACTCGGTAACAGATGAGCAAATAACAAAAGCAAGATACCCTCATGTGCCAAGCGAGCAAGCATACAACAAGAAGTCACTAATATTTTTTCCTGCACTAGCAAACTTTTACCTAAATAAAGTTAGAACAGATCCAAGAATGGTTGATATAGTTAGCACATTTCTAGGTGACAATGTTCGTCAAATAAACAACCAAGTCTACTTTAGAGAACCCAACGATCTAGACACATTTGCTTGGCACAGAGATGACATCTTCCGTGAAAGCGATTTATTTACTGAAGCAGTTTCAACTGACTACCTTCAAACCATTATAGCAATAGACGACATTACAGAAGATAATGGCGCTGTAGAGTTTATCGAAGGCTCACATGACTGGCCAAGTTTTGAAGCCCCTAGGGACTTACGGAATTTTACCCGATCAGGACTATCGGGAACCAAGTACATAGCGCTAAAAGGAGATGTAATGGTATGGTCCGTAATGATTGTACACGGAAGTGAAGCAAACACTTCAAACTTGTCCAGAATGACTTACATGAATGGATTTTGTAAAGCTGACAGTGTAAGTTCATATCCAGACTACCTTAAAAACGGCAAGGTTGTCCACGAGATAAACCCAGAAAGGATACCGTAATGCTAACAATAGTTGTAGCGTCATATCAATACGGACACCTCGCCCCCCACTGCATTGAGAGCCTGCTGTCCCAAACCGTAAGTCCAGAAAAAATCCTTTTTGTTGATGATGGCGTTGGTGATTGCGATCACCTTCCACAGTTGTACCCAGAAGTTGAATACACCTTACGAAAAGAAAATATGGGAACAGTCGAGAACTTTCAAGACATGCTCATGAAGGTAAACACAGAATACACTATGTTCTTAGGTGCAGACAACTGGTTGAGATCAGATACAGTAGAGACGCTACTAGAACAAGACGCAGACATTGTGACGTATGAAATTATGGTTACAGGCGAACACAAAATGGGGCACAGATCTGCTCAAGATGAAAGTATGGTTGGTGGAGATATTCATTGGAAGTGGGACGGTCACCATGGGTCAATGATGTACAGAACCTCCATTGGACAAAAAGCAGGATACGTTAGACATGAGGACTTTACAGAAGGTAGTGCCGCCTGTGAAGATTGGGCACTTTGGGATAGAATGTTAGAACTAGGCGCTACGGTGTCGCACGTTGAAGAACCCCTGCTTTACTACAGACGGCATAGAGAAAACTTTATAGACTGTAGCACTACTGAGTAATTATTTTTTGAACTTGCTGTGCATCGAGAAAAATAGTTGCAGTTCCTGCACCAATCTCAACTTGTTCCATTGAAACCCCAAAGTGTGATGCAAGTGTGGCACGATTCTTTAATTCGGTCATTGCGTCAAACTCTTCTAAAAGGCCATCTTCTGAAAAAACTTCAATCAGCGTCTTAGGGGCAGGATTAAGACACTCCTTGCAACATAATTTATCAATTTGAATTTTTGGTTTCCTACTGGACTCTATAGAGTGATCACACTCAAGGACTATGTGCCAGCTCGTGTTGCCGTATTCCCCAATACGCACCGCCTCCCTAACAAGTCTCTTTGGTCCACGTTTACTCATACGTTTATACTACTCTGACCCTTGACCTGAAGCAATAACCGCCATACAATAGATTCATGGATAAAGATAAACTTTTAGAAGACGCAATGAGCCAGATTGAAAAACAGTTTGGGGCAGGTACCCTAATGAAATTAGGAGATGCTGCTACGATGGAAGTTGAAACAGTTTCAACAGGTTCCATTGCATTAGATCTTGCGCTAGGTGTAGGCGGACTACCCAAAGGCAGGGTCACAGAAATATTCGGACCAGAGTCATCAGGAAAAACAACACTTGCTTTGCATGTGATTGCAGAGGCTCAAAAAAATGGTGGCAAATGTGCATTTATTGATGCAGAGCACGCATTAGATCCAATTTATGCAGAAGCAATTGGGTGCGATGTTGAAAACCTTCTCGTAAGCCAGCCAGACACAGGAGAACAGGCTCTTACAGTTACAAACAAACTAATAGAGTCTGGAGCCTTAGATGTTGTGGTTATTGACTCTGTTGCAGCCCTAACACCTCAAAAAGAAATAGAAGGTGAAATGGGAGACAGTTTTGTCGGCTTGCACGCTAGGCTGATGTCGCAAGCTATGAGAAAAATAGTTGCAAATTTAAACAATTCAAAAACAATTTTAATAATGATTAATCAACTCCGAGAAAAAATTGGAGTAATGTTTGGATCGCCAGAGGTGACAACAGGTGGTAAAGCATTGAAGTTTTACGCTTCTGTAAGGTTGGACATTCGAAGAATTGAAACCCTTAAGGCAGACGGAGAAGCATCAGGAAACAAGACACGAGTCAAAGTTGTCAAGAACAAAGTGGCTCCTCCCTTCCGACAAGCAGAGTTTGAGATCACCTATGGAGAAGGCATAAGCCGAACTGGAGACATAGTTGACATTGCTGCCGACATGGGAATCCTTGATAAAAAAGGTGCATGGTATGCTTACAACGGTGAAAACATCGGACAAGGGCGAGCCAACACAAAAATATTCTTAGACGAAAATACTGAGATTCGTGAGACAATTGCAGACACAATTTACTCAAATATTTTATCTGAATAAAAAAGTTGTTTGACATTTTATAAATAGTGTGCTACGATGGTAGCATGAAGAAAACAAAAAAACCAAAACAAAACCATTGCTGTGGTCACTGCGCACTTAAACAAGATGTGATAGCAGGACGAATCAGACTTAAAATAACTTTCGGGTGCAGGGTTCACTCTCCACATTCTTGTGCATGTGATCCAGACTATGGCCCATATAACTATAAGACTAACACTAAAGAAGAAGTGCTTGGTGGAGTGAAGCGATGGGCTACACAAGAGGAAGCAGTGGAACACCTGACCCTCGTGTGTCAGCGAACGAAAGAGGAGGTAGCTCCTAAGAATAGAGTAGTCGTGCCAGAGATAAGGCGTGAGGGGCAACGTATCCTCAAAGCAGGGACCAACGTGTCTGTGCAACTAAAGCGTAAGTCTGGCACCAAACGTGACGATGCATTCGTCATGGAGTGCTATGACGATAACCATGTGAGACTATATGTGGACTCAATGAGTGACACAGTTACGGTTCCTGCTGACGAGTTTGTTAAAGCAAGACGAGGAAGCACAAGAGTGCTTTAATGAGAGACTACGACTTTACACAAGAGCCGAAAAAAAAGAAGCCTGCCTATAAGAAAAGCAAATTCTATAAATGCACTAACAAGAAGTGCAGGGCATTAATCGCCTCACAACTTCATGACGAATACAAAGTGTGCCCTTTCTGCGAAGGAAGAAACTGGCAAGCTCCAGAATAACAAGAAATCCCCCACCACCGAAGTGATGAGGGATAACTTTAGTTAGTGAAAAGGTAAACAAAAGAAGTAAAAAACCCTTGCCTCTAACTGAAACTATTATAAGCAGTTAAGTTGAAATAAATCAAGCGCTACTTAATAAATGTTCTATTCGATTACTGAAGCGGACTCTTTGTTACCAACTTTAGTGGCAACAAAAGACTTCACTACTGATAGTGCTGCAGCGATAGCAGCAGTTGCTGCACCTTTTGCGGAACTAAGATCAGTAACCACGAACATGGCTGCAAATGTTTGAGCGAAAGTCATAACTGCACGCTCTCCAACCTGCTTTATAAGATCCATGTTGATTTCTGGCATTAAATTTCTCCTTGTTAGGGGATATAAACGAGACGTTTTGTCTCTTTCATATTCTACCGCACACAGATAACATCTGTCTAGTAACGTTTAGATAAAAGTTTACCTAAAATTTGTTAATTTGTGATATCGCTTTTTGGAGCATTAAAGGCCGAATCAATCTCTGCTTGATCAAGAACACCATCATCTGCAAAGGCTGCAGCTAGTTTTTGAACAACGGCTGCCGTGGAAGTTACGCCTGCTAAAAATGCAGCCTTCCATGGATCGATACCACCGATCAAACTTGAGCCACCAATGATAGCCATTGCATTCATACAAAACACTGCACCAATACGTGCAAGTGTGTTCCAAAGCATACTACTCGTCTGTTTCATCTTCTCTCTCATCATCTATATAGTCTAATATGGTTCCAAACAAGTGTAGCGCAAGACCGGCAAAAGATATATATATTCCCTGCCTTAAAGTCGTTGAACTCAAAGTGATTAAAACTAAACCAGTTCCGGCTAAAGTCCACCCAAGGTAAGCGAATTCTCTGAATACCCTACGTACACCACCTATAATTTTTCTTCCTATAATTTTTACTTTATTCACGGCACCTCCTTACTTACCTCGTTGTGCGCCTGCTTTAGCGCTTGCTTTAGCGCTTGCTTTTGCTTTCGCCCTTTTTGATCCTCCGCCTGAAGACCCACCGCCTCCACCGCCGGAGCCTCCTCCGCCACCGCCTCCACCGCCAGATGGTTTCGGTCCAGCGCTGGCGCCTGCTGCAGCAGCGACACTTACTGCCGCACTAGCAGCAACAACGGTACGACGTGTTTCAGTATCAACTGCGGAACCTTCAGCAACATATTCATTAAAGGCTTCATCCTCAAAGATATCTACCTCTTCTTCAAACTCCGCCTTAACATCATCGTCTGCTTCGTTAACTGCTTGAACAAGTACTTGAACGGCAGCTCCGCCTTCATCAACTATCTGATCAAACACTTCTTCGTTTTCTAATACTTCTGTAATTTCTTCTACGGTTACCTCACCATCAACAATGTCAAGGAAGTCCTCAGCGAACTCCTCATCAATTTCATCTAACTCTGTAATAACCTTCTCCTCAGCCACGTCAATTTCAGAAAGATCTACGTCTTCAATGTCAATACCAAGATCGTTAAACTCTAGGGCAAGTTCTTGGTCTTCTTCATCAACCTCAAACTCATCAAAGAACTCTTCCACTGAAAGTTCCTCCCCATCCTCATCAACAAATGTAAACTCAACCTCTTCTCCATTTATTGTAACCATCTCAACGGGTACGTTCGGGTCCAATGGGTCTGGATCAATGTCGTCCGTAAACCCGTCAAAATCGCAGTCTATTTCAAACATACAATCAATTTCATCGTTCCACCATTCTTCCGCATCAAACACCCCATCACCGTCCCAGTCTTGAGTTAAAAATGGAACGTCAGGATCAAGTGGGTCCATATCTTCAAAGTCTTCAATCCCGTCAAAGTCACAGTCAGGGTTTTCAATACATTCTTCAAACTCTTCTTGGTCAAACACAAGATCCCCGTCAGAGTCAATTGTTAGGAAAGGTAGGTCTGGGTCAAAGTCGTCAGGATCTTCAAAGTCCCAAGTTCCATCAAAGTCACAATCTACAAGGTCCTCACAACCAAACTCTTCGCCTCTATCAAACACAAAGTCACCATCTGAGTCTATCGTCCACACAGGAACGTCCGGCTCATAATCGTCAGGATCTTCAAAGTCTCCAGTGCCGTCGTCATCACAGTCTATGTTCCAAACACAGCCTTCCTCTTCACCCCTGTCAAAAACACCATCACCGTCGTTATCTATCGTCCACACTGGGACGTCAGGTTCGTAGTCATCAGGGTCTTCAAGATCACCCGTGCCATCATTGTCACAATCTGGCGTAAGCTCACACCCTTCTTCTTCGCCTTTGTCAAACTCCCCATCACCATCGTTGTCTATAGTCCATACTGGAATATCAGCATCGTGATCGTCTGGATCGTCAAAATCGTCTGTGCCGTCAAAATCGCAGTCAACAAGGTATCGGCATTCTACTATTTCACCAGTTTGCAAGTCTAAGCCATTCTCCTCTTCAGCATCAAAGACACCATCGCCGTCAGTATCTATCGTTAGTACTGGCACGTCGGGATCAGTATCGTCAATATCATGGAAGTCATCTGTGCCGTCGTCATCACAGTCAGTGTCGTCAGCACAGCCTTCTGTTTCTTCTTGATCAAATACTCCGTCCCCATCTGTGTCTACAGTAAGATTAGGTACATCAGGATCTAGATCATCGGTATCCTGAAGATCGCCTGTACCGTCGTCATCACAATCTTCGTCGTCCTCACACCCCTCTGTTTCTTCAGCGTCAAACACACCGTCATTATCTGTGTCCACTGTTAAGACAGGAACATCAGGATCGGTGTCATCAGTGTCTTCCAAGTCACCAGTCCCATCATCGTCGCAGTCTGTATTATCCTCACAGCCTTCAGTCTCTTCAGCGTCAAACACCCCATCACCATCGGTATCCACAGTTAGTACAGGTACGTCTGGATCAGTGTCATCAGGATCAGTAGCGTCACCCGTGCCGTCTCCGTCACAATCAACATTGTTCACACAGCCTTCAGTTTCGGCGCTATCAACAACGCCGTCTCCATCGGTGTCTGCCTCTCCAATTAAAATTGTAACTTCGTTAGACCACCCTGAATAGTAGCTATATGTGTCGTTGTCAGCACGAACATCAAGTCTATAGGTTTGGTTTAATCCACCAGTGTTTTCAAACGAAGAATAAGGAATAGTTATCTCGGTATTCAATGCATCAGCATCGCCCACGTTACCAGTTGAAATACCCCAACCAGCATTAGGGGGAATGTTCCAAGAAATGGCATACCGCTCTGGAGGGACATATCCTGTGTTTGGGGCGTCCCAATCTAAAGTAATTGAATTACCATTGTCTGTTACTGTCAAGTTCATAGGCGGTCCAATTGATGGGGCGACAGTGTAGAGGGTAACATTTCCTGTTTCAAGAGTGTATGTCAGGTCACCCCAGTCTTGGGTATAATCTGGATTTCCCGTACCACCATTAACTGTAGAACCAGAGTCTTCGTCCCAATACCCAGCACGAAGTCGGTAAATTCCAGCCGGATATGTGCCTGTTATTTTCGCACTTACACACTGATTTGCGGTATTGTGGTTTGCGTCATCATCTTCTGTTAAGTATGTATTGTTGTTGTCGTAATCATATAAGAATAAATATGGGTCGGTCCCTGAGTTATTATTCATCTGGCTACACGACTCGTTGGAGTTTCCAAGAATTGTTATTTCAGTTTCTTCGTCTAAAATAAAGTACCAGTCAGAAAGATCTGTAACCTGATAGGTGGCTGCCCATGCGGAGGTAGGGGCAAACCAAGCAGTTAATAAAAGCCAAACAAAACATGCTTTGGCCATTCTTCGAAATAGATTACCACGACGGCGCTTCATCTCGCTCCCAATACACAAGTACACACTACCTCTATTGTACATCGGCCAACACTTGCCTTATTTGAAGGTCATGGTATAATAGATATTATGCCAAGTTACACATATCAATTCATCGAAACAGAAGAGATTATTGAGGTTTATCAGTCGATAAAGGAAGACACTCTAACAGAAATAGAGCATCCAGAGACTGGTAAGAAGATGACCGTTAAAAAGATATTCTCTGCACCTGCAATAAGTGGGTTTACCCCTACGCCTGCAACTGTGGCACCAACGTATAGATCAGATAGGTCTACGGCTTGGAACTCGGCACAGATAGAATAACGCTATTATAGAGGTATGTCGAAAATAACCTTTATGATGGGAACCATGTCCTCTGGGAAAACGACTCATCTGTTGCAGTCACATTTTAATCTAAACCAAGCATTCCCTAATCAGGTTATGCTTATGAACAAGAACGACAGATCCGGCGACTCTGTGTGCACCAACAGAATGGGTGGAATGAGTTTATCGACTGGTGTTTCGGAAGATACGTCGCTTATCGAAGTTGTTACAGAATTTGAAAAGAGCGTAGGAGATGAAGTTCAATATTTATTTTTAGATGAAGTTCAATTCTTTTCACTGGATCAGATAAATGAGCTACCGCACTTAGCAGATTACAAGGGCATTGATGTATTCGCATATGGTCTTTTAACCACATACAAAGGAAACCTATTTCCGGCTAGCGCTAGACTGCTAGAAGTATCTGATCAAATTGTTCACTTACGAAATGGTGTTCGCTGTTGGTGTGGGGCCAGAGCAACACACAATGCGCTCTTTCGGGCTGGTAAAAGAATAAGGAGTGGAGACACAGAAGTCGTGGACAACGATGAAACGCTAATTGACTACCAAGTGATGTGTCGCAAGCACTTTTTAGAGCATATAGGATTTAATTTATAACTTAACCGAAAAAAGTTGTCGATCATCTGTGTCGCTATCAATAACCTCTAACTCCACAGATTCAAAAATCATAGTTACAACTTGTAGCATGTCGTCACGAGTTTCTTCTTCCTCGTCTTCAAGTGGATCATAAAGATCAACCAAAATGTCTACGAACTTGTCAAAAAGTTTTAATTTATTTTCGTCATTTGAACTCATTCTAATATGTTAGCAAACTATTTTATAGAAATCCACTAATTACACTTGACACGTCTGCTCGGACCCGCTACCATAGAAAACATCTGCAAAGATAAACACCTAGATGGAAGGACACTTACATGAGTAACGCAGACGTAGTAATTAAAGGTAATGTCACCGCTGACCCTGAGTTGAAATTTTCCAGCAATGGAAATGCACGACTGGTTTTTTCAGTCGCATCAAATCGCAACTTTCAGGTGAATGGTGAGTGGCAGAAGGAAACTTCATTCTTCAATGTTGTGGCTTGGCGTAAAACCGCTGAAGACGCAGCTGGAGTTATTGAGAAGGGGCTACCTGTTATCGTAACCGGACGCTTAGAACAGCGTTCATGGGAAGATAAAGAAACAGGTGCAAAGCGATCAACTGTTGAAGTTGTAGCCGATGCTGTAGCCGTTAATGTGTATGCAATAGAGGACTTGACTCGTCGCCAATATGATGGCAGTGGATCAAGTAACACTCAATCAAACACATCAAAGGCAACAGTCCCATCTTCAGACCCATTTGAAGACTTCTAATTGTCGATTTGTGATAGCCGGTCCCTTGTAAAGAGGGATCGGCTTACAAATTAATATTGACATTTACTAAAATTAGGAGTAATCTTTTATTATGGATAAAAACGAATGTAAAGCCACCGTTGAACTTTTAAGCGTAACATGGGGACAATCCATTGATGCGTCTTCTCTCACAGTTCGTGCGAAAGGCTTTTGGGAGTATATTAACGACCTCCCTTATGAAGACGTTAAGAACACAATCACACGCTTAGGGCTATCAGGAAAGAAATGGGCACCCAGACCAGGTGAGCTTCGTATCGCTGTATTAGCACAAATGCAAAACGAGGAGTTGCCTCCAGAACCAGAAGAGGCATGGACAGTTTTACAAGCAATTGGTCAGAAGATCTATAGTGGTACATATGACTATGAAAAACCACACCCTGTATTGGCAGAGACAATCAAGCGACTAGGGACAGGGGCAACTGCACTAACAACAAACGCAGATCGTGCTATGTTCATTTCGCTTTACGAGAAAACAAGAGAGGCTTACATTTTGGGAAGGTACGGATATGACTCAACCGATAGATAATGTATTAGCAAGAGTAAACCACAGTCAAGCAGGTAAAAACCAGTGGGACGCAACATGCCCATGCCGTAATGATGACGACAACCCATCTTTACGCATTTCAGTAGGAAACCAAAATCAAGTTCTGATGAAATGTCAGCGTGGTGGCGGTTGTGATATCAATGAGATATGTGCCTCCATTGGACTTGAGATTGGGGATCTGTTTCCAAAAGACACAGAAAAGCCAAAAAAGTCTAAATTAGATTTAGTAGAAACATATAAGTATTTTTACGCAGACAACACACTTGCCCTTGAGGTTCTTAGGTTTGTTGACGAGAAAGGTAAGAAGACCTTTCGTCAGAGAAAACCAGATGGCGCTGGTGGGTACGATTGGTCAACCTCTGATATCGAAAAACCACTATACCGATTACCACAAGTGATGCAAGCGGTTAAAGATGGACGACCAATTTATGTTGTCGAAGGAGAAAAAGACGTACACTCCCTTGAGACGCTAGGAAAAACAGCAACCACAAATGCTGGAGGAGCTGGCGGAGAAGGACAAAAGAAGTGGACGGAAGAACACACTAAAACCCTAGCAGGGGCAAAGGTTGTAATAATCTGTGACAATGACGAAGCAGGATATCTGCATGCCAGATCAGTAAATGCAGATCTTACATCTGCTGGGGCAACCGTTAAAGTGTTCAAACCAAGCACCTACAAAGATATAAGTGATATGCTTGAGGCTGGAGAAACCCTACAAGAAGGATTGATCCCATTTGACACCGAAGATTACGAACCCACGAATGAGTCTAACGAAAACGAAAGTCTCACCAAATTGATCGACTCCCTTCAAAACATTGACTCAAGTCAGCCAGAAGCAGTTGTCATGGGGCGTGCGTCTGCAGCCTTTGATACTTTTGTAACGACAAAAGACAGGCAACACCAAGATAAAGGTGTTCTTGTGGAGTGGAGTCCATTCCTTGAAACAAATGTAGACCTTTCATATGATTGGGTTATACCAAATCTTTTGGAAAGGCAAGAACGTGTGATTGTTGTGGCTGCAGAAGGTGCTGGTAAAACCACACTAGCCAGACAGGTGGCACTAATGGCATCTGCTGGAATTCACCCATTCCGTAGAGACGCAATGGATCCAGTACGCACATTGATGATTGACTTAGAAAATCCTGAACGAATTATTAGGCGTACCTCACTAAGAATCTACGACAAGATTAAATGGCACCAAAAGCACGAGCAGATGGACGCTCATCTAATGATGAAGCCAGATGGAATTAATTTGTTGACTCCTGCTGATAGGGCACTGGTAGAAGAACATGTTGCTTCTGTGGAGCCAGACATTCTTTTCTTTGGACCTCTGTATAAGGCGTTCCTTGATCCGGGTGGAAGAACAGCAGAATCAGTATCTATTGAGATTGCTCGGTTTCTAGACTACATTCGCCACACATACAACTGCGCCTTATGGATTGAGCACCATGCTCCTTTAGGTTCAGGCGGACAAAGAGACTTGCGTCCTTTTGGTTCCGCAGTATGGTCACGATGGTCAGAGTTTGGTTTGGCATTAGCGCCAGATCCCACTGATCCAGAGTTAATTGAGTTTAAACACTATCGTGGGCAACGTGAGGCACGTGAGTGGCCAACCCTTTGTAAGCGAGGAAACACATGGCCATTTGAAGTTGTTGAATTTGCCCAATATCAAAACACAATCAATACAGCTGTCCCAGAGCGAAGCGATGAGGAACTAAACGAGGCTTTAGAAAACGAAGAGTTTGACGATCAGGTAACGCCATGGTAGCAAAACTTGACAGAATGATCAATTTAATATACAATTATACTATCGCTCTCAATACGCAAACACACACTTGAGTAACACGAGGCGGTTGGTTTGCCTCCGACTAATCGGGGGCAAATCTATTTATAAGGAGAAATATGTCTAAAAGAGTATTACTAACAGGTGGGCTGGGATTTATTGGCTCACACACTGTAGAACATTGGCTAAAAAATACGGACTGGGAAATTGTGGTTTTAGATGCCTTACGTTTTTCAGGAAGGATTGAACGACTAACAGACATTGAAGGCTACGATCCTTCACGAGTTAGTGTAGTTTGGCATGACTTAAGAGCGCCACTACATTCACAAGTACAAGACAAGATAGGCAAGATTGACTACATCGTAAACATGGCGTCAGACTCCCATGTGGATAGATCAATTACACACCCTGTTGACTTTGTACAAAATAATGTTAGCCTAGCACTAAACATGCTAGAGTATGCTAGAGAAGCTCAACCTGAAAAGTTTATTCAAGTTTCCACTGATGAAGTTTATGGACCTGCTCCAGCCGGACATAACCACACAGAAGGAGAGCCACATCGACCTTCTAATCCATATTCTGCATCAAAGTCGGCACAAGAAGCAATCGCCTACTCATACTGGAGAACTTTTGACGTACCAATCATAATCACAAACACAATGAACAACTTTGGGGAACGACAACACCCAGAAAAGTATGTTCCAATGGTTATCAAAAAGGTACTATCAGGCGATCTTATAGAAATTCATAGCAAACCAAACAAAGGTTGGGGAACTGATTTAGATCTGCACCGTGACTGGACAATTGGGTCAAGAGTATGGTTACATGCTAGAAACCACGCAGACGCTATTCAGTTTATCTTAGAAAATGTAGATGTAACTGATTATGTAGACAGTAATGAGACTCCAGACATTCAACGATTTAACGTTGCTGGAGAAAAAGAGATCAACAATCTAGAAATAGTAAACATGATTGCAGGTATTATTGGAGAAGAACCCAATTACGAATTGGTTGACTTCCATTCAAGTCGCCCAGGTCACGATTTACGCTATTCACTAGATGGATCAAAACTTGAGGAATACGGGTGGACTGCACCCATATCAGTACAAGAATCTTTTGAACGTACCGTTCAGTGGACAATGAGTCACCCAGAGTGGCTCGTGGAATAAGAGGAGAAACATGAAAACAGTTAATGATCAATTTCCAAACTTTGCACTAACAGGTGTAGACGCAGAAAATAAATTTACAAGAGTGTATAACAACTCAGCAGGAGTATTTGAAGAGGAACCATGGTCCGTATTTTACTTCTACCCGAAGGACTTTACTTTTATTTGCCCAACTGAAATTGCAGAAATGGATCGGTTGATTGACGAAGGCATACAAGTTGTTGGATTTAGTGGAGACAACGAGCATTGCAAGCTCAATTGGAAAAAGACAAACCCAATAATTAAAAACATTCGGCACCCACTTGTTGCTGATACTGGACTCTCTCTTTCATACGAACTAGGAATAGTTGACGAAAAAGAAGGGGTGTGCCTAAGAGCAACATTTATCGTTGATCCAAATAACATGATTAGGTCAGTCACGGTTAACGAGTTGGACACTGGTCGAAACGTAGACGAAGTAATACGAACCGTCAAAGCAATCCAAGCAGGTGGCTTAACAGCATGTTCTTGGAAAGAGGGGGACGATTTCGTCGGCTAACCCTTGACTTTACACACAAACTATGGTAATGTGGTAACATCACAATTAACACAAAAGGAGTGATATGAAATACCATAAAAATACAATATTTTTAGATGTAGACGGCGTTATAAATAGCCTAACGCACCTCTACAACAGGGAAGACACTGTATTCAGTGAACCCACAAATCCCCACATAGCTGGGGCTTACACTATATGGGTGCCTGAGTATATGCATTCCTTGGTGCAAGCAATGGAAAAATCAACTAATCTTTACTGGTTGACCACTTGGAGGGAGAAGGCAAACGAGTTTGTTTCTCCAATACTGGGAACATCTCAGGATATTCCAGTAATCACTGACGGTGGCCCCATGAGATCTGTTGAGTGGAAGTTTCCGGCTTGCCTACCTTTAGCAAAAGCGTTAAAGGCTAATGGCGAAGAAATCTTTTGGATTGAAGATTTTCATGGAATGACTCAAAAAGAGCATGAGGACTACCTAACATACATAGACACGGACACAAAGAGCGAAGGCGTACTATTGCCTCAGCACCTTCCAGAAGCCCTTCTAAGCCACTTAGTGGACGAAGGTGGGTATGATGGTCCTATGCACGTAGAAGCCCCTACAACAGTCAGAACAAGTCGTATGGGCGCTAGAAACTTTTGGATTGAGTAATGTCTCAAGTTCAGGTACTAGATGACGGCTTTGTTCGCCTAGACGCATGTGATGCAACAGACTTAAGTGTTGTTAATGCTGCAAGAGTTAGTTTCGGAATGAAAAGTGAGGAACTTAGCGAAAAAGACAAAGGTTTAATTGGTTTTCTTATGCGAGAAAAGCATGGAACCCCATTTGAACACAACTTTTTTAGGTTTCACATTAAAGCGCCAATTTTCGTAGCAAGGGAATGGTTTAGGCATCGCATTGGTTGGTCATACAACGAGTATTCAGGAAGATACTCTGAAATGCCAAAAGAAGCATATATGCCTTTACCAGAACAAATCCGAACTCAAGTCGGAAAACCAGGCGCATACACGTTTGAACCGATGGAAGATTGGTCAGCACAGATGGCTTTAAAAGCTATTGAAGATGGATACTACGAAGCATTTGATAGATATGACTATCTTCTTTCTATCGGAGTAGCCAAAGAAGTTGCAAGACTTGTAATACCTGTAGGAGGGTATACAGAGTTTTATGCCACAACAAATGCACGAGCGTTAATGAACTTCATAAATTTACGAGGCGACAGCAATGCGCAATGGGAAATACAGCAGTACGCTAACGAATTAGAAAACGTATTTGAAAGGCAAATGCCAGTAACACACGGGCACTTCGCAGAGAATGGATACGTTGCACCATAGCCCTGTTCGTCTAGAGGCCTAGGACGCCACCCTCTCAAGGTGGTAGCACGGGTTCAAATCCCGTACAGGGTACTAAAACATAAGATAAAGTTTTATAAAAACTTGACAAACATAGAAAAGTATGCTAATGTGGCATACAGGAGGTGAATTATATGAACAAATCACTAAATTACAAATTATATTACAACGAAAAATACACAGGGGCAAAACATGCCTTTGACACAACACGCAAAAGCAAAAGCATTGCAGAAGCGTTAGGTGAGGACAACGTGGTAGACCATACTGCGTACATATCTACTTACGACTGGTTAGAGCTTGCTAATCATTGGATTGCTCGCTCAATATCGCCCAGATACTATCGTGCCCTTCAAACAGGGGACAGCCCACTAAGTTCAAGCAATGGATTTTCTTGGGACAAAGGTATTTGGGAGATGGCGTTAAACTCAACGGCTGGCGTTATGGCAGCGGTTGAATCTGCTTTAGCCTACAAAGTAGCAGGAAGCCTATCTTCAGGACTGCATCACGCAGACACTGAAGGAGGAATGGGCTTCTGTACAGTCAATGGCCTTGCTGTGGCAGCAAACTGGATACTCAACGGGGTATTCCAAGTTGATAACGGCTTCGACAGCAAACTCAATGTCAATCATGTTACAATACTTGACTTTGACGCACACAATGGTGGTGGAACAGTACACTCGCTTAGAGCGTTAGAAATAGATGACAGAGTAGATCAATACGATCTATCTACAAACACTTTTGACTCATACCGAGAAGACGACAACCACACAATTGCCATCGCAAACAATGACGATGAATACCTAAACACAGTGGCCGTAATTTTGGAAACAATGAATCAAGATACTGACATCGTGTTGTACAATGCAGGCACAGATCCATACCCAGAAATATCACACGAGGCTCTAGCAGAAAGAGACAAACTCGTATTTGATTACTGTGTACAGAATGACATACCATGTGCATTCGTACTAGCAGGAGGGTACACTTGGGGACAAGAAATGGATAGCCTTGTTCAAAGTCACGTAAACACTATCTATGCCGCAGAAGACGCATTAGTAGTAGAAAGGGTCTAATATGGGAATGCTAGAAAAAGTCGTTCACGGCTTAGAAGAAAGCAACCCAGATGCACTACTGGCTGATAACATTGAAGATGCTTTAGTGGGAATAGCAATAATACATATCGATGGGGAACGACGACATTTGGCAGCTTACTCAATGCAAAAAGTAATTGAAGTATTTATGCGAGATAGAGGACTTTCTTACGAAGACGCCTATGAGTTGGCAACCGTTGACACCATGAGCGCCTATGTTGGGGATCATACCCCAATCTACATAGATGAACTAAGAGAAATAAACGTCCCCATCGAATTATTGCCACCGGAAGAAATGTATGAACTTTAAATTTTGGAAAGAGTGGGCCGTAGTTGATACTGATCTGAAAACCATTGTTTACAGAGGAAAGCGAGACGACTGTCTCTACATTATTGAATACACACCCTCAAGACACAGGTTCTTAAAAACAATGCCACTACATGAAGCAGAGGAGTTGCTAGAAACATGGAACAATTAGAGTTAATAGAAACATCACAAAGTGTAATTGAACTAAAGTCTAAGGTTCCCCATGACGAGTATACTGAAAAGTTGGCTGAGTTTTTTGACTTTCGCTTTGAGGGAGAAGTGGTTAGTGAAATCAAAACACTACCAAAACTACCAGAAACTTTCGGAATTGGAGCAATTATTGGTCCAAGTGGTAGTGGTAAGTCCACACTTTTGAAATCCCTAAACGAAAACTCTAATCTGAACAAGCCTGAATGGGATAGTACAAAGTCAGTTATTGCTCACTTTGATACCCCAGAAGAAGGCATAGATAAGTTTGCAGCTGTAGGATTTAATTCAATACCACAAATGACTCTACCTTATGACAAACTCTCAAACGGAGAGCAGTTTCGTTGTGATCTAGCACGGCAACTAAAAGATAACGCACTAATAGACGAATACACGTCAGTAGTAAACCGAGATGTTGCTTATTCCACATCAAACGCATTTAAAAGATATGTCACTAAAAACGACTTACAAGGAATCGTGGTAGCATCATGCCATTACGACATCTTAGAATGGTTACGACCAGACTGGGTATTTGATACTTTCACAGGTAACTTCTACTCAGGGAGGTATCTTCGGCGACCATCAATACAAATTGACATATACCGAACAACTCATCACTTCTGGGACACTTTTAAAAAGCATCACTATCTAAGCACAAGCCTAAACAAAGCATCACATTGTTATGTGGGCATATGGCAAGATAATCTTGTAGCCTTCGGATCAGTTTTACGTTACCCAAGTGGAACAGTTAAAAACGGCTGGAGAGCGCACAGGACAGTAGTACTGCCAGACTTTCAAGGACTAGGCATAGGAAACCGCTTCTCAGACGCAATAGGGCAACACTACGTAGACGAAGGCGGAAGATACTTCTCTAGGACAGCGCACCCAAGCATGGGTAACTATAGAGAGCGATCAGAACTATGGAGAGCTACTAGTAAAAACAGAAAGTTACGAAAAGACATAAAACACGAAAACGTTTGGAAGAATCACTACGCAGACAACACTCGAATATGTTGGTCACACGAATATACAGGATTGACAAAATTAGAAGAATCGAATAAACTAAAATCATGAAACAAACGCTTAAACTTGCAAGTATATGCTCAGGATATGGAGGTCTAGACTTATCAGTCGAACGCCACTTCAAAAACAAAGGCTTTGACGTAGAGACAGTTTGGTTTGTGGAAAAAGACAAAAAATGCAGTCAAATTTTAAGCCATCATTGGCCAGATGTCCCCAACTATGGAGATGTCAAAACTGTGGATTGGGAAACAGTTTCTCAACCAGATATAATGGTAGCGGGCTACCCGTGCCAGCCGTTCTCAGTTGCCGGGAACAGATTAGGAGAAAAAGATGAAAGATCAATCTTTGAATACATCGCCGAAGGCATATCTACACTCAGACCAAAATGGGTCATCTTGGAGAATGTACAAGGACACCTCTCTTTGGGAGGAGCAAACGTCACTTCAGAAGTTGCCCGCCTGGGGTACAGTCTCCGGTACGGAATTGTACGAGCAAGTGATGCCGGAGCTCCTCACAGACGTGCGAGATGGTTCTGCATTGCTACCGACTCCAGTTGTGAACGATATGGGTCGGGGGAAGACGATACAGAAGTGGGACGAGTTGCTGGCGAAGTGGAAAGCGAAGCACAACAACAACGGACATGGCAAAAGCCTGTCCATAGAGTTCCAAAAGATTATGGAGAATACGCAACAGCAATTGAGAGGTGGGAACGAATCACAAGACCTGCCCCAGACGAACTCTTCGACGACGACGGAGCACACTCCCTCTTTGTAGAATGGATGATGGGACTGCCAGAAGGTTGGGTAACCGGACACGGACTAACCAGAAGTGCAGAACTAAAAATGCTCGGCAATGGAGTAGTCGTACAACAAGGCGAACTTGCGTTAAAACTACTAGACAATTAAAACAAAGGTAACGACATGAGAATACTAATAGCATGCGAATATTCAGCGACAGTAAGAGAAGCCTTCGCCAAAAAGGGTCACGACGTAATGAGTTGCGATATTGAACCCACAGATGTTCCAGGACCACACTACCAAGGTGACATTTTCGACGTCCTATACCAAGACTGGGACATGATGATCGCACACCCACCATGCACTTACCTCAGTAACGCTGGGGCACGCTTTCTTTACCCAGGTGGAAAAGAAAATGGCATGAATATGGAACGATACGAAAAAGGAATGGAAGCAAGAGAATTCTTCATGAAACTCTATGATGCTAATCACATACCCAAAATCTGTGTAGAGAACCCAATAAGTAGCAAGGTATTTGAACTACCCACCCACACACAGACAATACAACCATACGAATATGGACACCCATTCAAAAAAGCGACACGCCTATGGCTAAAAGGGCTACCGCCACTAGAACCTACAAATATAGTAGACACATCGCAAAGCACAAAAGTTCCTGGAAACTGGTTTAACAAGGGTGGAAAAGAACGACAGAAAAACAGAAGTAAGTTTTTTGACGGATTTGCAGATGCCATGGCAGAGCAATGGGGATAACGCTCCCATCAAAGCAGTACGAAGTTGTTTATGCGGATCCCCCTTGGAAGTACAAGGAGAACTGGGGCAACGGAGCTGCTGAGTGGACATATCCTACAATGACTAACGAAGACATTATAAACATGCCAGTAAAAGAAATCCTCGCAGACCAAGCCCACCTATATTTATGGGTAACAAACCCATTTATTAAAACAGGTCTAGAAGTATGTGAAGAATGGGGATTTGAGTACAAAACACTCCTAACATGGATAAAGACATACAAAGATGGAACACCAGAGATGGGAATGGGGTACTACTTTAGAGGTTGCACCGAACATATCATCTTTGGAGTTAAAGGCAAGAAGAAAATCTTAAACAAAACAACTAAAAACATGTTTCAAGAGATCAATCCTAGAAAGCATAGCCAAAAACCTGCAAGTACACGAGATATGATTGTAGAATGCTCAGGCGATGTACCACGAATAGAACTCTTTGCTAGACAAACAGTAGACGGCTGGGACAGTTGGGGTAACGAAGTATGAAAACTCTAACCCTAGACAATGATAAACTTGCACTAAAGACTCCCTACGACAAAGACGAAGTAGAAGCACTAAAACACAGTTTCCCACAAGCACGTTGGGATCGCTTAAATAAAGTGTGGACACTCCCAATTACCAACCTACCGAAAGCAATTGAATTTGCAGAAGCGTGGGGAATAACAGTAGCTGACGACCTGATGCGTTTACAACTTCCAGATCACCCCATCGGACGAACTTCCATAAGACTCAAAAACGGAAAACTCAAAATACGGCTTCCTTACGAGCCGGTACAAGTTACCGCCCTCAAGACAATTCCCGGAATACAGTGGGATCCAAACAAAAGTGAATGGTCTGCACCCTACAAAACAGTCCACGACTTAATGCAATGGGCGGCCAACTTTGACATACCAGTCCCAGAGGGCATAAAAGAGCAGGCAGAAATAGAACTACGGCAAGCACAACACTCCCAAGACCTAGCAAACGCCGAAACAGCCAATATAACCGTACCAAACCTACAATTAGAACTTTACCCCTACCAAAAAGCAGGAGTAGCGTACGCAACAGAAAAACAACGATGCTTTATCGCTGACGAAATGGGTTTAGGTAAATCACTACAAGCCTTAGCCGTAACAGAATACACAGATCAATATCCAGCGTTAATCATCTGTCCATCAAGCCTCACCGAAGATTGGAACACAAAAATCAAAGAGGCATTGCCAAATCGCACAACTCAAACCATACAGGGACGCAAAACCCCCAATATGACTGAAACCGATTACACCATAATTGGCTACCCAAACATACATGCACAAAAACCTCACTTAAATCAACAAAACTACAATACGTTGATACTCGACGAGTCACACTACTGCAAAAACAGAACCGCCCAAAGAACGAAGGCTGCAAAAAACTTAGCCAAGAATATACCACCAACAGGAAACGTATTACTCCTAACAGGGACACCGATCACCAACAGGCCATCAGAATATGCGCCACAACTTGAAATAATTCAAAAAATAGACGAATTTGGCGGATTATGGAACTTTTACAAACGCTACTGTGATGCCTACAAAGATCAGTGGGGGCATTGGCAGATCTACGGGTCAAGTAACTTAAAAGAACTCCATAACAAGCTCAAAACCCATTGTTACATACGAAGGGAAAAGCAAGACGTCCTACCAGACCTTCCACCAATCACCTACAGCACGATAACCACTCAAATGGCACCAAAGTACCGCAAAGAGTACAATCACGCCCTACAGGACCTGCAAGATTGGTACATGCAACAACAAGAACAACTCGCAGAACAAAACGGCGGAAACCCAACAGCAGCAGGGATCAGAGCGCACTATGCAGCCCAAAACTACGAAACCTTGATCCAACTTACCGCTCTTCGACAAATTACCGCCAAAGCGAAACTCACCCACGCCATTGAATGGGTACAAAACGCAAATGATCAGGGACACAAGATAGTCATAGCAGCCCACCACCGAGACATAGTACAATCTCTCTCGGCAGAACTCAACTCCCCAATGATAATTGGAGGACAAACCCCCCAAAAGACTGAAACCGCAAAACACGAATTTATGACTAATACAAACTGCATGAATATCGTTATAAGTATAACTGCAGCAGCACACGGACACACCCTAACAGCAGCAAGCAACATGCTTATACTAGAAGCGCCTTGGACACCAGCTCAGTACCATCAAACAACGGCTAGAATCCACAGGATCGGACAAGATGACAACGTTACAATCCATAACCTCATCATACCTAATACCATAGATCAACATATCTACAACACACTAGACAAGAAAACCCAGAACACCCAACCAGCCATAACGAATAGTACAATCCAAAAGATACTGGAAAGTACAATTTGAGTCAGTTCGCTGAAAAATGTGTCACGTTACCTCCCGGTACAGAAGTTCGTCGCCGAAAAGTTCCGAACAAGTCCCGACCTTGTGAAAAATTTCACTAAGTTTCGAGCTAAGTTACCCGGCAGTAACTTAAAAATGACAAGTTACCCGGGAGTAACTTATGAAAAATGACGAAAACTTAAGTTACCAGGAAGTAACTTACGAAAACTTAAGTTACCCGGCAGTAACTTATCAAAATTTACGAAGTTACCCGGCAGTAACTTATCGAAGCTCGAACGCCCAGGGGTGATTCCTCCCCTTGCCAGTGGGGAGGAACTTTTGGTGTTACTTCTTCGGAGGGATTGCACCTCTTAAGATTATGAACCAAACTGTGCAGAACCCTATTGGTCCTACTAGTGCGAATAATGTATCCACTTTGTTTCTCTTTCTATGTGATTGTGACTTTCACAACCTCACACCTTCCAGGATAACTGCTAAAAACAGAAATACCAACCTCTAAAAAAGAAATTTCTAATATTTAAATTTCTTCTATTTGAGGTTGCAAATTAGACATTTATCAGATACTCGACCTGTTAGATTTTGAGCAGCTTTTGAGTAGCAGTAAAAAACAGAAATACCAACCTCAAAACCTAAAAAAAGAAATATCAAGATTTCTTTTTTTAGAGGTTGGTATTCGCCTGGTGAATCTGTATCCTGGTATATGTGAGGTTGAAAGTCAACTCCACAGAAAGGAATAAGTGAGACACTTATTAACGTTTACTAGAATGATCGCACAAGAGATCAGACTAGTAATCACAAAGGTGCTAGATCTTCTAGCAACTCCATATTGGAGAGTTTACAACAAACTACACAATAGGAGGTACAGAAGAGAAAACCCCGAAAGGTTTGATCGACTAACTGGCGAGATGTTAGTTTTTGATCCTAGATCAGAAACATACAAAAGACTAGAGGAACTAGTCTAATCGCAGAGGAGGCGCCCCTCGCAAGAGGGGCAACTCTTCACTACATAGAACACCTAGACAACCCTAGAGCGTTCAGAGTCCCCTAGAGGGCTAGAATACCTCTCTGAAATATAGAGGGGGGAGGGGAACCTGGGCGCTTTTATCTAACTTTGTGAAAACTTTCACAAACTTACTTTGTGAAAACTTTCACAAACTTTTGTTAAGTTTGCTTAACTTTGTTCGTGAAGTTCGCCTAACTCGATAAGTTAAGTTTGCTTAACTTTGTTAGTTAAGTTCGCCTAACTTTTTCTGTTAAGTTTGCCTAACATAAAATGTTAAGTTTGCTTAACATAAAATGTTAAGTCAGCCTAACAAAAAATGTTAGCTTAGCCTAACATCAAATGTTAGCTTAGCCTAACATCGAATGTGAGGCATGCCTAACACCCAAATTTCGCCAGTTTCGCCTAAGCGCTGGAATCCTACGGTCAAGCTTTTTAGGATTTTTTGAAAAAAAAATTGAAAAAAATTTGAAAAAAAAATTGAAAACATTTAACATTCAACACACAAAGGAACCTTATACCTAGTAAAGAACTAAAACAATTACCAAACCAAACCACATATACCCAGTGCCACAGTAGACCAACATCACTAACATGACACGTTGGAACTACGCAACAGTACCTAAACTGATACTAAATGATCACTACTCCAACTCAACTAAGTTAAAAAAACATTGAGGAACTGCACCCGAAGTAAGCAACTCGCTAGCTTTCTCCCAGAAAACTAGGGGATTACACTCATCAACCATGTACATAACTGCAATCAAACGTTCCATTATATCCATGAACATACTGTATCGCAACCCTTTCCCCAAAAATCCTCCAATTCCTGCTACAATAGTTCAACAAATACTTGACACTTCAAACGGGACTATATAAGATAGATAAACATGAACGAAAACAACGACGACCACGCTACAGAAGCTTCGCCAGTTACTGCGCCTAGACTGTCACGCTATACTTGTCATAAGTGTGATGTATCACTAGAGGCACTAACAGAGTCTGATGTTTGGTGTGGAAAAGGACATCGCATGGAGAGGATAGGCTAAAGTGGCTAGAAGAAACGCATCGTTTGGAGCAGGAACTATCAGCAAAACCCAGCGTAAACGCAAAGGGATACACGCAAAGAGTAAGCACTCCAAACTCAAAGGTTCCAAGAACTATAAGAAAAAGTACAGAGGACAGGGAAGATAGTTAGGCCCGAACAAACGTTCGCCAATGTTAAGCACGCCTAACATTTGATGTTAGCTTAACCTAACACATCGAACAAACGTTCGCCACATACCGAACAAATGTTCGCCCATGTTCGTCACATTTTTGCTCGTTTTGCGAAGCCACCCGAATCCTACGGTCAACCTACGGTCAGCATAAAACAGAAAAACCCCACACCCGAAAGAAAAAGAAAAGGTGTGGGGTTAGACTGGAAAGAAAGGTACTTTTAAGGTAGCACCAACCTCTGTCCTATTTGAAGATATGAACCTCCATTGAGTTCGCTTGCTTGATAGACTGCGTGTCCAGTATGACCTTCGCAGTGTTCATTTATTATGTCCCAGAGAGTGTCGCCACTTTCAACTGTCACTTCACCGGATTGGCACTTGTAGTCAATTGCGTCATTTGCGCCCTTGACTATCCCTATTCCCAGTCCAGCAGTGATAGCAATTGCGCCTATCCCTCCAAGAGCTTTTTTAGTTAATGTGTTCATAGGTATAACCTTAACACACTCCATGTCACATTGCAACACTTCTCAACAAAAAATAAAAAAATAATTTCTTAGGTAAAAGGTTGCGTTCATGTTGCAACTCTGCTAACATGGTATTCATGAGTTACAGATACGACATAAAACACGACTGGTACACTGATAAGTGGAACGTCGTTGATACTCGTAACAGAGACTGCACAGTCTCCACACATAGTTCTAGGGAAGAAGCACTAGCCGAAGCGCTAAAAAAGGATAGTTCTTCTTAACTAAGGGGGATGCTGAGGCTACCCCCCTAAATCTTAGCCCCACTTCTGGTTTCACTCATTTCCCAGAGGTGGGGCTTTCTTCGTGTACCCCCAACATTCACCCAAAGCTCAACACGAACATATGTTCGCATCGAGGTCAGGTCAGGCCGAGCAGGTCGAGAGGCCGATGTGTCCCGATTACATCGGGGCTTTATCAGACCTAAGCTTAGCTCGAAGCTTAGCTTGACCAGCTCGAAGCTTAGCTGGATGCAGGAAAAGTTTGCCAAAAGGTTGCATTTTGAATCGTTTTGCGCTAAACTTCAGCAAACCCTACGGTCAGCCTACGGTCAAACCTGGGAAAAATCAACAAAAGCCAACGAAAAGTTGCAATTTTGTCCAGCTTTGCAGCAGCTTAGCAGCAGCTTAACCAGCTTAGCAGCAGCTCGGATGCAGCGATTCGAGGTCAACCTCGTGAAGTCCCGACTATATCGGGACGATATGACCTCACTTATTGGCCATCTCGCACTTGCATCCATATAAGCTCGCATACCAGGAAGAAACCCCAGACTAGGGAAATGAGTAAAACCTAGTCTGGGGTTATGAACTTTAGTGTCCTAAAACATTTAGGACTGCTAAAGTTAGAAATAGGATTCCGAACATCCAATACATCGGAACCATTTCTTTTGAATACCAACTCATCTTTATCTCCCTTCGTTGATACTTCATCTTATCAAACTCACAACTAATTGCAACCTTTAATTAAAATTATTTATTATTTATTACCACTCACGCCAACTTCTGCCCCAACGTGGAGATGTTGATCGTAAGTAGGTTGCGAGTTCAGGGTACTTCTCTTCTATAGCGCTAGGCAAGTAAACGTGCACTAGCAGATCAAGCGTCCTAACGAACCTACAGGGAGAACCAAACCAAAACCTACTTCGTGGTTTCATTTCGTTCTTGATGTAGGCACGAACCCTATTGTGATCTATGTCCCAATAATCAACGCCAACTTTATCTGCGAAGATTCGTAGTCCTATGTAGTAGTTGTTCATATGTATGAGTATAGGTTGTCTACAACTATATTGCAAGTTTTATCTAAGAAATTGTTTGATATTATTAGCTCCACCTAACATGCCCGAATGTTAGGCTTGCTTAACATTGAGTGTAAGTTTAACATAACACAGGTCAGGTCAGGTCAGGTCGAGCAGCAACAGGCCAAATCGAGGTCAAGATGTCCCGAATATATCGGGACTAATCGAGAGCTTAGCAGCTTAGCAGCAGCTCGAAGCTTAGCTCGATCCCAGCTCAGCCGAAGCTGGAAAACCCTACGGTCAGCCTTTTTTTGCTAAAATGTTGCAAAACGAAAGGCTTTGTGATATAATGGAATCAACTTTTGCCCATCCTAGCACAAACTTTGGCGAAGACCATCCCAAATCCAGCTCGACGCAGCAACTTTGATCGACTCGACTCAGTGAGTCCCGACTATAACGGGGGTCTACTAGGTCGATTTGACCAGCTTTGGCCCTTATCGCCACATCCCGTATACCAGGAAGAGATCCCAAATTAGATAAGGAAATAAAACTAATTTGGGATCAACTCCGTAAATTTATTGTGTCACTCACTTCTTGAGTGTGAGGGATTTATGTTGCCACGATCCCTACTCGCCGAATCTGATTCAGATGGTTTAGTTACGCTTAAGCCTGAACTGTGTCGAGCCATGCCTGCGCTTCCTCGTGCGTCTTAAACCCCATTAGGATTTTTGACGCTTCTGGATAAAGCGCGTGGAAGGCTGATGGTTCATTGCTCTCAGGTCCCCATAGCCGAAGCCATCGAGCACTGTAGCGAACTACGCCTGTCTCTATATGATCACCCCATTTCCACTCATGTATCCAGGTTATCACGAAATTTCGCAAAACCACCCGGTTTTTTAAAAAAATTTAAATTTGCCACATTATGGGAAATGAGAATGATTCTCAAAAGTTTGTGAAATGTTTCACTAAGTGACCGAACATTTGTTCCCCCGAACACTTGTTCCCCCCGAACATATGTTCCCCGAACACTTGTTCGTGTTAAGCATGCCTAACATTGAGTGTTAGCTTAACATAACAAAATAAAAAAAATAAAAAAATTTCAAGAAAAGGTTGTTTTTTTTGAAAGGCTGCACAAAAAATCGACAGGTCAAAATCGACCTCAGCGTGTCCCGAATATATCGGGGGTCTACCAGGTCGCTGGAAACGCTACGGTCAAGCTACGGCCAAGCTTTCGAGCTGAAAAGGTTGCGAAAGCAAAAAACTTCTGCTAAAATGAAAAGAAATCTTCAAAAGTTTAGCGAAAGCCTGGGGAAAAACAACCAAAAGCGGCAAAAAGTTGAAAAAAAGCAGCTTCGCAGCGCAGCTTCGGGTCATCCAGCAGCCACATCCCGCATAAGTCCCGACTATATCGGGGGCCTCTAAGGTCCACGTATCCTGGATCGGATCATCCTTTTCACGAGCTTCACTCAGTGTGTTCATGTGACTACTTTTTAGTCTGGATCCCGATTTCACTCAGCGTGTTCATATGACTACTTTTTATTCTGGATCCAGAATCGTATTCATGGGATTTCCCACAATGTGGTTAATTTTGAAACTTTGGTAAAAAAGTTTCGAATGTCACAGGCATTAGATAGATTGAATACATGGAAAAGAAACAAGGGAAGGAAGGTGAAAAAATGAGAACTCTTGAGAACGGAGCAACCGCTCTTGTGTGGAGTGTGCAACACAATGCTGAAGGCAGTGGGTATCGCAACTACACAGGCGTTGTTCTGGCTCATGCGCCCCATCTGATGGATCCATATGCAACATGGACTGTCGCTTCAGATGATGGGATCACGTTCTGGTGTAATGCAGGGCATTACTACTCCAGTCGTGAAGATGCACATCAAGACTTCGTAGTGCGTGCCACTAACGAAACAGACTTGATGTCTCACGCAGTAGCCTAAAGCGAGTCAGACTCGGAGCCTGATGGGGGCTTGGCAACAGAACCCCATCACCCCAACAACTTGATAAGGAAGGAAAAAGATCCCCCACTCCCTAAGGTGGGGGATTTTTATTTACCCCAGATCCAGATCCAGATCCAGATCCAGATCCGAGCCTGATCCTGATCCGAGTCAGATCCAGATCCAGATCCAGATTGGAGTCAGATCCAGATCCAGATCCATCCCCGAAACTCTTTCAAACTGGGCAACTTTGGAAATCGCTACGGTCAAGCTCCGGTCAAACTTTTTGCATCCTTCTGATCCGCCCTCGATCCAACCCTGCAACCTGGAATACCCCCGATTATATCGGGACTTTCTGAGAAGTCGAGGGTCTAAAGCTGCATCCGAGCTGCATCCGAGCTGGAGCTTAGCTACTGCGTGAGTCCCGTTATATTCGGGACTATACGATAGGTTTTGACCTGACCTGACCTGCTGCTCGACCTGACCTGACCTGATGACCATCCCCCGAACTAAGTTACTCAGTGGTAACTTGTGTTAGGCACGCTTAACACTAAATGTTAGGTGAACTTAACATATGTTAGGTATGCTTAACATTCAATGTTAGGCACGCTTAACATACTCCCCGAATAATGTTAGCTTCACCTAACACTCAATGTTAGGGCTACTTAACGAAATAAATAATCTAAAGAATTCATCAAAAACACCCGGAGTGTCACACATAGATGATAGATTGAACTTATGAGTAGTTTGGAGGTGAAAGAAAATATGAGTCATGTACTTCTGATTGAAGGCGCTGATGGCGATTTAGTTGATGCACATACAGTGTGTAGCGACAGTTGTCACCGGAGCCTAGCAGTAGAGTTAGACGTGCCCTATGGAGGGTGGTTCGGTTGTATCGAACTGGAGTTTAACGACTACTGTCAGTCTTGTGGGACGCTGATTCATGGGGTTGAAGGACCCCATGAGTTCCATAACACTGTATGTGAAGATACCACTTGTGAACTTTGTTCTGATGAACGTAAGTTGCAACTGGAACTCGCTACAGTTTAAGGCTTCAATCCAATCCTGAATAAGATTCGGACTCACACCCCTAGAGTTGGCACCAGAATAGGGGCAACACAAACAACAACACATTCAACGAAACATTGAAATACAACTAAACAACTCATGGATATTCCCCGATTTACTTAGGTGAGTCGGGGAACTTTCCTGGAATCCGAGAAAGCTCGGAATTGCTACGGTCAAGTTATTCTGGTCAAACTGCAGCCAATCATCCGAACTCAAGCAGCCAATCGATTCGAACTCAAAAAGCCCCGTATATATCGGGACTAAATAAGAAGCTGAATGAAATCGTGAGCTTAGCTGCTGCTGCGAGCTGAGCTTAGCCGCTAAAAAGTGACGAAAAGTGACGAAAGTGACGAAAAGTTCGAAACTTTTTTACCATCCTATCAAAAGTTTTTGAAAATTGCAACTTTTTGCCGAAAAACCAGGGAGCTTAGCCGCTGAATCAGCCGCTACACGCTGCAAATCGAAGTCGATTCAGCAGGTAAGTCCCGTAATAATCGGGACATATTAAGGTTGGCCTGACCTGACCTGCCATCCCAGCAGCCATCCAAGTGTTAGGTATGCTTAACACGAAATGTTAGGTACGCTTAACATTAGAACCGAACAAGTGTTCGTTTATGTCATTTATGTTACAGAAAAAGAAATTTAAGAAAATCTTGCGTAAAACTTGCAATTGTCACACCCACCACCTAAGATGGTGTTTACATAGATGAGGCACCTGCCAAGTAGGTGAAGAGTCTGGGTAAGAGTCCCAGAAGGTGCCACATTGTAAACACCTATAGGAAAGAAAAACATATGCTTACACGTATGCATTTCGACACTGTAGCGAATAGCTTAAGGCTTAGGCTTGAAGCACTTATTGACAACCTCAATAGAGCGCCTCAAATCCACATGGAAGCCGTTAAGGTATGGCACGCAATCGCTTGCGATATGCGCACCATGTTCGCTGGAAGTAACCCTAGATTTGATGAAGAAAAGTTTAACGACGCTTCTGGAATCACTTCAGTGGAATACTTTCTCCCCAGTGTCAAAACCGACTAAGAGTCGGAGTCCGGCGGAACTCGGCAACAGAATCCGCCCAAATAAATAGCCAACCTAAACAAATACTCCGCTGAAAGGGCGGGGTATTTGCCTGGAATCGAGAAAGTTCGAAAACCCTACGGTCAAGCTACGGTCAAGCTTTTGAGCTGGTCGGCAGGTCAAAACTCAAGTCGATCCCAATCAGTCCCGAATATAACTGGACTATCTAACCGTTCTTTTGTTTAATTCGAGCTTAAGGACCACCCAGGCAAAGGTTCCCGACTTGTCTGACGGGAACCTTTTTTAATCCGGTATTTAGTTTGGAACCTTATCGCTTTTTGGGCGGTATACAACTTTTCAGTATGTAAAACCACACCATAGCAAATCCTACTGGACCTACTAGAGCAAATACAATTTCCATGTATTTCTTTCTGAGTGATTAAGTACTTCTTAACCTCTCACCTTCAATACTAGGTGCAAATATCATAAATTGCAACCTTAAAACAAAAAAAATAAAAAATAACCCCTGATCCGAAGATCAAGGGCTACTTTTGTTATTAGTTTTAGCCTATTCCTGCGAACTTATTAAATTCAGCCTCTTCAGCGATTGTTAGTTCTCTAGGTTGTTGGTTGTGGATTTCTAACCCCCACATTGTTCGGTGCATATGCTCAATCTCTTTAGCCTGTCTGTAGTCTTTACAAAACAGTTGTAGTATTTGACAATCAGTTTGATCGCCAGTTGGAGATTGAAACCATAAGTGTAGAGCATTATCTCTTACTTCGGTTCCGCATAAAGCTCCCTTTGTTGTTATTGTTGGTTCTATCATGTATTCCCATCTAATCCGTTAGTACTTCTAACTTCATAACTTAATCGTATCATGACCCGAAACAGATTGCAACCCCAATAGCAAAAAATTATCTAAAATAATTCTTGCTTTTGTCACACACCTATGTTAAGGTAATAAACATGATAAACAAACTAAAAGACAACGGACATAAGTGGAAGGCACTTGATGGAGATGTTCGGTGTGTTGTGTGTGATGCACGGCCATCGGGAGCATCTGCCAAAAAGTTGTGCATACGCTTTGATCTGGAGAGAATGCAAGGCTCTAAAATATGATTACAATTCTAGTCACATTTGGAGTTGGAGTGATAGTTGGAATACTTATCGCAACTTACTTAGAGCATGGGGCAATACTTTTGCCCGATGACGAGTAGCAAACTCTACGGTCAGACTATTTCGCAAAAAGATTGAGTGTCCTGACGGGTACATAAGGACCAACGGCAGTTGGCGGTATTGTTGGGGTGTGGTAGGAATACTGCACTAAAGCGACACACTCTAGGGAATCGAGCCTACTTTCGGGGACAGATAGCAATATGTCCAGTCCGATAGGGCTAGCCGTACCAAGCGGTTGAGTACTCCTTAATCCCTAACCCCACCTTCGTGCTGAGGGTGGGGTATTCTTTTACCCCACCCCCTACGGTCAGCACTACCGTCGGTTGTAGCGCCTTCGGTTAAACGCCCGACATGTACGGCAGTTAGTCGCCAACTTCTCTTCGCCCTGATAGACGTAAGTGAATTGCTCCACTTTCAACCATTGACGACAAGTGCGACATATGTACATCTCGCCCTTCGCAGCTCGTTTAATGGCTTCAAGATCAGTGTGGTCGTGGTTGTCTTCCATGACACTGGCACGATCCATTCTTGCCTTTAACTTAGTCGCTTGAAAACGATCTTTCATAATTCACCTCCTTAGGTAATTTGTCTTACACTACATATAGGCACCAAAGTCGTAAAAAGCGGACATAAAAATAAAAATAATTTATTTTGCTTAAAGGGTTGCATTCGGGCCACAAAGATGCTACGCTGGTAATTACCAAGTTGGAAGTACCAATTTGGCTCAAGTCGGAAGTACTGACTTGATTAAGGAGATATTCGATGCAAAGAGAATTGAACTGCAAATGTGTTAGATGTGACAAATTGTACACAACTAGCAAACTAGCAGGAATAGATCGCAAAGGTTTCTGCATTAACTGTTGGCAACACCAACGAAATATATGGAGACTCGTAAGATCAACATAAACATAAACTAAAACATAAAGTTTCGTGAAGAAGTTTTCTCATTTTCCTTCTTCATGAAACATTCCCAAAAAGACCCACACTTTTTCATTTTCTTTCGAGTGTGGGTCTTTTTCTGTCCAGCTACATAATACAAAATCAAAAAAATACTAAGAGTTGTATTTATATCGGGACTTTCTTACTTACCCTTCCTTCTATTACACCTCTATGGTGTCCCTATGGTGTCCCTACCCAGGCAGAAGGGGAGCCGAAGCCCCCCTCCAAATTAAGACGCTTTTTTAGCGTTGAGTTTTTTGAAGTAAGGAGTGACATCATCAACCACTTTTTCACCGTAGTGAATTTCAGTGGCGATTACCATGTCTCCACAGTCCCTTATTTCTTGGGCTTTTTCTTCGAGCTCATATTCACATACGATTTCCGAAGTGCCTTCGTTATAAGCAATTAATAAGAATTCTCTCATTGTTTTCTTTCTATCTGATTGAGACTCTCTCAACCCGATAACTTAACTCTAACAGGGTTTGAGAAAAAACACAACCTTTTTTCAAAAAAAAATAAAATAATTTTTTCCTCTATTTTGTTAGGTATGCTTAACATCAAATGTTAGCTACGCCTAACACTTTTACTGGTCGAGTGGCCTGAAATTGAAAAATCAAGCTGACTTTGTGAAACTTTTCACAAACTATCGAGGAGTTTGTCGATATTTGGCCTCAAAAAGTCCCGATTATATCGGGGGCCTCTGAGGTCGAAAACTCTACGGTCAGCTCACGGTCAGCTTGCCCGCCCACCCGTAAAGTCCCGTATATATCGGGGCTTAAAGACCTCGAAACTCGAACGGCCACTCAAAAGCTCGTATACCAGGCGAAATCCACCGCACTCATAATGCGGTGGAAGCCTCCTTCGGTTAAGAAGTTTTACCGTCTTGGTTGTGTAACTTTGACGGAAGAAACTTCTTTGATGTTGATCGCTTTACCAACAAGATCGCTATCTAGCCACCCTGCTTCAACCGCACCGTCAATAAGTTTCATCTCACCGACTCGCTTGGTAACACGTTGGTGTTGCCCTTGCGGAAGAATCGCTTTCAGAACATCGTTGTCAATAGATCGTCTGTTTTGATTCACTATTGCAACTTTCGTTCCGTCTGCGAGGGTTACGCTTTCAACTTCTAACGCTCGGAAAGCAAGTTCTGCTTCCTCAACCGCTTCCCTTGCTTCTGCAAGAGCGCTCCGTGCTTCCACGACTCGCTGTGCGGTTAGTTCGCTGATCTTGCGATCATTCACTAATAAAGTATCCATGTCGGACCCTTTCTCTAATTCAGAAGCCTATCTGGGACTCTCACCCTGACTCTTCACCTAATGGCTAGACTCCTGTTTTCTTTGATATATCCAGGTTACCATCGTTGTGAGACAAAACCACCCGGTTTTTCAAAAAAATTTCAAATAATTTTTTTCGTAACATAAATGACATATTTGTTAAGTTCGCCTAACAGGCCATGTTCACGCTTGCGAACAGATTATGTTAAGTGCACCTAACAAACGATGTTAAGCAGAGCTAACAAATAAAAAAATAAAAAAAATAAAAAAAACTTGACAAAAGGTTGTTTTTGTGAAAGCAGCGTGCAGGTCAAAATCGAGGTCAGTATGTCCCGATTATTACGGGACTCTCTTCCTTCTATTAAGCCTCTATGGTGTCCCTACCGCATGACCTGCAGCAGCGCTGACCAGTACCCGCCCAGGAAGAAGCCCTAGCAGGAAAATGAGTGAAACCTGCTAGGGCTTTCGGACATCGCATCAGTAGTTAGCAAAACTAGGTTACTAATCAGTAGTGCGATCCTCCGATTTTATGAGGAGAGATGTTTCGCTAGTTTGGGGTGCTCCCTTAGCGTCTTCTCTCTTACTTCACGCTCATGATGCCTGTGCATCGTTTTGGCGAGCGTAGCGTATAAGAGCGCTCCTATTATGTAAAGTGCTAATGTCATTGTTTACCTTTCGTTTTAACGACAAGTACCACCGTATCAAAGATTCAACTACATTGCAACACCGAAAAGCTAAAAAATTAAATAATTATTTTTACGCTAAATACTTGCAATTGTCTCACGGGCCCTGTAGCATGGAATGTATAAAGAAAAGCGAGTAGTCCGCCGTAAGGACTGGTTCGAGTGAAAGCCTCGAAGGACTGCTCCCAAGTAGAAAGGTAAAGCATGAAACTAATCACTGCTGATCAACGTAAACGGCTTCTGGCAAACCACGAAGCCAATCTCGAAGGAGAAGGAGGGATCGACCACAAACCTGTAGTGAAAATATTCACGGCAGGGGCAGGGGCGACATGGTTGCTTACAGAGATGGACGAAGATGGAATCTTCTTCGGCCTATGTGATCTTGGTCTGGGGTTTCCAGAACTAGGTTATGTCTCTCAAAGTGAATTTGATTCACTTCCTGCAAATATGTTCCTCGAACGTGATGCATGGTTTACGGCTACGAAAACCCTTAGCGAGTACGCTTCGGAAGCCCGTGGCCTGCGACGAATCGCTGCTTAATCGGATGCCTCCGGCCTTCTGGTCGGGGGTATTTCCCTGGGTGGCCATAAATAAAAATCGACTACCCGTGAAGTCCCGATATAGTCGGGGCATCCTGACCTCGACCTGACCTGACCTGACCAACCAGGAAAAATCCCCCAACACTTTCGTGCTGAGGGATGAACCTACACGTTATCCGTGACAGAGATCATGCATGTGGCGGAGATCTTCGTCCCAATCCCACATCATCTCCATAAGGTCTTCCTTACTCATGAGTGGTTCTGCTTCGACCCACTCTCCGTCTTCATTTCTGGTCCATTCAGTCATTTTATCTCCGATCTGAATCTACAAGCTTCCACTTTGAAGGCCTGATATATCCAGATTACCATGACCACTTCATAATTGCAACCCCAAATAAAAATTAATTAATATTTTTAGCAGCCGTTGAAAATAGCAGCCACTGAAAATGCAGCAGCAGGTCAGGTCGAGTGCAGGTCAGATCAAACACAGGTCAGGTCTGGTCAGGTCTGGTCACCCCGTAAAGCCCCGATTTATACGGGGCTAAATAAGTAAGACCACTCAGGATTTCTCCCCCTCACTCTAGGCCACCCGTAGGTGGCGAGGCCCGTTGGTCTACGGGGTGGTCTACTTACTTCGACAATTAGACGATTTCGATTTCGAATTCGCCGTTGTCGTACTTCTTGTCGCATCCGTTTCCTCGAAAGCTTCCACAGAAGACTAATCCTTCTTCGGTTGCTATCGCATCGAGTGACGAGCAGAAGATTCCACAATTATCACATTTTACTGGCATACTGAATTCCTTTCGGTAGTTAATTATTTCAGTACTTCCAGGATACCACCGTTTGACCAGCATTGCAACATCAAATGCAAAAAAAAAGAATTTTAATTTCTTTGCAAAAACCGGGTGGTTTTGTCTCATAGTCGTGGTATCGTTCTATTTGTTGGTAAAGTACCGACATTACATACTAGCCGTAATTCTCGAATGAGTGGAAAGCCCCTGACAGTAGAAGCCTGTAGGTTCGAGTGGGAAAGGAATAGAAATGTTTACACGAACAGATAGTGTTTGTATAGATATTAGTCAAGACGGACAAGTGCCTGTTCTAGGTTACGCTTATTCGTTCTCGAAAGCTCGTGACGAGTGGTTTGGCTACGTCGCTGTCAGAGAGGGTATGCTCTCTTCTGAAATGCGATACGTAGTTAAACAAATGCACCGTATCACGAAGTACGGAGAGGACGTATGGGAAGTAATCGAAGGAACTACTGTCGAAGGTACCGATCCTGTAGAATCAGGAATACGGAACAACCGACAAAGTGCACTCGTTACACTGTCGAAATTGTCTTTAGATTTATTTCGGGGTAACGACTATGTTGATTACGGAACCGTAATGAACATCCCACCACTTGGCTAACCGAAGGGAATCCACCGAACTAAACACTCGGTGGATTTTGCCTGGTATGCGAGATTTTGTCAATTTCTGACCAGCAGGTCAGGTCATGCAGCAGGTCAGGTCAGGTCGAAGGTCGAGTAGTCCCGTATCTATCGGGACTCTTCTCCTTCTATTAGACTGCTATGGTGTCCCTATGGCGTACCTACGCTATGCAGCTCGCCCCAACCCCAACCAGGCGAAAAGCCCACCGAACTTCGGTGGATCGGTTCTTCACTCTCTACTTGCGAAGGGTATCTTGTTTGCCATTTAGGTTCGCCCTCCACCTTGCAAGGTTTTTGAGGAGTCCGCACCGTACCTTTCGGTTCTTTTGATGGTTTCCGTTTCCACTTCTGGTAGGTTTTTTGGTAAAAAGAACCTCTTTCCACGAAGTTCGGTGGGCCCTTAGTTGCAACCCAACCGAATGGATATTCAGTTGTCAATTCGGGGTTTCCCCCTGCCACCCTTTCGGGCTACGCCCATCTTAACATAAGGGTGAGACAAAAGCAACCTTTGTCCAACAATTTCTTAAATAATTTTTTATTCCCAGTAGCGGCAAAATAGCGGCAAAATAGCAGCGAAAATCTGTCGTTTTTGAAAGTTTTTGACAAAAAACGGGAGACCAGCGGGCAGGCCAGTAGAAAATTTGGCAAAACTAATCAAAAATGACAGTTTTTGCTCAGCTCAGGCAGAGCTAAAAGGAGCAAAAGATGAAGGAGGTCAGGTCAAAGTTTACCTGAGGTCTAATAGCCCCGACTATATCGGGACCCGGTTAGGTATGCTTAACTCTTTTTGTTAGGTTGGCTTAACATCACTCTAAAAGGACATGCAGAAACCCCGACCCTTTCGGGCCGGAGTTCGCTGCTGGGATTTAGATGGGGAATTGTTCTCCGTATTGAAACTCTCGAACAACTATGACCATTTTTCCGCAACTATGGCAGTGATCATTTTCCCAATACTTAGAGCCACAAGAACATCGTGTACAACCTTCTTTGGCTATTCTGTTACCGAGTAGTTCATCTTGGGTAAACATTTGCAGTTGGCCCTCAAGTTCTACTCGTACTGTATCTTTTGTTAGTTCTTTTAACATCTTTTGTCTATTCCTAACTTCGCTCGGTACTTCCTTGCGATAACTCCATTATACACCGTCTACAGTAAATTGCAAGTCTTTAGGTAAGATTTTACAGAGTTAAGTTCTGTAGTTCTCCGTTATCCATCATCTCAAATAAGATCGTTAATGACTTACTTTGCCTCTCTTGAGTGTGTTTACCTTGATCTACTTTGAATGACCAGCGTGGGTCCTTCTTCGCTTCCTCTAAACCTTTGTTACTGAAAGGTTCACCAGTGTAGTGGTAGACGCTAGTAATTGTTGGTTTACGTTCTTTAGAACTCCAGAGCTCGTTTAGGCAGTCACATTCATGATCACCAAACTCTCCTACTAATGCTCCGATATGCTCCAGATCACAAGTACTTAAAAGATCAGTCTGTACTACCAGATGATCTAATAGTTCACTTCCCTCAAAAATGGTAAGAGAAGGAGACTCTGTAGACACAACTAAGTCTACTGCTGTAGCCATGTCTAGTTGGTCGTGGATAGGCATAACTTCTGCCCACTTGTATCCATCTTCTTCGTGTATGTCAAGAACGAGAACAAGCGAGTCGCCATTGACGACCCGCAAGTCTCCTCTCGCTAAAGTTCTATTAGCACCCATGTACGAGATTACCTCCTATGAATGCAAACAGAAAGACTGCTACGGCAAGTATTATAGAGACACCTATGCGTCTCCTGAAGTAAATAGTATCCCAATCTTTATTCAAGGTCCTCACCTACTTCTATTGCTACTGCTTTAACCATCTGTCTGATTTCAGTTCTTCCATTAGTATGACTCCGCAGAACTGTCATAAAGGCTGTCTCTCTCATTTCCATGAGCGAGTCCTCTAGGAGTTCATTGTCATCATGTCCTTCATCAAGAGCCTCTTGATAAAGGATTTCTAAACCTTCTTCTACCATCTTGAGGGATTCCATTACTAGGTAAAGACGATCACTAAATGGTAGTGCTTCGGTATCTGTTCGTTCTTGAAACTCAATACTCATTACCAGTTCCCCTTTCTACAAGCCTTACGACTTGCTTCTTTTTTACGATTAGTAAACTTGACTGCACGCTGTCTACGGCCTTCTTGCATGTGTGCCACTTTGGACTCATACGCTAATTTCCGTATTGACTTGTGTATGTCATATGGTTCTAATTCTATTTTTAGCTTTTTCTTAGTTCTAGCCATTTTGACTCCTTTTGTCTAGGCTGATTTGTTGTTAGTTTAAGGATACCAAAACCGGAGAGGCATTGCAACCTCTCCGGCATGATATTATAGATTCGCTAATGCTCCTCTAGCGCTACTATGATGAGCAGACAATTCGCTAGTCTCATCGTAGTGACACTCTCCGGCAAAGTACGCTTGCCCTCCCTCGAAGCACATACCTTCCTCTCGGAAAGATACGCTAATTTTTAGGGTAGGGAATTGTTTAGACACATGCTCCCAGAATGAATTACTTAATGGACTCCATGCCGTTTCAAAACGACCATCTATCTGTCCACGTTCATCATCGTAGTAAGAGTCCAGATGGGTTTCATAGTCTCCCCATTTGGTTCCCCAATTCTCGTCAGAGATTGCCCACGAGTACCAGTCACTGAAACCTGTTGTTTCTCTAGCCTCAATACCAGCAGCCCACTCTTCTGCATGAATCGCTTTTGCTTTATTGTACTTATCCATATTCCAATTTTCATTGGTTGGATTGTTCACCCATTCCATATACTTTCCATCTTCATCAAATTGCTCTGATTTTGGACTTGGGGATTTAGTACCCTCAAGTATTTCTGGCATGGGCATGAGGTTTACGATACGAACGTCATCAGTTACCTGATCCCTGATCGCTTCCTCGAAACGTCTTACATCAGACGCTGGTCCTTCTACCTCTAGGTAGTTTTCGCAATGGTTCGGCATATTAGCCTCTACTTTCTAGCAGATCATCTGCCATGTCTCGGATACCTTGATAATCTGGTACCTCGTCACTGAAATGAATGTCATTAGGAACATTTAGCTCCGCTAACATACTTTCAATTTCTTCATCTGGTAAAGTTTCCTCTACCTCTATTGTGTTTTTCATAAAGTCTCCTGACTTTGGTTTGTTTAACATATTACGAGTGTATCAGGCTAGGGAGTCTATTGCAACTCCCTAGCCCAAATAACTTATCGCTTTGGTTGGGTAACTTTCAGCGATTGTACTTCTTTGACGGTGATTGCTTGGTTTACCAAGTCTCCATCTAACCAACCTGCTTCGATTGCTCCGTCAATGAGTTTCATGTCACCGACTCGTTTGGTTACTCTTTGATGTTGTCCTTGTGGAAGAACATCTTTGAGAACCTCATTGTCAATGCTTCGTCTATTTTGTGTGACGATTGCAACTTTGGTTCCGTCTGCAAGAGTTACAGATTCAACATCTAACGCTTTGAATTGCGCTTCTGCTTCTTCAACTGCATCTTTTGCATCTGCTAAAGCGGAACGAAGTTCAACAACTTTTTGGGCTGCTAACTCCTCTACTTTAGTTTGGTTAATAATTACTGTTGTATTCATTTTAAGTCCTCCATGACTTATTAGTGTGTTTTCAACTTAACAGATCGTTTTCTTTCTGTCAAGTCTTTACCTAAGATTTTTCAAATAAATTTTATTTGCTTCCTCATCGGTATATTCAATTTACCAGATGGGTGTGACAATGACAACCTCGAACACAATAAAATTAAATAATTATTTTTGGAATAATGACTTGACAAGGTAAATCAGGCCTGCTACCATTACTGACGTAAACAACTATAACTCATGGAGGTACTATGAGCGACACAATGCAAGACATTGAAACAAAATGGATAGAGCGAATCAGCAAGGAGCTTGTCGGTAAGACAATCACGAGTGTTGAGTATCTCTCTCCAAAAGAAGCAGAAGATAATTATTGGTACAAGCGACCAATCGCAATTACTTTTGATGATGGAACATGGATAATACCCATGTCAGATGACGAAGGAAATGACGGAGGTTCTCTTGCCACAAGCATAGAGGAACTTCAGATAATCCCAGTCCTCTAATTCCACCACAGTCCTGAACATGACTCAAAACTGTTCACCCAAAACCAGACATATATTTTCGGAGACAAAACCGAAACAAAAAAAAGATAGGACTTCCCCTGCGCTTTGTTGAACTCCAGCAAACAGCAGCGAAAGCAGCAGCAGGTCAGGTCAGGCCAAATCTGGTCAAAATCAAAAGAAGGGTGAGATAGTCCAGTTTCTTTCGGGACTTCCTTAGTGCTATATGAGCTCAATGGTGTCCCTATGGTATCCCTACGGTTGGCAAGACCAGCAACCAGGAAGAAACCCCACCCTAGTGTTTATAACTTTAGGTGAGGCTTTGCCTGACTTGAAGCGGTCTGATGAACCCACGAAAGCGCTTTCGTACTCACGAGCAGCCTTCAAGCCAAACGACGAAGTAGATCAACAGCACGCTTTCACGCCGTCACTCTCATCTTACAAAATAGTATCTTTACCGACTCGGAGTCTATATTTAGCATCCCATACTCTAAGTAACTATGGTGCTAATAGAAACCTTTTGGTTCTACTTCAATACTGGTAGTGACTCCAGTATCCGTTTTTTATTCTATTGTGTGTAACATACCGGATACAAATCGTTTGAGGTTGAATCAGGTCGCTAGGCTCCCATATAATCCAGACCAGCAAGGTCGAATATAGTTCCGATATGTTACCTGTAACTTTGGTGGGGTAGCCGCAGCGCCCCACCTCCTGTTACCGGATATAAATACATTAGCAGACTCTTAAAGGTTTGTCAAGTCTTTTTTTAAGAAATTTTAACTTGCCTATTAAGTAAGGTAACTTTACGAGCTTTTTTAACTGGCTCTCCGTTATCCTTGCGAAAGAAATGACCAGCCTTGTACGGATTGTAAGAGACATCTATTGTCGTGTCTAATTCCTCATCTGTGAGTGTTCCGATTACAAAGGCGTGGACATTCTTCCTGCCTTCCTTTAGCACCCTTCTACGGCCAGCCTCACTCACTCTAAACTCAACGTCTGTCAGGTTTAGTGAGTCAGCATAGTCAGTAACCCTCCACCCCTTCGGGGTTTTGGTTTGAATACTAAATGTATGTTTATGTAAGTTGTAATAAACTTTTACTTTCATGTGTTCCACTGTAGCAGGTCTTGAATACCATTGCAAGTAAATCTTAAATAAAAATTACTTGACAACTGAAACAAAGTATGTCATACTGTTCTTATGAATAAATTAAACAACTACCAAATAGGCATCATGATGCTGGCAAACAAGATAGGAATTGACTACTGGGACATAGATCATGGAAGGATTCGCAAGTTCATTAAGAGCGAAACGAAACCTTGCAGTAGGTTCTGGTTCGGCTCCCCTTGTAAGTTTATTAGAAGACTGGACCTGCTGGTCCACGTTTACCTACCAAGTTCTATTGAGGAAAAGTATCCTGAATTAGCTTTTTACTTACGTTCTACTTCTCCAAGATGGGGAAGAAATTGGCGTAATTGGTAAAAATCTTAAATAAGACTTGACAAGCCAGAAAACTTGTGCTAATAATTGTATTAACAACGAACAGGATCAAGGAGGTCCAAAATGAATACCGATAAATGCCCACGATGTGGGATAAATGAATTAACAGAATATCCGGCTCTTAGTCGGACAGACAATGAAACTGACATATGCAGTGAGTGTGGAGTCTTTGAAGCAGTCGAGCAATGGGCAGGTTCACTAACACCTAAAGGAGCGTGGCAACATGCCTAATCTAAACGTAGAATTAACAGAACAAGAGTGGGAGCAAGTTAGCGCTGCTATTGACTCGCACTTAAATCAGATGGAAGAACATAATGATCTTATGAATCCTGATGATGCTTATCCAGAAGCAACTGATGACATGATGGCATTAACTTGCGCACGAGAGAGAATCCATAGAAACCTTAGCCCAACTTTTGCGGAAGCATGGGTAAAGGAAGGAATCGAGCGAGGCTTTCTTGACATAGATGGTGGCATACAGTTCTTAACTGGAGAGGCTGGTCCTAACCACGAAGATTGGGATCAGGACAGAAAATCTTAATTAAAACTTGACACATATAAAAAACTATGCTAAAGTTTACTTATCAAGTAAATCGCTTGATAATAACACCGACCTAATGGAGGTCCAAAAATATGGCACATATGCTAACTAGAAATAAAACATGGGATCAGGGCTTATCGGCCACTGATGCTGCGTTAGATGCTGATGCTCTCTTTGAGCCACAACTAACAGGTACTATTCTTCCTAACGGAACTGTAGATGATTCGTCATTTACTATTTACCGTGATATGGCAGACGGTACTCAAGTTGTTCTCAATGCTGGCGTTAAAGAAGGCTACTATGCTGGATCATACCAATCACTTCTGAACACGGCTGAGGCCATGTTCCCTGAAAGTGTTACTGGTATGCAGACATGGGATAATGGTGCAGTTCTAGTGTTCACTCAAGATATAGAAGATACATTCTCTTTCGGTGACGGTGACTCTTTAACTAAACACATTATGTACACTGCTAGTCTTAACAGCACCTACAAAACAAAAGCAATCGGTTTTACGTTCCGACCTTTCTGTACTAACCAAGAGGGACAAGGTACTCTCCAAATTGCACAGAAGCGAACTCGTAACCACGATGGCTTACTGTTCCAAAAAGCTCAGATAATGTCAAGTTATGCTGATGCTTTTGATAGGTTCATCACCAATGCAACTATGCTCAAAGGTTTACCGATGACCAGTGGTCTACGGAACACAATCCTTGACGAAGTTGCTCCACTGTTGGACTTTGATCCAGACGCTAACACGAAAGCAATAAATGCTGCGCAGAAGCGTCGTGATGGAATCATGTACTACTACGAGGAAGAAGCAAATACCTTCGGGCATAACGCTTACTCTCTCTATCAAGCAGTACAGTCTTACGAGTACCACATCGGTACTAAAGGTAAGAGCAAACAACTGAAACAAGTTAATGTTGTATCCGATCCGGCAAAGGCTCAAAGCCTTACCATTCGGACTGGCGACATGCTACTTGCGTCAGTCTAAAGTTTGGGGGAGGGGCTTGACAGAGCCTCTCCCCTATGCTAAAGTCAAAATATTAACTAACAATTTTACAGGAGGTAAAATGAAAAAACCAAACAATGAAAATCAAATAAACCAAGAACAAGAAGCAGATCAAGAACTGGATAACTTCTACGGCTGGAAAGCCGTGCGAAAAGCTACAGACAAACTTATTGATCTTCGGAAGGAATATAAGCAATATAAAGATCGGGGAAAGAAACAACAGTTTCACGAAGTCCTAGATTACATTATTGAAAACTTAGATAATCTTTTTGAATTAGGGCTTGATGATAAAGGCCTTGACATTCATACGCTCGTAGAGGAAGAACTCGTAGAGTTAGATGCTTATGAGAAGATATCTTCTGATCCGAGTCCAATAAGTCCAATAGTAGAAACAGATGACCAGTACAACAATCGTGTATTGGACAACATCATAAGCTTTTTGCAGGAAAACGAACAGTACGGAGATGACTGGGATTCAGAAATCAATGTACTAAATAATTTGAAAAAATCTTAAACAAGACTTGACAGGGTATAAAAACTCTGCTAATGTTTTGTTTGTGGAGGAAAGCCCTCTACAGATGTACTGGAGGTACATATGAAAACAAAATTGCCAATCGGATCAGGAACTAAAGAAGATGAACTCTTTTTTGATGTTCGGATAGATAATCATAGTAATGATATTATCGGAACACTCATTATGAGTTTCACCTACGGTACCAGTGTCCGAAGGTTAAAAGCCGACATTCGCAGGAATAGTTACGACTTCCAATCATGGGGTTCCGTATCACTATTCTCTGAAAGTGTTGGACAGTGGAATGAACTCCACAAAACTCAAATTGAGGACTTGCCCATCATGGGATACCGTGACAACGGTGCAGGAACTCAAATACAATCATACTTGGGACAATACAATTACACAGACTACGAGTGGGCTGAACTCTGCTCTGACATGTGGAATAGTTTAGACTCACTACTAGAAATAGGAAGGAAGGTGTTGCGATAATGGGAGAGCGAGCAGTAATCTCAATTAATCAAGGCTACCTAGATAGCGAAGGACAACCAAAGTCAAGAGGTGTTGTACACTTCTACACACATTGGACAGGAGATAGCGTTTGCGAAATACTTGCAGATGGACTTCAAAAATGTGTAGACGCTGGTCGTATAGATGACGAGGCGTATGCAAGTCGGATAATTTTTGACACATTAACCAATCCTCGCAGAGTTGTAGAACCTGAACTACAGGATCACTATGACACTACTGGATATGGAATTATGATCACGCATGCACCAGCGGACATCGGCTACCCAGCACCATGTGTTTGGTATAACAAAGGCTCGGAAGAACCAGTTGTACTTTACAACAAGGACTACTGGGGAGATGATCATGCTAACGAGCTCGGTGTTGAAAGCGCCTATACCGTTATGCAGTTCATAAATAAATTTAGATTATCTAAAGAAATTTTAGATAAAGACTTGACAGCGATACAATAATCTGCTAACGTTGTTGTTGGTGGGGGGAAGTTCCTCCCACCAACCAAAACCATAAAGAAATGTACTGGAGGTACACACAATGGAAAATCAAGAGAGAGAGAATTGTTGGGAAACTTACAAACAGATTCTTAACGCAGGAGTGGACAGAGTAATTCTGTACGGTCCTCCGGGAACTGGTAAGACCTTCTCCGCACTTCATACTCAAAAGAGAGAAGGGCAAGAGTCTCACAGACTTACTTGTACTGACGACATGACGAACATGGATGTCACTGGAGGGTTCCTACCATCAGCAGATGGTGGCTTCCAATGGATTGAAGGTGTTGCGATCAAGGCTCGTCGTACTGGAGCTCGACTCGTAGTAGACGAAATAGATAAGGCAGGTGGTGACGTATTCGCTACGCTCCTAAACATGACTGATTCTGACGGATCGTCTGAATGGGAACACCCAGTAACTGGAGAAAAAACAACTCCGGCTCCGGGTTATACCGTAGTGATGACAACTAATGTTGAAGTCATTGAAGAACTGCCACAGGCACTGATAGATAGGTTCCCAGTTCGCTTGCGAATAGATCGCCCTCACCCAGATGCTCTGGCTACATTGCCAATGCACTGGAGAGGCTATGCTGATCGTATGGCTGACGCTGGCGCAGAGCGTATGTCGCTCCGCTTATTCCAATCCATGAGCAAACTTGCTCAACAGATGGGTGAGGAAAAAGCAGCCAAACTTATCTTAGGAGAACGAGCCACTGCATTTATTGAAGCAATCAACATTGATAAGTTTCAATCTGTAGAAGGCTAAGATCGTGCCTCCAAGTGGTTAGGTTTTATTTCTTTCGCCTAGCCATCGCACAGAGGGAGAGGGGTTTGGTTGGTTACCCTCTCCCTCACAGTCTATAAAAACCAACCACAAAAAATTAGATAAAAGACTTGACAAAAAGCTCAAAGTCTGCTAAATTTGTTATATCAAGCAAGTCGCTTGATACTAAATAATCCGTAGAGAGGATTACAATGACAAACCATATAATTGAAAAAATTGAAAACAGAAACCGACCAATGCCAGAGGTGTTCACACGGAGAGATATCCGTAACACTGGTGGCTGGGACGTTGGACGTGCCAGAGCAGTTAGAGGAGAACCCTTTATTACTGTTTCAGGTCGTATCATGCGAGTACCTTTAGATGACTCTAATCTTGCTAGAAGCATCAGAGGGCATGAGCAAATTCATGTGAAGGTTTCTCCCCAAGACTTAACTCCGTACATAAACGAAGTTACTCCAGAGGGAGCAATCCGAGCAGCAGAAGAAGCAAGAGTAAACTTTATTGCGGAATCTTTAGGGTTCCCCATGAAGGATATGATTACAGGATCAGAAAAGCATGACGGTGAAGTATTGGTAGCCACCAACTCATGGGCAGAATCAGTCTATGCAGTTGCGGCCTCCATTCACACTGGTGGGCTTCGTCCTCTACTAACTGGTATGAGGCGTGAGGCTCCAGCATGGGCAGATCAACTAAGAGTCATATCTAAAGAGTTTGTAAAGTTCCAGAAAAACCAGATTAGGGAAATCAAAAAGCATTACGCAGGCGTTCAGAGAACGGACGACTCAACTGCTTTCGGTATCTATGGTTCTACTGAATCAGCAGATCAAAACCCTGAATGGATATCTGGAATGTCTTACACGGTAGAGTTCGCAATGCTCATTGAAGGTATTGCATCTTTACCAGCACCACCAATGGAAATGCCAGAACAAGTCCAAAGCTCGTCAGATGAATCCGAAGAAGATGAATCAGATGAAGGACAAGAGGAACTGGAAGCCGACGGTGGGCAAGAAGGTGATGGAGAAATATCCGTAGATCATGAAGCAGGTCTTGACAAAGACACAAAGAAAGATGAACTTTCAGAAGATGCTAAAATGATAGATCGGAAAGATATCCAAAAGCGAGCAAAAGAAGCATTAAACAGCAGAATTGCTCGCAAAGGTGGACTCGGAAACTGGATACCAGTCAAAGTGGACACTGGATTACCTTTAACCTTAAACGTACAAGGAGCAATCGGTAAAAAGCGAGTTGCATCAAACGTAGGTAGAAACCCACGAAGGATACAAAGACTGCTGACTGATCCTGAAAGACGAATCTTTGATAAGAAGGTAAAGGCTCAAGGAGGCGTAGTGCTGATTGACGTATCAGGCTCCATGTCTTTATCAAAAGATCAGGTAAAAGATATGATGATGGCAGCCCCCGGTTGTACCGTCATCGCTTACTCTTGTGGCTGGGATACAGATGACTTTAACACTTTTATCCTCGCTGACAAAGGTAAAGTGTTTGGTGGTTCGCTACCACGATTCTTCAATGGCAACGGAAACGACTTGCCAGCGATAGAGTACGCTGTTAGCAAACGCCAAACTATAGGAGCGCCAGTTGTATGGATAACTGACGGAATGGTTTACCGACCTTCCGGTGCAAGTTCCTACGACGAGCGTGAGTGTGCATTGTACGCAAAGAAGTTCAATGTACACATGGAGTATGAACCTGAAGGAGCCATTGAATATCTCAAAGGCTTGCAGAGGGGACAAAAGCCTAGCCCTAGAATCTTGGAACGCTGGGAAGAAAAACTATCCGGCGTAGTTAAACCAAGTCAAAGGAGTTAAGCAAAAGGGCTGGAGGTGTATCTCTACTACCCTCCAGCCCTAACTCTGAATGGCTAACCCATTAACCGTTCAAATCATTACACTAACAAAAAATTAACTAAACCATAGGAGGTTTAAATGGAATACACAATAGAAATAGAAATTAAAAGAGTAGTATCGCTCAATCTAGACGAGGAAGATATCACTTGCCCACAAGAAGCTTTGGATAGAGGCGAAGGTATGGTAGATGATATTGACAGTGACTTGTTCTGGGAAGAGACTACTATCAAGGTATTAGACAAAGACGGCCAGCAGGTCGGTATAAATCAGGTGGTGACACAATAATGGCAACATACAACGTAAGTTTTATCCACGAACACGGTATACAAGTGTTCAGAGTTGAAGCAGATGATCCAGAAATGGCGGAAGCCACAGTAGATATGACACTGGGTACCCTTATTGATATCGAAACGGAGGAGATATAATGCATATGAAATACAACATAGTAGATAATACTGTCAAGTTATTCCTTACACAGGAAGATGCTAGGCTGATACATACTGCTTTGAATATCGTGGAGGTTCAAGCGTTAGACAATGATGATGAGATGCATCATTTGACTGCGGAACTAGAACGAGTTAATCTAAAGATAGTAAATGCAATTCACACAAGCGAGGCCTAATGGATAATGAAACACTCTTTGATATAGAGAGTCCGCTAGAGGAACTGTTTGAATACTGGAAAGATACCTTTAACAAAAGATCATCTACAGTTTTTGACGAGGCTCGGCGCAAAAAGCTCGGTGTTGCATTACGACACTACTCTATGGAGGAGTGCAAGCAGGCTATCAAAGGGTGTTCGCTATCTGCATGGCACAACGGACAGAACCCAACCAATAAGAAGTACCACGATCTAAGTCTCATCTTCCGCAACGCAGAGAAGGTAGAATATTTCTTAGACATCTACGCTACTCACACGAAGGGTGAGGAGGAGATGGAAGAGTGGTTAAATAGTTAGATCCTTGTGTGGGTTCTTCAGTGAACACAGATGTCACAAGCATGACAAAACTCGTAGTCTCCAAGTACTTTAACTTGATCAGGATCGTAGTCGCACGGAAAAGGTTCGCCACAAGGACCTATGAGCTTGCTGGTCCCTTCGACATAACTTCTTAACACATCACTCACCGTAGGTATCGAAGCAACGGGGGGCTTTCTAATGATGCCAATGGTGTCCCTAGCGCTCTCCTCTAACTTGTGAGCACAGTACTGGGAAGTACTCATCTCTTCTTTTTGAGCAGCATCAACTAAAAGCTCTTTTAACCAAAAAGGAACCGAAATGTGCAACTTTGTCAGTTTATTCTTCTGATCCAAAATCATCCAAACTTTCCAACCCTGCCTCTTTTAAGGCCATGGTCAAAAGAAGTTCGGTTATCGTAATATCGTAGCCCTCAGAAATCTCAAGTAAAAGATTCTTTAATTTAGGATCAACCTTAAACGACATTCCAATTTTATGCTCAGAAAGGTCTGCCTTTTTAGGCGGTCTTCCCGTTCTCATAACGTGAAAAGAATCTCTCATTGTTACACCTCTTTATATATAGTAGCCCGCATACAGCTCGTTTGCAAGCAGCTCGTTTGTAAGCGGGACTAACCTACCTTTATATTCTATCGGGGCTTCCTAACCTTCTATTCCACCTCAATGGTGTTCCTACGGCAGGCCACAATGTTTCAGCCATGTTAAAACTACCAAACGTGTCAAAGGACACAGGCTATTTACTAGACAAGAATCTCTAGATGTTATACATTAGATACTGGAGTTAAACGGAAGAGGTGAAACTAAATGAAAAACTTACGAAAAGCAATCGACAAACAACGGGAAAACTCAAGAAAGCGTCGATTCAATCGACAATTCGATGACATCAACGTCCCCGAACGTAGAATGTGGACCGATTCTCTCGAAAGAGAACTACTTCGATCCCGCTTCTAAAAGTAAAAGTCGATAAAACTTTCAAAAACGTCAGATTTTTGCCGCATTTACGGGAAGCCGCGGGCCACTCAGCACGGGGCCCATCCCAAATGTTTGCAAAAGCTGGCGTTTTTTGCATTTTCTAAGAATGCTGATCCACTTCCTCAGCGGCAATAGCAGCGCAAAACTTTAAAAAACCACAACTTTTCACCATTTTACGGGGCCAACCAGGAGACGGGAGCTCCGGCCCCCAGGAAAGCTCTCGAAAACTGCACCTTTCTGCAACTTTCTTCAGATTCTTCGAAGAGTAGAAAGTTACCTAAGGTTTTTGACAGGCCAGCTGCAGCTGAGCTGAAAACTTTCAAAAACTACAACTTTTGGCCGTTTACAAGAAGACCGATCCAGGGTTTCAAGAAAATCCCGCGAAAAGGTTGCAAATGTCTCACCCCCGTGATAGAGTGGAACTACGTTAAAAATCACGAAGAAAAACGGGAACGGGTGAAATCCAAAATCCGAAAAAATAAACTTGGCCCTCCCCTGGGCGAAATTAAGTAGAAAACTTACCCAGTCTAGAAAGACAATCCATCCCCGCCTCAGAACCCACACCGATAAATTCCGAAGCTCACACCAGCCCGCCAACCACTAACGGGACTAATCCACCAAGTTTCCTAAGTTCAAAACTAGCTCAATGGCATCCCTATGGTATCCCTACCGCAGGGCAACCGCACCGCTAGCGCATTCGAGTACCGCACTTCAGACAAAACTCTGACCAAGGATAAACTTGACGATCATCCAACGGATGTGTACAAGAAAAGATTTCACGCCATCTTGTATCAGCCATCTGACGAAGCCACTCAGAAACAGAACAACTATCTGCTTCAGCAGCTGCCGCCCACTGGTCACGCTGAGTTTCAGAAACCCTAATTAAAACTTGTTTATCACGGGATTCTTCAATTAACTCCTCAGGTTCGCTAAGCTCTTCAAGCAAAGCTGCCTCAATATTAGATTTCTTCACTTCATCTGAGCGAAGAACTTCCTTCATATACTCAGTAGTCATAACTACCCTTCCTCTTCATCAATGGTTACATCGATAGTAACATCAACGATCTCAACATCTTTGACGGGACTATCTGTCCCATCGTCTTCCTCTATAACACCCAATGGCGTCCCTACGGCTTCCTCCGAAACTTCATCTAAGATATTCGAAACAACTTCTTGATCCAAGACACCAGAAGAGGCCATTAACTCTAATAAAGCCAAAGACTCATCCTTAGCTGCATCCTTATTGCCAACTTCTTTCACTTGACCAACCAACGAAGATTGTACCTCAATAACCTCCTGAGAATCAAGCCCAGAGATAGCAACCTCAGTACGCTCCACGTTCATGCCCAGTAACTTCGACCTGCGATCCATGATACCTAATACAGTACGCACTGCATTCTGATCAGGTTCCACCATTATCTCAGTACCGTCGTCCAACGTCTCCCGTCGAAACTGGGTCAAAGGCCATAAAGACTTCTGCATTTCATCAAGACGTTCTAATTCTAACCTAAGAACTTCTGGGTAAGAAAGGAACGCCTCAGAGTTAAGCCTACCTAACACTCTACGAGAAGCAGCTGCTACTGCTGCAGCCGACATGTTAAACCGTTTACCGATATCAACATTCGACAAGCCAGACTTCTTTAGCGAGAAAATCCGCAAATCCCTCTCAGCGAGGAACTCTCTTGAAAGCTTGTTAGACTCAACCATAATACTTATTGTATAGTGCCGTGCTATACATCGTCATCAACTCCGATTTAAATACGACCAAATCTGCGCTAATGTGAAACGCTCTGCCTTAACACCACGACGTTGAGCTTCAGCAGCCAACTGACGGGGAGTCAAACCAGCCCAAACTCCGTGAAGGTCTGATGGGGGAAAACTGAGGGCATAATCGAGACATTCTTTACGTACATCACACTGTCTACACATACGTCTAGCCTCTGATATATAGGACAGGTCTTTGTGTTCTTTGGGGAACATCTTGTCCGATTTACCTTTGCAAAGTGCTTCTTGTGACCAGTGTTGAGTGGGTTCTGGTGGGTTATTGTGGGGTGAAGTGGGATCGTTTTCGGAGGGGTGTGGTTGTATAGTAGTCTTTGTGGTTTTGGTTATTTTGTGTAGTTTATTCATGAGTCTTATCCGTTTCAGGGTTATGTTGTGGATAGTAGACTCTTTATGTTGTTATATTTCTATGTTACATTAGTGTGACAAAGAAGTCAAGGAGTGTGATTTAAAGATTGTGAAGGATGTAATCTAGTAACGCTATCAGCAATAATATGGTAAACCAGATGATTAGGTTGGTTATCATTTTCGTATAATCAGGTCTGTTATAAGCATAAAGCATACTAAAGAAAGGGTTAAAGCTATCGGTGTTATCATTATAGGTGTATCCTTATATAGGTGTATTAGTGTATCTGTGTCTATGGGATTTAGTACATATTGGTGATCGTGGGGGTGTTTTGCGCCGCTTTTAATCAGAGGTGGTTACTATTTTTAGCAGAAACTTTGACCACATCCACAGGTTTTCTTGGCCCTATTATTGGATATTTTGAACCCTGATTCACCTAATCCGTCATGGTAATCTAGGCTTGCTCCTTCTAATAGGTCTGCACTTACTGGGTCTGTTACTACCTTTACTTCTCCGAATAGTTGTTCTATATCTTCTTCTGTGATGTCTGATTCAAAGTGCATTTCGTAATTCATGCCTGCACACCCGCCGGGTCGAACTCCTACCCTTAAGGCTTTAAGGGTTTTATCTTCTTCAGCAGCTAGTAATTCAGCTACTTTAGTTGATGCTTTTTCTGTTAAAGTTATCATGTTTTGCTCCTTTTTCGCCAGAGGGCCGGTTTCGTCAAACGGAAAGTTTGCCGTTTCTTACGTTTTTCAGCCTTTTTCTCCCAGCGTGATTCGAGTTCATTACGGTAGATTATCTTCCAAAATAGATCAGTCATCGTATTCTTTTCCTGTTTAGGAATCGTGGAAGTGTGTCGTGAGTGGTGGAAGTACCTACAAATTTACTCTTTATCCTTCTATCCCACTCTACGCCTACTGCTATTGGTACGAGTATCCCAAAAGCCCACCACTGCTTATACATAACTGCATGCACGGTGGATACTATAAATACTACTACAAATAGAACTTTACCTAGTATTTTCATTAATATTTACTTGTCCCGAATGCACGAGATGCAATAATATATCCAGCAATAACCACCGCAGTTGTGGTAGCTAATGCCCATAGTGTGCGTTTAACCGGCTTTGTCATTAGAATTCCCCTCTAAATGTAAGCCCCAAATGATGTTTACTCCATGTCTGTCATGTCTCATTGGGGGTAATTTTTCTGATTTCTCTGTATCAACAGGAGGGGAAACGGCAATCATTGCATACGTTCCTTCATATGCTGCTATTCTAAAATCTTCCAATTGAGAAAGTTGCCCTAAATCATAGGATTCTTTAACGTAACGCTTATCCGTGTCACTGGTTATTTTTACATAATTATGCAGGATATTCACTTTCCAGTGCTGTTCTCCTGCATAAAAGTCATAATCAAAATCTTTTATTTCCGTTTTATGCATTATTTATCCACTTCTTCGTTTGGTATATACGCTTTTTCGTATGATTCTGACGTAAGTGTCTTATTTAGAGTTTTGTTTATTTCATACCCTCTGTAGTGTATATACTCAGCAATAGCGTCATCTGGCCTCTTGTTCCACTCAATTGAATGGACTAAAGCGTCAGCATGTGTTATTAAAGTAAGTATTGTATCCCTCGCCATTAATAAATCTTTGGAGAGAGTGGAATAGTTTAAATCACGGAAGAATTCCTCTGCATGCTCTAGGTTGTCAACAACCCTTGCAGGTGTTTCTAGTCCCTTAGAAATACGCAGAGTAAATTCCTCCATGACTCTACTCTTGAAGCTGTGAAGCTAAACTATGTAGATCTAAAAGGTCATTCTGTAGTTCATCAGCAGAAAACAGCGATCTTTTAGGATCAGCCGTTAATTTTAACATATCCTCAAGTTGGGATATCATCTGCTCTACAACTTCTTTGTCCATATATCTCTCCTACGATATCTCTATTGTACGAAGTTTCTCGTACTCTGGAATGATTCTTTCCAAATTTATACTCAATAAACCGTCAGAAAGATCTGCGGACTTTACTTCTACGTTGTCTGCAAGCCTAAACTGCTTTCTGAAATGCCTGTGAGATATCCCACGATGCAAAACAGTTCGGTTATCTTCTGCTTGTTTCGTAGAAATAATCAGGATACCGTTTTCTACTGTCATGTTTAAGTCTTCTTTGTTGAATCCAGCGACAGCAAGCTCGATAACAAAGTTTTCCTCGTCCACTTGGACAAGGTTATACGGTGGGTAAGCATGATATGACTCATTGTACTCCAACAGTGACTCAAAATGGTCAAAGAGGGAGTCAAACCCAATACTAAAAGGCCGTAGCCTGTTTAAGACACTAATATCTGTGCCCATAATAACCTCCTAAATAGCAAAGTTAAATTAATTTTTTACAAAGACCCAATTGGCATCTTCTGTAAATATTATAGCGCTTTATAGATACAAGTCAAATATTAAAAGTCAGGGTTTTCTTCACTAAATACCCATGCGATACCAGAAGAGGGGTGCCGAAGCCTAGCAATTGCTTTTGCTTCTAACTGGCGTATACGCTCACGAGTTAAACCCATTACTTCACCTATCTCCTGTAGAGTCATAGGGTTGCCTATATTGCTTAATCCGTGGTGCATTGTGAGTACTTGGAACTCACGCTCTGGTAGAATGGATAGTGCTTTTAGAATATCTTGGGCAAAACTTTGTCTAATACCAAGCTCATCAACCTCAATCTGGTTTGGATCTGCTAACGTATCCGCATGAGAAACATAACTATCATCAGAAAGGGGTATGTCTAACGACTCTAAACGAGTGTTTTCCATATGTGACCAGATATCATCAAACTTATCGGTATCCCAATCTAAATACTCTGCTAATTCGTGTCGAGAATACTCCCCTGCGCCGTATGTAGACTCAAACTCCTCAAGGGTTGCCGCCAACTTGCGCACATCTGCTTCTACATGCATAGGAAGGCGTATGGCACGACCAGCATTAGCGATTGCTCTTTGGCAGGCTTGGCGACACCACCACGTGGCGTATGTTGAGAACTTGAAACCTTTATCGGGATCAAACTTATCTACAGCACGCATCAAGCCAATTGTTGCTTCTTGAATTAGATCTTCGTACTCCATACGAGACTGCGAACGAGCGTACTTTGCTGCCGTGTCCATTGCTAGTCGTAAATTATGCTCAACAAAGTTATCTTTGGCACGTTGTCCTTCACGAACTGCCGCATTTAATGCTCTTCTTTCGGGAAACTCTAAAGTTATTCCCTCAATAAAACAAGTATTTAACTTTTTTGAGGCCTTTTGCCCTTCTATTACAGCCCTGCCCAGAACAATTTCTTCTTCTCTGGTAAGTATTCTATGTTTAGAACTATTAACGTAACCAGCCATTATTTGTCCTCCTCGGTGTTTGTTTGGCTAGATGGGTGGCGAAGTTTAGCCTCTTCCCTATCGAGCTCTTCAAGTTTATCATTCATTGCCTGTTGAAGCAATGCATCTAAGTAAATTTTCATATATACGCTCCTCGCTGTTCGATGTGTAATTTTTGAGTTACTGTGGTATCACTTTAGCACATAAAAGTACCAAAGTCAAGGCTAAAACGGAACTTTTGTCAGTAAGATGTAAGTTTTGTATCTATGTTGATACTTTTGTATTTAATTATGGCCTAAAATTCTGTACTAACTCGGTTAAAAAGGTGGTCTTTGAGAGATTTATCGCCATACTTGTTTCGATCTTCATCACTAAGGTCAACAACACAGTGTTCGTCCTCTGTATATAACGTTCCCCATGAGTCACCACCTAGATCAGGTTCAGATGTAATGTGTACATCTTTAAGTATCATTTCCATTGTAACGCCTGCATGACGGCATAATTCTTCTGCATCTTCCTTAGGGAAACTAAATAAGATCTCATCATGTATAGGTAGTAATGCATACTCCCACAACCCAGCCTCTTGGACCTTTATCATGGCTCTACCTAGAACATCTCTTGCCGTGGACTGTATGCAATAGTTTAGGGCAGCATATGGGCGCTCTTTATCTACAGGAAGTTTCCTGCCTGTATGGGTTATCACGTAATTTCTTTGCCCACGTTTAACTGGGGCTGCCAATTGGTGAGAATACTTTGTCACTCCCTGATATGTGGAATCAAACAAGTCGCATACTTTTTGCGCTTCCTCAACAGATAATCCAGATTGTCTCGCTAGAGTTTTAGGTCCAGCTCCATAAACTTTACCAAAATTAACAGTTTTTGCAATTTTTCTTGTAACTCCTGTGTTGTCAGCAGTTGCTTGATGTAAATCATCATTTTTACTAAAAATATCTAACATTACAGGATCTTGGGATAGTGCTGCAAGGACTCTCAACTCTACACCAGAAAAGTCAATTGACGCCATAGAACAGCCTTCTTCCGCTAAAAACATACGGCGTATAGCATCTTGACCAGCAGGTAATTGCTGTAAAGGAGGATTACTTATTGACATTCTACCTGTTCTAGCCTGAAGACTGTTTATGCTAGGGTGAACTCTACCGTGCGCATCCATACTGTCTATGCATGCAATAACATAAGCATCTCTCCATTTAGCATTGTTTTTCGCTGCCATTACCGACTTTGCCAGCATGGCCGCATTTCCCAATGAGTCATCATTTGCTATGTTAGTTAGTATTGTTTTATCAACTTTTAACGCACCAGAATTCGTAGTTTCTATAAGTTTAGCCCCTAATGATTGAAGAGCCTCCGCTACTTGCTTAGTGGCGTTATGGTTTTCAACCCCAAAAGAACTAATTATACCAAGGTGGCGTTCTTCCTCCTTAGTCATCTCTTCAGCAAGGTTTCTAGCGTAGTCAACATCAAGACGAATACCACGTCTTTGCATGTCCACGACAAGCCTAGATATAGTATGCTCGTATTTAACTAGATGTTCCATTGTCTTACGCTTAACTTCGTCCCTTAACTTAGGAAAAAGTCTAGCAGTTAAGATAACATCTGTACCTGCGTAATGAACAAGAGTGGGGTGTGACGCAGGAATGTTCTTCCAGCCTTCTTGAATACTCCAGCCCTGTTTCTTAAATATGTCTTTAAGTGCCGAGTCAGAGTCAGGTGCTGACGGATCAACGTGGAATGTTGAGAGCATCTTTAGCCCGTGTCCTACACCACCTTCAGATCTACTCCTAGGATCTGCTAAATGAGCAAGTATCTTTGTGTCATACGTTCGCTCTAGCATCTCTATAGCATCAACGTGCCCATGCCTATCAAGTCCTAACGTATCATAAGCTGCGTTATGCGCTAGAAGCCTGTAGTCTGTGTCATTCATGACTATATCGATTGACTTCTGGAACCAAGGCTCTGTCCACAAAAATACGTAGGCAGTGTCCTTGTCGCCCCATTGAATGCTTTTAATCTCCCACTCTGGTGAGAAAATGTCTAAACCAGTTGCTTCGATGTCATATGCCAACGGACGCTTTCTCTCAAAAAGCCAGTCTCTAAAGTCAGCAAATTGATCGTCTGACCTTACGAGAATAACCTCGCCTAATGAATTGTCTGCTGTATATGTATCGTGTAACCAGTCGTCTAATAGTGTTATCGGTGCATCTGTCATAAATTGTGGTCTACGGAACTATTTCCGGCCTTTCTATCTTCTCAGCCAATCTTGTTCTACTGTATGACTTACAGTCATTACATTGGTGTGTTTGGTACGTCGCCGACTGCGTTGTGCGCTTGCCACGTTTCTGTAGATTGTCTGAACCACATGTCGGGCAAGATGCCCCACCAGTGTATACGTTTAAGTTCGGGTGATTAGTCATCCATGGGCGTAGTTTCATGTATACGTCTCTTAAAAGCGCTACGTCCTGTCGTGCGTACTTTATCATTGTTCTCCATGCCTTTTTGTCGCCACGCATACAACCAGCCCAAGTCTCAAACCCACCAGTAGAGACTTTACGTCCTACTCCAAGATAGTTACCTAGATGGTCTAATTTATTGCTGTTAAACATAAAATATTTACGAGCAACTTTAAGTGTGTCAACTTGGCGAACTGGGGACACTGGACCTAATCCGTGTGCCACAAATCTAGCGTTAGCCTTTCTCATGTCAAACCGATCTCCATTATGAGCAATAACTATGTCCGCTTTGTTAAAAAGTTCATGGAGCTTTTTAACTACGTGTAGATCGTTTTCGGGATCTTGCTTGTATGAGTCAGGGAAATCTACAAGTGAACACACATGTGTCTTTTTTTCATTTTCCCATCGGTAAGAAACGCATAACATGTACCACTCTCTGTCATGATCAATAACGTTCTGCTCGTATTGACCCCACACATAACTCAAGTTAGGTGCAGTCTCAATATCGTAGTACAATATGTTTGCTTTTGTCTTTGTCTGTTTACTCATAATGTTGTGCTTTCTCTATTGTCTAAGTGTAGCATACTCTCGCCGTCAATGCAAGCATATAGCCGTTTAATGTCTTCTAATTGGTAAAAACCAGTGTCTGCCTTAAAAAATGTTCTTCGATCTCTTCGTTCTTTTTTTAGAATACCTTCCTTAACTAGGCGATCTAAAGACCTCCAAACATGCTGGTAATGCATTCCCAAAAGCCTACTTATTTGTCTTTGATTCATAGTAGGGTTCTCTAAAACCGCAAGAAGAACCTTTGTATTATTTGTCAGAATCCTCATCGAATGTTATTGACTCCATTACAGACAAAGATAAATCCATCTCTGCTAGTTTCGCTTCTAAGGCATGTGTTTTTTCAAGAGCAATTCCTAATTTTCCAAAAGTGTCAGAAACGACAGATGTAAGGTATATTAGTTTTTCATCTGTAGAAGTAATAGAATTTAAGTGTTGCATTACTTCTGATTCAGCAACATCATATTCATTGAGTTTCTTTTGAATAAGTGATCTGTAGCTTACGAGCGTTGGTGTAAAGTTAGTGTTTTCTGAAATAACATGCAACAAAAACTCTTCAAAGTTTTCTCCAATTGATAAACAAGTACCATCTTGGTTAACATACCCCTCTTTGATTAAGAGTCGTAAAGAATCATGCACCCATTTCTCGCTTGTGCGAAAAACTCCATCTTTTGCGATAAGTAAATCTAAGGCTCTGATTGTGTCTTTAGTGGAGTCTAGACGTATTGTTTCGGTAATTGCGTGTGTAACTTTTTTCATAAAACTATGATACTAGCAAAATGGGAACCTGTCAAGGTTATCTTTTTCCACCAAAGTATTCAGTTGCGTGGCCATTTTCAAGTAAATCGTCATTTAAGCACTTATTCCGTTCTTCATCAAGGAAAATGTTGCCTAATATTCTTCCATATTTACCTCCAGCATCTTTAAATGTTTGAATGTAAAAATGGTCACTTTGACTCAACCAGTTTTGGACAAAAGACTTAGCTTTTAAGCCCAACTCCTTTTCCTCTAAATCACGTGTTCTTGTTTCTGGTGTATTCACACCATATAAGCGTACTCTAGCCTTATGTAAGACATCAAAACCCAAGTCAATTACAACATCAACTGTGTCGCCGTCTACAACTCGATCTAAAGTAACCTTATAAAAGTATCTCATACCTCTATTCTACCGAAATATGTAGAAATTAGCACCAACTGCCACTCATGTACCACGGTTGCCATCTGCACCCATAGTGCCGATCAGCAAAATCTGAGATAATTTTTGCTTGTGTTAGGTTTATTGCAGGATCTAAAAGGTCTTCTCTAGATATACCTTGACTAGATAACCTATCTCCATGTGCTGCCCAATTAACTTGGGTAAGCCCATAGTCCTCTGTGGCGCTGATGGCATCAGATTGGCAACGTGTTTCTGCCCACATGATTGATCCAAGTTGTAGGAGGTCTGATTCTTGCCACCCTACAGAGCGTGCTGTGTCCCACCACTCTGTACATCGTGGTGTAATGGCGTAGGACGGTACGCTTGGGACATTAGTGCTGTCTAGCCCTACTGCTTCGAGTTCCTTAATATGTGCCTCTCTCGTCATGTGCCCATACACCCCATCATCTTCTACGCCTATGATTCCTTGTAAAATTTTAACCCTCGCACTAGTTTCATTCCATTGATAGTCTGTTGTGAGGGCAAACATGGCTACACCTTGCTCTAATTCCGCAATTGAAGGTTCTTGTAGTATTGTGACCTCTGGTTCCGCTTGCACTGCTAACGGAGTTGAGACTGGAATTTCACTAACAAGTGTAACTTCGTCTGCTATTGACTCACTCAAGGGTGCGTAGGGTGTTTTTTCTTCATAGCTGCTTAATTCGATTATTGATACAATCCCATCTTCTTTTGGAACGGTACCTTCAGGAGAGGTTGTATTCGCTACAACAGCCGCACCCATAAAGCCAAGAAAAATTAAGCCAAGAAGTTTATCTGTATTCATAGTAATTAACGTCCTTTCATAAAGATAGTAGATACTTTAACACAAGGTCATAAATTTGTCAAATTAATAGCAAAAACCTGTAAAAGACTTTCTCTAAGCAGATTCTAACGCTTCTACTTTGTCTGCCAGTTTTTGAATTGCTTGAAGCATCATAGGCACAAGAACGCTGTATCTAATGTTTTTAATACCGTCTTGATCTGTTTTTACTAAACCGGGAATATGTTTTTCAGTTTCCTGAGCGATCAAACCCAGTAACTTTGGACCCGGAGTAGTTGCATCAATAATAGAAAATTCTCGTGTACTTTCAATAGGTTCTCCCGTATCGTTATAGTCGTAGGTTATCCTTACAGACTTGTCAAAATTGAAGTTTTTAACCTCAAGTTTACGAAGATCAGCATAATAATCTCTAGGATTTTCAATATTTGTTTTCAAACGCTCATCTGAAAGACCAGTATACGAGTTGTTTGTGTTCTGTACATCTCCGTCTGCTTCAACCTGAAAATGCTTTGTGCCCGTTGAGGTGACATCAGACAATAAATATATGCAGTCATGCGTAGAAGTAGAAGTTGTTCTATAAAACGCCGCAGCAATAGTATTTGCTTTAACAGAAAAGAATCCATCAGTGCCCGGAAAATCAGCGCCACCTGTTGACCCAACATAAACATAGCCAGCAGATCCAGTAATATACAATCTAGATGTTTCGTTCGTAGCAAGAGTCAATCCTCGTGCGGCAGAGTTGTGTCCAACCCACATCATAGAACCATCTCCTGCAATACCACCTGTATATCCACTAAACGCAATACTAAGTTGTCCGTCCCAGTTGGCATCAGGGGTAACATTTGTGCTAGCATTTACATAAAATTCATCACACTTTACCTGAAATAAATCTAATTTAGCGTTGTTACCCATATACACTTTTCCACCCTCAGTCTGCAAATGCAAATCACCCGCAGTCGTAGCGTCACTCTTAGACATTATCTCATTAGCATCAATCGCTAAATGCTGACCTGTGCCATCTCCGCCAGTAATTAAACAACCAGACACAGCATCTAAATCGGCGTCATCAGTATTCTTTAAAAGTAAACGTGTGCCATCAAAACAGAAATCAGCGTCACCAGCAAAAGCACTAGAACTATTTTTGAACTGTACCTGCGTATCTGAACCCGCAGGAGCTAAGGCTGTGGCGACAGTAAGTTTCCAAACTGTACCGTCCCAAATCCATGTTAAATCGCCTTGTGTGACAGTATCGTTCGTAGAAGGGCTGTCAGGAAAATTTATAGCCATTATGCACTCTCCAATGCTTCTAAGCGAGTAGTTAGTTCTTGTACCGCTTTAACTAGCGGAGCAATAATTTCTGTGTATCGTAAAGATTGACGTGGTTCGTTATCAACCTCAGTTTTTTGAGGTATATCGTTCTCATCTGTAATAGGGCGCATAACTTTCGTTCCCTCTTTAACAGTGTTTAACCCCCACATAGACTGTTCTGCGGAATCGGCTTGAGCGTCTAAAACTGTTTTAACTTCTTGAGCGATAAAGCCTTGATGCTTCCTAGAGCCGTCTTTCCATTTGTATTCAACAGGTCGTAAAGCCTTAATGAAGTTAAGTCCTAACGTGGCATCAGAAATGTCTTTTTTGAGGTTTACGTCTGATGTTTGGATAGTTCCGTTGGTTGCATAAACATCGTCCCAGCGAGTACTGCTAGACCCTAAATCAAAAGTGTTATCTGAATAAGGGAGAAAGCCGGTAGTGGAATTATTTGTTGTATAAAATTTCCAAGTTCCACCAGCAGCCATATAAAGATATCCATTAGAAGCACTGCCTCTTAGATGCAAGTCATCGTTACCCGGCGAACCCACATAACTCATCGTATTGGAATCACTGTCGTAGAATATTATGTACATACCTTCATTAGTAGCAGCGCCGTAATATGCTGCGTAAGAACCAGCACTTATATAATATTTGTTTGTTCCTGAATTTTTCCAAGTATGTGAATACGCATTGTAAAGCATGTGGGCGTAACTAGTTTTATCGCCAGTGGCATGCGCTCTTAACTCAGGATAGTTATTTAACCCACTATCCCCGATACTTATTTCTCTGTTTTGAGCCTTAACAGTTAAGTTTTGCTCAGGAGCCGAAGTACCAATACCAACCTTACCGTCACTTAAAATAGTCATTCTCTCAGTGTCGTTAGATATAAACCTAACCCTATGCGCTGAACTAGTTCCAAACAGTGCAGTATTAGAACTATCAGAACCTATATAAGTAGTAGCCGTACCATTCAACGATCTAAAGTACGCAGCACCAGACGTTGCAACTACATCTAACCTACCTTCTGACTCATCCCATAAAAGATGATCGCCAGCACCGGCACCATAAAACTTAACATCATGGCCAGTGTCATCAACCCCAACCGTCAAAGTGCCGGTCATTGTAGAGTTGCCTGAAATTTTTAAATCAACTATATAGGCTTCTGACCACTCTTTTGACGAAGATCCAAGTTTATAGCCCTCATCGGCATAAGGCTCAAGTCCAGTTGAAGAAAAGTTTACTTCATACTCACCCTCTGCCCTAATAGCAATAGAACCTTCAGATTCAATGAACATATTACCTGAAGTAAGGTTTTTCATATACCAGTTAGTATTAGCACTAAAACCAAAATATCCCAACTGGGTTCCATCATCATCTACAAAATCAACCCTACTACCTTTGTTTGCTTGATTATGCCAAATCTCAAGTGCTGCTGCATCAGTATTTGCAGTGCCTCCCCGAACAACTACCTTTCTGACTGGGGAAGTTTGGTCAGAAGGGGTAACCCAAAACTCTATATCAGACGGAGTATAGTTATCAGAATAAAAGTACTCTCCTACTAAAGTCTTAATTGCAGCAGCATGATGGTATCCATTGCTGGCTGTCTGCCCATAAAAATCTATTTGCCCATAAACGGCATCTTTGTCAAGCCTTCCAGCGCCAGCAGCCTCAGACTTATAAAAAGCGATATTACCAGAATGTGCTTCAGTATCGCTGGCTACATCTAGTTTAATTCCTGTGTTGGCACCGCTTTTTGTCATGGTAATTAAGGAAGATCCATCGTAAACAAAGTTGGCGTTTCCTGCTAAAGAACCAGAACTATTGTACTGAACTTGAGTATTGGCTCCACCAGTAGCGGCAGACGCTCCACCAACCTCAACCCACTGATTGCTAGAACCATCACCATAATAAATAAAAGTTTTACCAGTATCAGACTCGAACCAAAGGTTACCAGCCGAAGGGCTACCCGGAGCGCTGTCAGCAATCGTGACACTAGCGCCACCACCCCCAGAAGCATCTTCCCAAGCAACACCACTTCCTGTTGAAGTTAAAACCTGTCCATCAGAACCCTGACCACCATTAACTTTGAAATTGACAGCATCTACAGTGTCTTTAACAATCAAAGCGTCTGCTGATTCATCCCACAGCATGTATTTACTAGCAGTAGCTCCAAAGAACTTCACATCATAACCTGTGTCATCAACACCAACATTTAATGTGGCATCTAATTGTAATGTTTTGTGAATTGTTGTTTGTACAGATCCACCATCTACAGTAATATATGCTGTTTCTCCACCACTTCCATCGTCTGAACTCAATACGATATCACCATCTGTATTGTAATTAGTTATCTGGATATTACCAGTAGTTTCACTTATTTGTAAATTACTTCCGGTATGTTTTATGTTCCCGTCTCCACCTGCCTTACTACCGAGACATATTTTTACATTATCTACTAATACTAGAGAGTCTTCACTTTCATCCCATTCCATGTACCTTCCAGATGTTGCACCAAAAAACTTAACGTCTACGCCAGTGTCATTAACACCAAAGGTGGTAGCGCCATCTATTTGAACGGTTCCGTCAATATCAACATCGTCAAGGTTGGTTGTGCCGTCAATGTCAGCATTCCCAGAAATATCCAAACTCGCAGCAACAAAACCATCATCAGTTTTAAGAACATTTGCAGCGTTTCGATACAGCGTAGTATCACCAGCGCTAGACCCGCCAGCACCCCAAGTGATTTTACCGCCAGCATCAATAAGAACCCTATTTTGTGAATCGCCGTCAACTTTGATAGAAAGTGCTTGTGAGGATGCAGAAGCAAGTCCGTCAAAAGAAATAGCGGTTCTAAAGCTTTGTGCCATGGCCTCAACCAATCATGTATAGGGGCGTCCTCAAACGCATTTACACATATTATAGCACATTAAGTATTGTGTACTCCAGAGGTTATCCGGTTACAACAATGCGATAATCTCCAGCCGATATAGTTCCAAGTAGTGTAACTGTGACTGTGTTTGTGTCTGTTCTTACAATATCGCCTTGTACTTCAGCGTATGAAGAAGCGTCATAAACCTGAACAAGTACGTCACGAGTTCCGAAGTTGTGTGTAACAGTAGTAGTGCTTGTACCTGAAGAATCAGCGGAACAATCTTTACCAGCAACTCTTGCTAGAGTTGTGCCTGACAAACCGCTACCTGTTGCAGCAAGATTGTCACGAGCATCGCCAGCAGATGAAGCACCAGTACCACCATAGGCTACACCAATATCGGTTGCCTGCCATGTACCAGTAGCAATCGTACCAATTGCTGTAATATTAGTTTGAGACGCAGTGAGAATCGTACCAGTCAGGTTACCAGTCACATTACCTGTCAAGTTACCTGTGACAGAAGTAGTTGTTAGAACTCCCGTACTTGGGTTGTAATTAAGACCTGTGTCTGTTTCGATGCCTTGATCTCCAGTGGCTCCATCAACAAAGGTTAAGTACACTGTTTCATCAGTTGAGTTATTTGCAGTGGCTGTAACGTTCGTCGCAAGAGATGCTGTACCAGTTAGATCACCTGTTACGTTACCAGTTACTGCACCTTCAAGTGTTCCAACAACAAGTGTAGCAGCAGCATACCCAGTTCCGCCAGTGTTTACTGTCGTAGTAGGCTCGACCTGTAGATCTTTGAAGAGTTTGAACTTACCGCTGTCGTTAGCATCACGGAAAAGACCAGCGTAAAGATCTTGCGAACCGCTTGTGTCATACAAACCGTAGAAACCAATGTCTACAGAGTCGGCAGCATTGTTTCCATTTGCCAAAATGATAAGCGGATCTTCAACTGATAGCGTAGCAGTGTTAACAGTAGTTGTGTCACCATTAACTGTAAGGTTACCAGAAATCGTTACGTTGTTAGGAAGCCCAACAGTTACTGCACCAGTTGAAGCATCAACCTCAACCTCATTGGCTGTGCCAGTAAGAGAGTTGACCGTTGTTGCCGCAATTCTATCATTGATAGAAGCAGAAGTCATTAAAGACGTATCGTTATCAGCAAAGGCTTCGCCACTTGATTGAACTGTGGTTAGCGCCACGCTGTCAAATGTAAATGTGTCAGTGGCTTGAATGGTTATGCCACCATTAGCAGTGATCAAGCCTGCTACAGTCAAGTCGGCAAGTGTGCCAACACTCGTAAGAGATGATGCTGTAACGCCAGAAGCAAGGGTATTCGTTGTTAGTGTGTTAGCAGCAGCAGTAACTGTAATATTGCCAGTGCCATCAAATGACTCACCGTTAATTTCTCTCGCAGTTGCCAATGCAGTCGCTGTTGCGGCATTACCAGTAATATCACTGTCTAAGTGAGCAACTGTACCAGTAGCGTTCTGGAACGTAATTGTTCTATCGGCGGTAGGATCGGTGATTGCAAACGTGGTTTCGTGAGCGTCCGCAGTAGCACCTTCGAATACAAGAGGGCTAGCAGAACTAAAAGTAGCAGTTGCTATGGAGATATTAGTATCTAAGTTAAGAGTAACGTCACCTGAGGCTCCACCACCATTTAAGTTGGTACCAGCAGTAACGCTTGTAACGTCACCCTGTGGTGCTAAGTTAGCAATAGCCTGTGCTGTAACAGTTTTTGGGTTGTCGCTGTCATTTGTATCAGCGATGATTACTTTATCGTCTGCAGCAACGGTAACAGCAGAAAGACCAGAGGGGGCAAAGTTTACTGTAACTGCACCAGATGTCCCACCACCAGAAAGACCTGTACCAGCCGTAACACCTGTTATATCGCCTTGTTCTTGTAGGCTTATCCAACCAGATCCGTTGTAAATATAGAGTTCATTGTCGCTGGTGTTAAAGTAAATTTGACCAGTCGCTGGCGAACCCGGAGCGGTTCCTAAGTTCTGAACTTTAGCGTTCTGCAACTCATTTTTATTTAGATCTATATTAGTTAAAAACTTTTGAGCCATGTTTTCTCCACACTTAAGTTAAATACGCTTTACCGGAAAACGCAGATTCAAATGAAACTGTAACACTACTTGTACTATTATATGATACCTCACCAACTACTACTGTCCCAGCAGAATCAACAACAGTTACAGAAGGAAAACCATCTAGAGTATGACTAATTGTCCATGAAGAAGAAGTTGTAGACTGGGTGTGTGTAAAACGCTTTGGTATCAAAGGTAACGGATCAGAACCCCAAGAAGTGTTGCCTTTGGGTCCCCAAAGTTTACCTCCAGATGTATCGATGTAAAAGTCACCAGCAGAACCCAAACTATCTAATGGAGAACCTGTAGAATACAACAAATTTGAAGAAGCTCCAGCATCATTCACGAACGTTGCCGCTACCACTGAAACAGTATTCGAAGTAGTTTCTGAAACGCTAACTGAATTAATTATGTCTTGAGCTGTTACGGCATTAGTCGTTTCTGTTACATTAACTGTGTAATCTGACATATTAACCTACCGTAAAATTCCCTTGAACCAATCGAACCACACCTGGTCGCCCACCATTGCTCACTAACTCTAAATCGTATACATGTGTACCTGTCGGCAGATTTGTCGTTTCTGACGAAGATAAACTTAATACTATTTTACCACTAGAAGCGTCATGTGTAATCCTACCATTGCTGTTCGTTAGTTCAATTAAGTAAGATGACGAAGATTTTAGTTCACGCACTTGCATGCGGGAGTCCCAATAAGTTAAAGAAGCAACTGAATCGTTAGGATTTGTTATAAAAATATTGTAGGTAAAAGTTTGTCCTTTTGTACATGAAAGATCTAACGGTCCAGCAGTCATTATTCCATCTCCTCATCAAAATGCATGGGAGGGAGTTGTGGACCGTGGGCAATGTACTCGTCGGCAAGTTTTATCATTCCACGTGCAATCCACTCAGGTAAGTTGTCTGACGTTACCACCATTAAATTGGCTTGACCTTCTTCGTCTATTATCTCACCAATAAGAACAAAGTTTCCAATAATACCTACGTCTTCGCCTCTAGATTCAAAAACATCATCAAGTATCTTACCAACCACGTCCTGCCCGCTTGTTTCTGACTCTCCTTGAACAGCATCAGACAGCATCGCAATCAAATCGTCAACGCTGTCGTCATCTGCACGCTCACTCCACGGCACAAAGTCATCAGCCATTTTAATTGTCCTGTGACTTATATGATTGAAGCTCTTCCATCAGCTCATCATTTTTCTTTTCAAGTTGATCAATTTCTTCTTGCAAGTGGTGCGTGATATAGCGAAGTCTATTATTCTCTTTCCTTTGTAATGCGTATTCTATTCTACTCTGTCTCACGAGATCTAACCAAACTTCATCCTGTGCCGCCCCAACATCAAAATCTAATTTTTGTTTCTTAATTCTATTTGATAATAGGATTCCGGCAAATGTAACAACTGAACCAACGAGGGCAGGCACCGTCATGTTTATAAATTCACTCCACATGTGTCTGTCCTCCAACTATATTGTATGTATACCCCCTAAGGGAAAATAGTAATTTTATGAATAATCTAACTCAACTGTAATCGTAGGTCCCAGTGGTGCGGTGGAATAAAACGCATTATATGGATAATATAAAAAATAGTCCGTATCAAAAGATGATCCATAATTGTTAAGCCCACCGCTACCAGTGCCTGTATCTGTTTTGTTTGCTATAACTAAAGGCTTTTCAGTTGCAGCATGATCTAACAAGGCTTTGGCTGTTGCGTTACTTTGAGACTCTAAATTAATAATTGCTTGCTGATTTAAATCTAGCGCATTATTTGGTCTACCCGCATAGTTCTTAGTTGCATAATTTGAAAAACTAATTTTAGTAGGTGTTGGTGATGTATCCGTTATTGTGCCAGAGTATGTTCCAATGTTTATATTTCCCCAGCCTCCACCACTGCCCCAAAATCCATATTGGTAACTATGTCTGAACAAACTTAACGTGGCTGATACCACAACGGGTCTTTCATCAAGAGCGTCTTCTAAGGTTACAGCCCCACTTGTGTCATACTTGAATGTTGCTAGTCCAAACCATCTATAGTAACTATCTGTGCCAGTGGGGTAACTTCCAGCCCATCTTCCTTGCCTAAGCCCATTTATACCTCCGCCATCAGCACCTGACCATAGCCACTGTGTACCACGTGCAGATTTTGAGTTGTTAGCAACAAACGTGTATGTTTGTGGATCAGAACCAGTGTAAATTGGGTCCCACCCAGACCCCGTGCTGCGGTAGGCTTTCTTCACCGTCTTCCACTCGGAGCCATCAGACGCTTTTAAGTCTCCGCTGGCTACTGGTTGCCAACCGCTGCCGTTACTTCCATAGATAGCCATAGCGTTCCCTTAAATCTGGAACCATAGGTTGCCCGAAGCACCGTAAGAAGGAGTGCCTGACTGAACGAAAATTCTACGCCCATCAGTAGCGCTAGAATCACCGTAGGTATCATCCTTATGCAAGAACCGGCCATCAAGGTCACGGGTACCTATAGCAGTAACATGGCCACGGGAGTCAACAGTAAAATCTTCGATAACAACACCGTTATTACTGCCGCCGTAGATTCCGCTTAACGTAGAGGTATCGGCGTGAGTTACAGTCACTGAAGAAGTCTCGGTATCGTTAGATGACACGTCGATACTCGTCCCAGCAATAATTCGCCGAACATACGCACCCGAAGTTTGCGTTCCTAGAGTTACAGCGTTGCCATCAATCTTGTCATTAGTGATAGCGTCGCTGGCAATCTGATCAGTATCAATCGTACCAGTAATTTTAGTGGCAGCAAGAGAAATAATTTTAGCGTCTTCAATGCTACCAGCCAACTGAGCGTTTGTCACCTTATCAAAAGTAAGATTGCCAGTAGTTCTACCAAGAACAGTATTTTCAGTATTGGCTACTATTTGAGTAAGGTTAGCAGGAGTACTACCAACACGACCCAAAATAGCGTGCCCAGAAACCTGTTGCATCTGCTCAACATCAACTGCATTAGCAGTAATATTATCTGTATCAATTTTAGCAAATTCAAGAGAAGTGCCGTTTCTAAGAAGCACCTCATTATCATTGCCAGCAGTAATGTCTGCTACAACACCGCCAGAACTTGCAGAACGACCAATCACAGACAAGCCAGCAGAATCCTCAATCTTTTCATGAGTTACTGCACTAGTAGCAATCCTAGCGATAGGTAAAGTTCCGGCTGTGATCTTACCAGCATCAATATCTGAGCCAAGTTTAGCGTTTAAAATAGTACCAGCACCAATCCTGCCCACGTCAAGAGTACCAGTTGTCATCTTTGAAATATCAAGACCAGAGGCAGCGAGTTTATCATTTGTCACATGAGCGTTAGTTATCTTTATCGTAGTTACAGCATTATCAGCCAACTCATCAGTGTTAATAGCATTATCAGCCATCATTGCATTCGTAATAGTGTTATTTGAAATACTATGCTTGTGATCTGCACGTGCAACGAGCGTGGAAGAGCCGTCTGCTAAAGTTCCATCAATCGCTACAGCACTACCAGGTTTTCCTATCTCGAACCAAGCCGCCCCATTGCAATAAGACAGCGTTCCAGTATCAGTGTTTGAAGTGGAATAGTGAAAAAATCCTTTATACTTAGCAATAGCTTTAGCCGTTGGAACCGTTGATCCAGCTTGATCAAATCCAGCGCCCAACGCCTCTAACTTGTCGTGAGACGTGTTCATTTGAGTACGGGTAAACGTATCAGCACCCGAACTCCAAGTGAAAATTTCTAAACGATCTGTTTGTGAAGCAGCCATGATAATCCTTTCCTATGGCTTATTGTACTAGGTTATTTGTGAATTCATTAGTGTAATTTCTGCATCAGACAGCCTTCTGTTGAAGTAAGCAAACTGTGCTAAACCAAACCGTGCATTCCATGCTCCCGCTGCACCTTCCCCAAAAGAAGCCAAAGATGTAGCAGAAGAAAAAGTTTTCGTTATAGCTGCTGCAACAGTAGACTGTTCAGTTCCATTAATAACTAAACTAAAACCAATAGTTGGATCTCTGCGCACAACAACCTCATGCCATGATCCGTATGTTGGGGATTCAGTCCAAGTCACAGTCTCAGTGTCTGTGCCATCTGTAAATGTGGCTTTTATTGCAGGACCATCATAATAGATATGTAATCCCTGATTTGCGGCATTTAATAATTTAAATATTGTGTAGTCTGTGCCAGCAGAAGCCGTCCAAAAACGCCTAACTTGCATCGCTACAGAAAACGGGTGATACGCCTCAAGTTCAGGAGGGTTATACATAGTGAGCGTTCCCTCATACGCATGAATCGACTCTTTGTTTATCAACTGACTAGGAGCATATGCAACTGACGATGCAGGAAAGTTTCTTGTTAGCGTCCACGTGTGACTTGCATCAACGGAGTCTGCCCCTGTTGTTGCACCAGTCCCAATTGTTGTGGGTAAAAACTTAGCAAGGTTTGTTCCAGAAGGTCCTGTTCCGTTTGCTTGAATAGTTATTTGATTTAAAGTTAATCCACTAAAGGTGTTAGAAGTTGACGCCTCATAAACGGTAGCAGGGGTTAATGTTAAAACACCCGAACCATTTGTGGTTACGGAGTTTACTTTGTTTGTTGCCCCACCTGTTGTTGTGTTTACAACTCGTGTTACAACATCGTATGCTGTTGAGTTGCTTAAACCATTTATTGTTAGCGTGTCTCCACCTGAAGCAGCGTGCCCAAAGTACCATGTGTCTGTGGTCCCACCAATTCTCCGCATAGCAAGAACATCAAAATCTTTATCTCCAGCAGCTGCGCCATCAACATCAACTGTCACCGTAGATGTTGCGCTGTCTGGAAGGCTAGCATTAAAACTTGTACTGTATACCGATACACCGCTTAAGTCAACATCAACACTTGGGGAATACGTAAACTTTCCGTAAGTTTTTGTTGCGTCCCCGTCAATGTAAGCATGATTATTCGTCGAAGTGTCACTATCGCCAGTAAATGTTAGCGGAGTTTTAAAGATCATAAACCTTTTTACCCCACAAGAAAGTGGGTTAGCATCTGCCCAATTGTCTGAAGCATCTAGTTTTCCTAAAACTTGTAAGCGTGCATGGGCGTTGCCCGCAGAAGATGAGGCAGGAGTAATTGTTGCTGTGCCGATCTTGTTTCCCTCCCAGTCATCATATAAAGATGATTGGGCATAAAACGTAACTGAAGCAGTTCCGCTAACGGCACCACGCTTTACTCTTAAAACTATATCTCCCTTGTTTCCTACTGTAGAAAAATCAATAGGATCAGAAGCGGCATAGTTAGTCGCCCCAACAGCGTTATACCCTTCAACAAGTAGCATTCTTGTATCATTATCAATTGCTGCTGTAGCACCAGACACTAAATATAGTGCCCAGTCATTATCGCCTTGACTATCACTATCCACACCACAAGCAATTAAGCGCTTTTCTCTATAGAGCCAGTCCGATGGAGTGTTTCCTCCGCTTCCTGCACTATCCACACTTGCTGTAGGAGCAGTAACATCAGTCAAAATCGCAACCAAATCGAACCCAGCAGTATTTCCGCCTATGTCCGCATAAGTTGTAGAAGCCGTTGTTAAACTTCCAAAAGTTGTAGCCGTCTTTTTGCCAAAATAATACTCTGAACCAGTTGAATGATGAGCGTATCCAACCCCACCACCAACTTCAGTTAATGGTACTGACACAGAAGAGTTTAATAAAATATTTCTAGCAAACCCATCTTTATCAGCAATCAAACTAGGTCCATACGTAACGACACCTCCACCGCCACTGTTCGAAACAGTAGCTGGATAAAAAACATCTGTAAAACTATATGTGCCATTACCGCTATCTATAACTTGCCCCACCTTTGTAGCAAACGCTCCAGCAGAAAGACCATGGTTCACAGCGTCAACAACAAGAGAACCTGAAGCATCAGGGTCCGAATCGGGGTCAACAAGAACTTCAACTAAAAACGGATTCTCTTTATCATTATTGTTTACATTAACTGCATCTGTTGAGGGCGTAGCGCTTGCAAGCATTGTTCTAACAAAAGCCTCAACGGTGTCTGGTCTTCCAGCGTGTATTCCTGTAAACCCAGTACGAATCTGATCCCTGAAAGACTGAACCGTATCGAAAAAGTCTGGATCAGCGGCCTGAAGTGCAAGCCAATCAGAAAAAGACTCAATGTCGGTCCACTCGCCTGGATCGCTTCCTGCGTCACCACCGTCATAGGACTCTATAGCACTCCATGGGGTAAAGCCTGAACTCGAAACTAGCAGAGTTGTTGCTGTCACTGAAGCCAACCATGCCAAATAAGAAGCAGCAGCGGTGTCAGGATCTGTAAGTTTTGATTTGATTTCAGTCCCTTCTTCGGGTCTAGTGTAATCAAACTGGGCTGCTTCGTCAGCGATTTTGTCAGCGTATGATGCAAGTGACTCTAAATACCTTCGTAGTGGTAAATTGAGTTGATCTTGTCCAAGTATGTTATGTATTTTTTCGTCATCTAATCGCATGAAAGCCGGAAGGCCCGTGTATGCTCGATGAGAAATTCTACCTATCTTATTTAAAGAGTCTTCGCAGATAACGGGATCATAGAAAAATCCACCGTCTTCACTTGCTAAGTTTCCCCCAGATCCACCGGATATTTTAAAAACCATTCTAACATACTTATCAGACGCTCTAGCAGTAAAATCTTTAAAAAGCCTAGAAACAGTTGTTTCTGTTGCAAAAGTAATTGTTGTAGGTGCAGACAAAGAAGAATCTGTAGCGTATGTATCACCAGTCCCACTGTTTGTGCTATTGAACTCCATGTCTAGCGTAACATCAGCATCTCCCTTTCCTTGAAAGTAGAAAAGGGAAGCCATGTAACGTTGAGAACTTTCAATGGGTATCCAATCAGATTTAATAGTAATATCGTTAGTTCCGTTAGAAATCCAAGCCATTATACGACCTGGAAAGTCGTTAGTATTTGGATTGTATTTATTATAAAACCAAGTATCGTCTACTCGAACTATAGCACCAGTTGGAGAAGAAACTAATTCCCAACCAGAAAGATTCGTTCCGCCCTCAGCACCAAAATTAGCTTGATTTGCAGAAAAAAGATTAACATCTCGAACTGACACGTTACGCTCCTAATCCTACGACACTGTGATAGTTAGAGTTCCAGCAGTAACTAAAGTTCCTAAATTGGGTAAAACAATATCTGTGCTCACAGCCCCAGAACCACTTAAGGCAACAAACTGATTGGCGCTAGAACTTCCTCCAGTTATCGCACTTGTTGAAGCAAACGTGACGTTTGCGTGGGTGGAACCAGCCCAATCTCCGGCAACAGGCGTCCATGCTGTTGTACTTGCTGGAATGTTTCCACCGTTGTTGGCGTCATTGTAAGCTATTCCATTATCAACAGCCGTGTATGTTACGCCAGTTTTAGCCCCACCACTCAGTGTAAATGCCTCATTAGAGAATTGATACACAGTTGGGACTGCGGTTGAACTTGAAGAGTCAACATAGTAAATTGAAGCTTCCCCAGCAGCATAACTGCCAGAACTTGCAGCATTAGCAACATTTACAGTAAAACTTGAGTTTGATCCAGTTGTTGATAAGTATCCAACATTGCTTGTTCCTACTAGTGGGGTTCCGTCCATTGTTAACGTGTCTACATAGTCAACCCCAGAAACAGAGTCAATAACAGATATTATTTCATTTCTTCTAACATACTGCTGTGACCAATCCCAAGTATTAGCATTTAAGTATGCTTTCAATGCTGTTTCAATGTTTGTTTTAACTGTTGACGCAGTTTCACCTGATTTCATAACAACAGAAGATGTTATATTAATTGACGCCAGTTCTGCTGACATAACATCAACCGACAAGCCACTAGGAACCCTAGCGGATAGCGAAGTGTAAAGATCAGATAGATTTGAATTTGCAACAGGTAGTTCGAGCGCTGCAGATGCAGGCGTGTTTATAGTGCCAGCCACGGCAACTAAAACGCTACCATCGTGGGTGGAGTAGGAGGTTGCTAAAGTGTTTCGATCTCGATATCTCCTGCGATTGAAAACTTCAACCCTATTTGCATACGATTTGTTAGCAGAAATATAATACTTTATCTGAGATGTGCTTGTTGAAGCAGATGTGTAACTTGCTAAAAGGTTAATGGCTCTAGCAAAATACCTTTCATCTGATTCAGCGTCTGTACCACCAGAAGGACTTATGCTGAAGGTAGCAGAAGAGAAAAAAGACGAAGGAGTAAGAAGCGACAAACTTGCTGTGTCGGCTGAAATATTATAAGTCGATCCCACCGCTTGTGCGCTAACAGTTGCTGTTCCAGACAATGAGCCGTCAAGACTAAAGGCTGAATCTAAAACAAATACATACGAAGTGCTAGTCGCCGTGTCTGTGTACAAAAATCTTGTACCAGCAGGAAGTGACCTAGCCACCGTATCGGAGTCAGCAAATGTAATTGTTAAGGTTGCAGTCGCTTTAGTACCACTGCTCCTTGTAAGGCCAAAAAGTTGTAAAAGCACTTCAGCAGTTGCTGAAGGAAGCCTGTTTATTCCACCAGCCAACTCTGATGATCTTGTAGCAAAGGATTCTGCCAGTGCAACCTCAATCTGACCAACTTCTGGCATCCAATTTGGTAACAAACCTCTAGCAGAAGTAAGAATGCTGTTTAGTACGGTAACTGGATTATCATCAAAAACTGTTAAGTCTACATATTTTGAAACATCAGGAGAAGACATTATACCCTCACTTAAAATTAATCTCTACATTGGTTAATGCGCCTTCTGACTGCACAAGCCCAATTTCCACAATATCGATATTATCCGTAGTGTAAAAGTCACTAAATGAATCGTAAAACTGACCAGAGTCAAAAGTATTAAAAGTTGGCTCTTCAATGCCAAAATTTGGAAATATACTACGTTCGGTAGTTTCTGTTCGAACAAAAGCTTTAACTTGTTGTGCTTTGTACGTGTCTGTACCAGTCAGCACCACATCTGCTCTTCTATTGTTGTTGCTCATCCTAAATGGATATGAAAGAACATACTCAGCCATTAGATTCTCCAAAAAATACCTACATATACATTCTACCTAAATTTCAGGGGGTACTACCACTACTAGGAAGTTTCATCTGTTATAGATTTATACCATTCATTAAAATTTGGGTCATCTACAGGTATTACCTTAAGATCAACTAAGTCAACTTCCCATTTACTTCCAGACATTGCCCATGCAATTTCCAGTGAGGGTTGGGCAGGTGCAACTCCTGTGTTTACCTCTAATCCATAGGTGTTTACAAAATAATTAACTACACAGGACTGTATGCCTTCATGGTAACATGGGGCATCTTCTGATGCTCCATATGGGCAAATGTTTGGAGTTACGTCTATTTCTGTGTTATTAACGTTGATAAGTATCCGATGCCCATCAACATTCCAAGAAAGTTCTTTAATCATTTTTTCTTAGTGGGCGTGGTTTCTTCCTCATCGGCTGGAGGGTTAGAAAGTTCTTCAATCTGGGCAGAAAGCGTTGCGACAACTTGCTCGGCAACAAAAAGTTTTGCTTTTAGGTATATTATTTCTTTTTGTAACTCAACTGCATGTGTCCAAGTCGTATCTGCAATTAGCCCATCGTCTGCTTCAAACATTATCGTGTAACCTCTAAATCTAGGTAAAAGTTTCCTTCAACTACTCTTTCAACTGTTCCATCAGAAGCAATTATTTCCAAATCGTACACGCCACTCTCTGCTAGCGATGCAGTATCTGAGGCGGAAATCGACAAAGCAATCTCCCCACTACTGTTCAAGGAAATACGCCCATTAGTAGTAGTAAGCTCAATAAGTGTGCTTGAAGACGAAACTAAGCGTCTTACCTGCATGCGTGCAGTATAACCGCTTAAGTTCCTAGCATTGCCACTACTGTCTTTAACTGTTAAAGTTCTGCTAAATGTAGCGCCTTGTTCACAAGTAATATCGTATGCTCCGGCAGACATAACTAAACCTCCTTGGTAGTTATATTATACCTAATTACTTACTACTTTTGGACTCTTTCGCAGGGGCTTCTTCAACTGGCTCTGGAGCATTTGCTAGGGCTTGCGCCTCAGTAATAGCTTGATTTAGAGCCGCCCGAAGAGTGGCGTTTTCCGCTGTAAGTGTTTTAATTTGCTCAAGCAAATTCTCCATCACGGCATTAGGGTCAATATTAATTGAGTTATTTGATGTATCAGTCATAATACCTATACTACTAAATATTTATATGGTTGTCAACTATAACATTGCTCCAGCACCGATGCACCAGAGAATTCCCCCTATTAGTAGGAGCCACCCAAGTCCCATACTACCTACGTCTCATTTCAGTATTCAAGTAACGAAGGTTGTCGCTTGTGTCAGTTTTAAACAAAAATGGAAATATGGCATGAATAATACCTAAACATGCTGTCCAGATCAACAAAACTGCGGTGCTAATAGCAAAAGCAAAATGTTGCAAATAGGTCATATTATTTGACTTCGGGTGATTTATGAATGCCCCCTGAAGTTTCTTCAGCATTCTTTCCCCTTTCAACTTCTTCAACTTTCTTTGGTTTTTTCAGAGCTTTTCTAATTATCTCAGCATATGGTGGTTTTTCACCATACGACTCAATTGGTACAGAATCCCACATATCTGGCATTTTATGCTTCCTTTGTTTTAACCTCTGTAAAAGATGCAAGATCTTTTTCTAGGTTGTCCAAAGATCTAGCACCAACTAAGCGTTCTTGTTCTTTACCATCAACAAAAACTAACATTGTTGGTATGTTTACGATATCAAAGCGCTCTTGTAGGAGTGGTGCTTTATCAACTTCAACTTTAATAACCTGAACTTCATCAGCATATTTAGCGGCAAAGTCATCAAGAATGGGGGCCTGCATGTCACATGGACCACACCACGATGCCCAAAAGTCCACTACAACTGGTTTCGATGCTGTTGTGATTAGTTGATCGAAATGCTTTTCCTCAACTGGCAACGCAAAGCCTTCGGCAAGGACTACTCTTTTTACTGTGTTTTGTTTACGAGTCATGTATCTATGATACCATCATAAATACACTAAATCAATTACTCTTCCCAGCAACAACATCCACAGTTGCAGTCTTGGGTACACACACAAGCTTCACACTCACATTCTTTCATTAAGCCCCCTCTATGTTTCTTGTTCTATAAAAGTTGTAATAATTGTTTTATGACCACTCAAAGGAATTTCTCCTCTATGCGGATACAGCCAATGGACAGGGAAAATTAAAACTCTTCCAGCCTTCGGTTCAACACTTAACCCATGCTTAGTGAACGTTGTTTCGCCACCAACTTCTACATCATTCAAATACAAAAGAACCGCTAAAAAACGATCCTTTGTTGAATTAAAAGGCCCGCCATCTACATGCTCTGCATAAAAACCGTGACCTTCTTCATAGCGTTGAACTTGGAATCCTGTATCACGCAGAGGCCATGCCAACTGAGCCAAACCGTCATATTTACTGACATAGTAGTTAAGCGCTTTGCTAATACTTTTGTGAAGTTCATCCTCGAACCATCCCAAACTGTATAAACCTTCGCCCATTTCTGAAGATAATGCCATATCTGAAGAATTTTTTATTCTGGTATCAACTCCTAGCATGGATTTACCTTCTGACAAAACATTGGAATCCCACAAGACATCCCAATGCTCAGTCAATGTAGCATCAACTTTGCCGCAAATATCAGGATCAACGAACCCATCGCAAACACCTACGCCTGCCCACTTGCCTAGCGGGAAATCTATATTCATGAGCCTGTAGGCATGAAGCCTATTAATGATGTTTTTTGTATTAAAGGAAGAAGCCATTCTTCAACTATAGTCCCAGAAATATCAGGAGGATCATCTGCTACCTGAGCGTCAGTTTTACCTTCCAAATACTTCTGAACTTTATTAGCAGGAACGTTTGTCCAAATCCATTCTCTAACATCGTCTGGCATTTCTAAACGTGTAAGCATGTTTTTACAAACATCAACCATAGGTTCAGTGGAATCAAAGTCAGAACCTGCAACTTCCCATTCCATCATTAAGCGTAAGAGTTCCTGTATCGTTCTTGTTCCAGCAGAATGACGACCAGCAACTACTCTATTTTCTGCTTCGGTATCAGACGACTCAATATAAATGACTAACCCACCGCACTCTGGGCTACCGAAAACTGCGCTTAAATACTCTAATTCATTAAAAGGAAGATCGTGATTACCTGTTAAAGAATGTGGAGCAGTATCTGCTCCACAATTACATTTCTTAGCCGTATCGTCCCAAACATGAAATGCTCTAGGACCATACTGATTCTTGCCAGAATCGCAGCGTCTATGCATTTCCCCATCTGAACCAAGTTCTTCATCTTCATCTATATCAGGGACCAAAGGTACAAAAGCGAAAAAGCCTTTAGTGTTATCTATAGTCCAAGTAGAACCATCTTCAGTGATAGTCCTAGTAGGCAACTTATTGTAATAACCTACACCACCAAGATGTTGAGGTTCTTCAGCGAACGTACCCATAATTTCCTCCGTTACGTTTTAATAATGAAACCAAATGGTTCCACATTTACAGTGGTGCTTATAGTGGACGAAGACAAAGAGTGGTTATGGTCCGCAGAGTTATCGCCGACAGTAACGTTGTGCGTATGCGCTCCAGTATTCCCAGTAGCAAAATTGTGCGAATGCGATCCAGCGTTGCCTAAATTATGTCCGTGGTTAGCATTAGTACTCATGTTGCCAGAAGTGGAGGTAGTTTGGCTACCAGAGTTACTCTTGCTGTAAGTATGCGTGTGGGCAATATTGGCACTGTTCATATTGTGGGCATGGCTTCCAGCATTGCCTGTATTAGCGTTATGGCTATGGTTCCCATACTCATTCGTGTTTCCAGTATGTGAATGGTCAGCAGACTGGTTACCTAAACCTAAAGCGTCTAAAGCAGAAGAACCAGCCAACGTGGTAGCAGACGGAGTGGTGCTTAAAGCAATACCCATCGCCAACCTATCAACAGGGTTAGGCAAATTAAATGTAGAAGAACCATCGCCAGTTCCATAACGAGTACCTATAATCGCAAACAAAGCAGAGTACGTCGTTCTTGAAACTGCTGAACCATCACACTCAAGCCAGCCAGTAGGAGCAGAAGACCCAGACCACATGACAACTGCACCTGTAGGGGGAGATTGATCTTCCCATGCTACTCCGCTTCCTGTTGAAGTTAGAACTTGCCCATCAGAACCTTGACCGCCATTAATTTTATAATTAACTGCGTCTACAGTGTCTTTGACAATTAAAGCGTCTGCTGATTCGTCCCACAGCATGTATTTCCCAGAAGTCGCTCCGAAAAACTTAACATCTACGCCAGTGTCATCAACACCTACAGTTAAAGCACCATCTATTTGAATAGTGCCAGCGACTTCCAAACCAGTGCCATTTATAAGCTTTAGAGCATCTGATGTAAAACGAGCAGAAATATTATTTGAACCCGCTTTCTGATGGGCTATCTCAATAATACCATCTTCAGAACCATCCGAAGCATCATCAATCTTACCAGTTATCTTCGCATACATAACTTTCTGATCATTATCATTCTCACCTTGAAACTTTATCTGACCTATATAGTCGGCATCAGCAGCGCTAGCACTGTTTCTGTATAATTCTAAAATCGGAGCAGCAGCAGAGCCAGCGTCAGTGTCAGTTAGTGTAACTGTAGATGTTCCATCAAATGTAAAGTTAGCAGAGCCTGCAAAAGAGCCAGAGTTGTTGTACTGTATTTGGCTTGTTGACCCACCCGGACTTGCTGAAGCAAGGTTAGCAATAGACTGAGCAGTAACATGCTTAGGGTTATCGCTATCGCTTGTGTCTGCAATAACAACCTTGTCATCCGTAGCAACAGTTACAGAGGAAAGTTCTGACGGGGCAAAGTTAACCGTAACATCACCCGAAGTGCCACCACCACTCAAAGCTGTGCCAGCAATAACAGATTCAATGTCCCCAGTGTTTGTGTCATCGCTCGTGAATGCCACAGGGTTTCCAGTGTTTCCTTCAATAAAACCAACAAACACATCGTCAGAAACAGACGGCGTGGGTCCTACAACAGGTACATTTTCATAAATGTTATCAAGACCTAATCTAGGAATTTTAACGTTTATCAAAGATCCATTTATAGAAGCAACCGTAGCCCTATAAATACCTCTAGGATTAATACCTAATCCAGAATAATTGTTATTTCTAGAAGATCTTCTACTCATTCTACTATTCCCATGATCTTATCCCATGTCAAAGGACCTACTATTCCATCTGCTGTTAATCCATTGGCGGATTGGTACTTTATAACAGCAGCTTTAGTCAATGGACCAAAGTCTCCATCACTTGTCACCCCAACCGCTATTTGTATTCTCTTTACACACTCGCCTTTAGATCCCTGTTGAAAGTTCTCTAAAGCGCAAGCCATGTCATCTGAATCTAGAACATTTGTCCCACTCACACTCACTATTGAAGTTGGTCCTGCTTGAAAAGTTACTCGATCAACCATATACTTACCCTCATAATGTGGTACGCCTTTTATTTCAAAAGAAGCGCCTGGGTAGATTGATAAAGTTGAAGAATTTTGAATTAGAGACAACTGTGCTGTCGATGCCTTTTTTGTATCAGTTGATCTTTTTAATGCAACCCTTGAACCAAAATATGCATCCGTAGAATCAGAAGGTATGTTAATAGTAAAAGAATCTGTGTTTGAAACAATAAACTCTTCTGATGCGAAATATAGTACTCCCTTTGCTTCAAAAAACCTAAAATCTAAAGCATTAGCCAACCTTCTTAAAACATCAAAAGTTGACTCATCTTTTTTATCATTATGTTCCCTAATAATTGCACCATCAACCGACGTGTCTTCCATAAACTTATCTAAACCAAACTTATCTGCCATTAAAGAAGCAAACGTTGATGGTGATATCTGCCCCCAAGACATTGGTCCTCTGTCTCTTCGCATCGCTTGAGTTGCTTGAAGCCTTGCGGTAAAGTTTACACTATCCGTGTTTCCATGAACTAGGTCTACATCAGATATTTCAAAAAGTTGTGATAAGTATTCAACAGTACGTCCAATCATAAAATAGTTGTTTCTGTACATTTCAAAATCAGCGTCATGCACGCTCACGGTAATTTGACTCACCATACTAGCAGATAAGTCGTATGAAAGTCTGGTGGTGGACTCATGTATCTCAACAATCTTATCGCCAATTTCACCTATTTTCAAAGAGTCAACAGAAGTTGTTACAGTAACCATACTGTTATTGTACCATTCCTATGCCTTGATTACAATTAAGGCATTAAAGTGTCTTCAAAGGATTGATCATACAACTCAGCCAACAATGAAGTATATCGTTGAGCTTGGGCGAAGTTTGTTATCGAGTCTGGATCAGGTAATTCGCCCCTACGCCTTGCTCGCTGAATAAGTTGTTGATATCGTACAGGCTGTTGCATTGATGACCACAGTATCTCCAACGCCTCGTCTTCAGGATCCGTTGGAGGCGGTGGTGGAATTGCCTTCGTGTATGTTGGGGTTCTATAAACAGCCAAAAGTTCTGCAATCTCTTGATTTATACTAGGTAATTCAGTTAATTGAAAACTGGCTTCCGCCCTTGTTGGCTCACCAGAAGTATTCCTATACTGAACAGCATAACTAAATTTAGTTATAGCAACAAAAAAAGATAACGACGTGTGTCCATAAACAAACTTGCAACTATACCCATTTTCTGCTATTTTTGTCAGGTCATCTAAAAGGTCTACAACTGGTAAAACTCCACCACTTTCCTTATCGGCAATAACCGCCTTAAAAGTAACAGTGCTTAATTGCTGGTTCTGCTTTGCTAAAATTGGCTTTTTACCTGGTCTAGCAATCTGAACAAACTTAGTTTCAAGAGTGTCATAACTTATATCTCGTGGTCCAAAAGGAAAAGCTACTTCAATATCAGCATTTTCACCTTCATCATTTTGAACCCCTGTCGTCCTCAAGACAGCACGCTCAGGATTTACTGTTCTAATTACAGGTGGTGATCCAGTAGGTAAATCAGTTACCCATGTTGTTGTTACAAAAGGCATTAGTTATTATCCTCTGCTTCCGCTGCCACAGCTGCGTTTACTTCAGTACGTATTTCAAGCATTACCGTGTCAACTCCACGACCCTCAACTGTTTCAGCATTAACAATAACTTGAGTCCCCAAGGCTGTGTTGTCAGCAATTGTCTTCAGCCAGTCATTTTGATCCTGAGTGTACTGACCAGTTTCCGTCATGAAATTAAGTAGCATTTGCTGTGATGCCTCTTGACCGATAACGGCTTCAATTCCAGCAAGATCACCACTCATTATAGCGTCAATGTAGCCTTGATTGTCACGGTTTCTCATGAAGTCCCTGTTGTCCTCATGGTGCATTACGTATTGACCAAACGCCTTTGAGTCAAACCCTTCAAGCATGTCTGGGGTTAACTCAGATATGCCTCTGTCTCCAAAGAAGACACCCTTATATATGTCTCTATTTTTATCCACTTGCTTTAGCGCTGCATCAATTTCATTAGGTGACATGCCTTCCAGTTGAGATACGGGAATTCCAGAATTATCGGAAATTAACTCCAGTTGTCTCTCTTGCTGTCCAATTATATCAAAGTTGCCAACAACATCAACATCACCAAATGCTCCCTCCGCTTGCAAGTTTCTTATGGATTGAAGTACGGAATAACCAGCCAAGTCAGCGCTTCCACCCATAGCAACTTCTGCGATGGCTGCTGATTCAATGAAGTCCATAAGCAAACTTTCATCCATCATACCACTTTCTTTAAATGCGTTTAAAGCAGCATTAGCCGAAGCAGATCTATTCGTCATACCAACCATACTGGTACTAAAGTCTATATCGCCAACAAAAGATCTTCCTCTGTCGATAGGATCAAGATTAAAAAGATTCATTAACACACCGACAGCAGACTCGTTAAAGTCTGTATAAGCATCAAGATTAAGGGCGGTCATAAAGCCTTCAATCTGCTCTGCTGTCGCTCCAGTTATTTCCGCAACAGCATTCATCTGCCTAAAATAAAGATCTTCTGCTTCTAATAAGTTAGCTTCAAGTTCATCAAGTAGCCCTGATTCCAATAAAATACCAAAAAGATTGTCCTGATGAACTGACTCAGGGGCTATGCCGAAGTTATTAACTAAAAACTTACCAAAGTCAGCAGTGTCACCTTCAAACGAACCATCCTCTTCTATTTTCATTCGTCCATATTCATCTTGACCAGCCAGTATAGCCGCTTGCCAATCTTCGTGTATCGATGCTTGTTGTTGGTATGCTTCGAAGCCTGAACCCGCCTCAAAAGATGTGACGGTGTCCATTATTCTGTCACCTTGTTTCACTGCTTCTTTTTTTATTTTTTCTTGACCTTTTCCGGCGGCAATCCATTCACCAACACCACCAACAATAGCACCTAATATACCACCGACCAGTGGACCAATGAGAGGTACCACTTGTCCGATCATTGCGCCTGCCATGGCTCCGTGAAGCGCACCGCCAAATCCCATGTCTCCAGTTTGGGCTGCATTCCCCCAAGTGTCTGCTACCGACATACCTGAAAAAACTGCACCAACACCTGGAAGTGCTTTACCTCCTGCAAATTTACCAAACTTGGAAATCCCTTGACCAAGCCTTGATCCGCCAATAGCTCTACCAAGATTAGACGTACGCTCGTAACCACTATAAAGCATGTTCCCTGTACCACGTATACCACGTTGGGCGTACTCTCTTGGCAATCCCCACCTGCTACCGGCAAGATTCACCCTTTGAGACATCATTCTATCTACTGTGCCTCCAGTTCCTGTCCAAGCGCGCTGAGTTGCAGTCATTCCACGACCCCAAGCAGCTCTAGCGCCTGTCCTAACTCCATTAGCTGCAGTCGCACCTGGAACAAACGTTCCTCCTGCTCTAGCAGCAGCTGTGCCAGCCTTAGCCATGGCACGACCCTTACCAAATATTCCTAACTTTCGACCACCCATATACATGGCACCCACCGCTAGGAGGCTTCCTAAGCCATTATCGCCACCTATAGAGTTTATCAAGCCAGCTATCTGTACAACAGCAGACACAAGAGATGACACAACAGGCGCAAGGTAATTCAATACAGTAGCCAAGGTATTAAGAGCATCAGGTAGTTCTTCAAGGATAGGAAAAATAGTATTAAACAAATTAAACATGGCAGGAATAACATTATTTGCTAACGAGTTCAAAACGTTGTTAATTAAAGGAAGTTTATCAAAGAATCCTGTCTGGCCATTAGACAAGCGATCAAACAAAGAACCTATAACGTTACCAATGGCTTCACCAAACTTAATAAAGTTATCGGCATTACCCGTCATAAGTTGCCTAAACTCTGCGAAAAGACCTCTACCTCCAGCGGCACTACCCATTGCTTTAAACATGTCTAACAATAAGTTGGCTGCAGGCTCAAACTTATTAAACCATGCACCCATGGATTCAAAGAAGTCTCTAACTCCTACAAAGAAGTCAACGAAACTTTTTCCCATTTCTTCAATTCGATCAATGTCTTCCAAAACATTTTCTCGAACCCAACCAGAGATAGCTCTAATAGTGGTAACCAATGTAGGAGCAAACGAACCTTCACCAAATTTTTGAATTATCGAAGCCATAGCGATAATATCGTTTTTGATAATGTTAGATATTTCTAAAAATGTATCTCGGAATGGACCAAGAAGAGGCTCGCCTAAGTCAGCAAACAATCCCTTTTGACTAGCAAACTGAGTTTTTGCGGTTCCTATTAACGTACCACCCATGTTTTGAGATAGCCCTTGATAACTTGAAGCAGTTGCTGCGCCAGAACTAACAGCGCCAATAAGACCAGCCATAGTGGTGACTCCGCCTAAAGAACCTTTGTTAAAGCCTTGTGCGCCTTGAACTGCTGTTTTAGCATCAGCAAAGCTTCTAGATCCAATAGCAGCAGCCAATGAAGTTACCGCTTTAGCGTCACCACCAGTAACATTAAACATACCAGTAATTAATGCATTGGCTTGAGGCCCTCGAATTCCAGATCTAGCAAGTTGGTTTATAATAGCAGTGTTTGCTTCACCGCCAAGCAAACCCATATTTCTACTGCTAATTCCCGCAGTGAATCCTCTCGCCTTTTCCATGCCTACCCTACCACCGCCTAACAATGGTGCTAATTGCGCTTCTTGAAACTCTCGCATAGCAGCAGCAGCCACAGCCAAAGTTGTCGCTAAAGCTGCAGCGGTAACAGTTAAACCTTTTAATGCAACATCATATAACTTAACAGCAGCACGACCAGTTATCAAAGCCGCCTTAGCTGCTAACAATCCAGCCGTAACTAAAGCAATGTGTCCAGCAAGGGCAATAAAAGAAAACTTTCCCATCAGTTTAACAAAATTAAGAAAAGCTCTACTGAACCCCTTAAGAACATTGGTCATTTTACTAAAGCGACTTGTGAGTTTATTCGTAGTTCTATCTAAGTCACGATTAGTTTTGTTAAACTTTTTCGTGGTGGCATCTAGGTTTTTTATGCGTCGTTCAATAGCGTTAAGATCATTTGTGATGTCAGAATCAATCTCGACCTTAATTATTACTTTTTCTTCAACAGCCATTGCTACCTCAAAACAGAAAAACTGGGAACCTTTGTAGTTATTCTACAAAAATTCCCAGTATGTTATCCGTAACCACCTGTAGTATTGTTGCGTTTTCTTTCCCTTTCAGCATGATCGCTTGCAAGGGCTTTGGCAACAGCCAAGCGTATTAACCACTCATCATAATCAGCATTTAGAATTTGAATAGGATCAGTATGAAATGCTTCGGCTAGTCGTGCCGCTGATCTGATCCTTATATCCCCGGCTAATTCTTCAACTAGCCCAGCGTAGGGTCCTCTGCGTCGATATCATCACCGTAACCTGCATAATCAAGTATCTTGAGTGCTACAGATTCTAAGTGAGGGTCAACGGCATAAAATGCACGAATTGCGTCAGGTAATGGACGATCAGTATTAGTCATCTCCATGATTACAGGAGAAGCAAAGGTAATCTCGTTACCCTCGTCGTCCAAAACAATTTCATCATTGAAATAAATTCCACTAACAGTCTGACCTACAACGTAACAAGAAAACTTAATAGAATCAAGTTCTTCTGTTTTACGGTTTGTAGCATTTCGTCGCCAAGATTTTAGTTGTTCATTTGTAATGTTTGGAGAAAACCTCACCGTGACGCCTTTGCGCTCTGGCACTGGAATTTCAATGTCAGGACGAGTAACCTCTTTAGAGATTTCTTCCTTTAATTGATCCAAAACTGTCAAACGAGCAGTTTTTTTCTTAGCAGCAGGTGCATCAGTCTCAGCAGATGCAACTTCAATTTCTTCAGTATTTTTATCAGTACTCATATTGCTATGTTACCTCTTTCCGCTAGGTGTGTCAACTAGTCGATGAGTCTGCCCCAAGTATTGGGACCAACTATACCATCAACAACTAGACCTTCATCTTTTTGAAACTGGCGAACAGCACGATCAGTCATTTTACCGAAATCACCGTCTACGCCAGAATATTTTTTAGGACGATTTGAAAGTTTGTACCCATTCTTATCTAAAAGTTTTTGTAAAAACTCTACAACTGGGCCCTTTGCACCTTTACGTAGTGTAGTTTTAATCGCTTCACCAATAAATGCAAACACATCTTCTTGTTCTTTCTTAACAGAAGCAGCTTTAGGTAACTTCTTTTCCTTGCCTACAGGGAACCAATCCATTTTTGCTCCACTGACACGGCAAGGCTGGTGGTGCCACCACTCAGAAGCTACGGTTTTTTGAATACCGTATTCTTTGGCGATAGCATTTACCTGTGTGGTGGTAAGCCCTTTGCCCACGATTCTAAAGTCTACTGCGTACCCATAGCCTTGAAATTTAGGTTGGCTCATATGGTATGAGCCTTGGAACCCTGCGCTATTTACTCGATCTGGGTTGGCCGCTAGATTGAACCCCGGACGGCGACTCTTGTACCCATCATACAGGTACTTCTGCTGTTGGTACGTGCGTACTCCAGAAACAACGGATACTTTTCCTTTGATTCGTGGATCTGCAAAGAACGCTTCAAGTCTTTGTTTGAATTTAGGGTGTAAGTCTTTGATGTTTACACTGCTTGATACTGTTGGGATTGCCATAGTTTTTCCTTATATTCATGTGCGATCAACTTCATAAATATAATAGTAAAATTTGCTAAGGTGGTCAAGTAGATACACAAAGAAAAGACACCACTCAAGGTGGTGCCAGTTCTAAAAGAAAAGTTTATTTAACTTTTTATATTGCTGCAACTGAACTTACTGAGAATGTCAGTGAGTATGCTGAAGGAGCACCAGATGATGCATCACCATCAGGCTCCGAAAGGCCAACAAGTAGGCACTTAGCGTATGTACGCTCAGAGCCTGGTTCTTTAAGGTCGCAGTTTAGGGTCATGATAACAACATCGTAATAAGCCATTCCAACTATTTGTCGAAGTTGATTCAACTTGGTTGTATCAATCTCTGGATCGTAGAATTTGCTTACAGTTATGTCGCCAATTTCAGACGGTGCGCATAGAACCTCTGGAAAAGTGCTGTTTCCATCATATACCTTTTCCACAGAAGCGCTAATCTCGCCACCGCTTACAGTTGCAAAGTACTTGTCAAACAATGGACCCTTGGTGTGCCCTGGAAGCTCAACTGGATGTATCTCTGCAACGATTTGTCTCTGTGTTGCTTTAGCCATTTACCTTACTCCTTATATAAGTGGGGCTGATAGATTGCTCTTAGTAATTACTATATCAATTAAGTCTGCGACTCCAGAAACCCTTACTCCGACTTGAGCCTTAACTAAGCCAGTAGCGAGTTGAGTAGCAGGATTAATTGTTCCATCAACAATGACGTTGTAACCCGGATCTATCAATTGCCCGTTTACATCGTATGCTTCATACAAACCGCCTGCAATGCGGATTGGCTCAAGGAATGCCTTGATTGATCCACGAATACGTCCAAACAAGTTACCACTACCATCAATGGTTTCGAAAACGTATTCTTCCATACGGCCCTCAATTCCAAGAGTAATGTAATTCATTGTATCACGCATTGTTATATAGCGCCAGTTTGCTTCATCGTTAGAAACTGATCTTGCACCGTAAACACGGATTTGATCACCAATCTTACGTATGGCATTAACTCTAGCATTGTCAAGTGCGTCTCCCGTTGCTGGGGTAACATCTGAAGCCAAGTCTTTAACAGTTTTCGCAGAAGATATTTGACCAGCGCCTGCACGCCATGGACCGCCGACTTCAGCAATTGCTTTAGCACGAGCTCCAGCAGCGTAACATACAGGATCAATTGTAAGAGTTGATCCAGCAAGTGAAGATGTTCCTGTTGCTAACTCTGAAGAGTTTGGAACTGGAACTTTAATCTCTGGCCAATAGAAAGCCATGTATGATGCTTTTGAATCAGCATAATATGCGGACGCTTCTGTCTTAGCGGTACCTGCAGCGGTTCCGCTGTTGAAACCAAGAAGAGCAATACGATTGTTTGCTTCAGCATGATCTCTCAAAGCAGTCCATATAGCATCTGCTGATGCTCCCTTACCTCGACCTGGGGCAGCAATGGCACCAGACTTAAGGTTAGGACTTAATTTCGTTGTATCTGTAGCAAGTGCTGCAACAATGTCGGCATCTGAAACAGCATTACCGTTCGATCCACCGGATAATGCGGTGGAAGCAACAGTGGCAGGGTTGCCAGTTGCTGTAGTGTTGTCACTTGCAGTGATAAGATGGGCAACCGCAGAAGTGTTAATTACATTAACACCGTCTGTAACGCTCGTGAGGTCACGAGTTGTTAATAGGGTTTCCCCATCTAAAACAATTTGTAGTCTGAAACCAGAAACGTCTGCAGCAAGAACTTGAACTTTCAAGTTATCAGCCCATGCGCCAACATTTTTGGCAGTGATGTCCATTGTAGCGGAACCACTTGAGTTATTTAGGGTAATGCTACCTGCGGCAGAACTACCTCCAGCCACACGCATAACATAGCAACGTGCGCCTCCTTCGTCAAAGTATGTCTTTACATGTGCGTAAAGGCTCCCTGACTGATAATTTCCGTAGTAGGTTGTGTAGTCACTGAAGGATCTTAAAAGTGTGGGTTCATCTGTAGGCCCACGCTCGGCTTCTCCAACAACAAACAACTGACCTGCTTCAACGTCGTTAGTCCCAACAGGGCCACTACGTACCGCAGTTGTTACGTTTACTCCCGGCATTTTAAGCCTCCATATTCCTTATTAGATGTATACAATACCAGTATCGAACATGCCTAATGGCAAAACGCCTAAGCGTCTGCTCTATTCTTTATTATACTACCACCGAGTGTCTAGAAATCGTTGGAACTATAAATATCATCAAGCAGATGGTGTAACAGATAAACTATTTGCTGAATAAGCACCAGTACCTGCTGCGTTTATTGCACCAACCCTAAATAAATATTTATTTCCGTTAGTTAATCCAGTAATCGTCTTTGCGGTATCAGTAGATCCCGTATCAGCGACAGACGTACTCCATGTAGAGCCACCATCTGTGCTTTGTTGAATCTGATACCCCGTTATCTCATAAACTCCACCACTCCATGTTGAGGTGGTCCAAGCCAATGTAACTTGCGCATTGCCAGCCACTGCAATAACATTCGTGGGGGAATTTGCAGTAACTGCAATTTTTGAAACAGTGTTCTCATGCGTTTGCATAATACCTACTGGGGTATGATCAATTATTTCTTCAAGAGATAGATCGTATGCTACATACGATCCTGCTAAAAGACGCTCTCCCTTTATAAGGGTTAAATCAGAGAATTCTTCCCTAATTGTCGATTCGTTTATTTTTGGATAGCAAGGAACTGTGCTGTCATAAGATGAGAGCGAAGCTCCATCCATTAAGGACTCACGGACAACAGTCGTAAGGTTATCTCGTTGTTCTGTGACCGTCTGCGCACCATTTGCTCTTGTCCACACATATGTCCGCATCTCGTATGTAACCCTAAAATTAGGGTCGTAATCGTATTCGTACCCTTCACGATCAACTGATCTAGTATTTATAACTAAAGATATAAGTGTTGGCCACGTATCTAGCGCAAAAGGCTCGTATGTTAAAACCTTTCGTGGATCTGGCAATTGTGACTCGCTAAGATTCCAGTGGTTTCTGTATGTAATTAATCTGGGTGGCAAGTCGTTTGCAAGATAATTACTTACATACTGCTTCGCCAATCTGGGTCCTGACATCATTTTATTTCATAAACCCCTTACTAAGAAATGACTTAACTTCTCCAAGTGAACCGTGTAATATATACTCTCCAACAGCATGTCCAGTTCTATTGGCCATTAACTGTGGGACGAATAGTGGCTTTCTTTGTGCCATGTTTTGTGTGCCTGCTTGGTGAAACTGGGCGTAGCCAATCGTTGTGCCAAAGTGAGCCGTGCGTAAACCAAAGTCTCTAACAGCGCCTCTAGCGCTATTCAAAGTTAAACTGTCTTTTAAGTCTCCTGTTCTAACTAAGATTCCTTTTGCTCCATAGTTTTCTAACTTCCATGCAGCATACTGTGGATCTAATGGTTGCCACCTAAAACCAGACGAAACACCCTCATTTTTAAAATTGTCACGATGTGCTTCTTGCAACTGTTTCATCATCCATCTAAAAACAGGTTTAAAGTTTTGCGATCTTCTAGACATCGCATTAAATCTACGACGCAACCTACTGGTATCTACACTTGTAATCCTAACTCCATACGTACCCATGTTAGGACACCCTTACTCTGCGATACCTCTTAATGCTTGCTAATTCTCTTTCAGTGAAGCCTGTCTCTAGTGGGGCTATGTTTCTTGTAGTTAGATCTTTTAGGCCAACTGTATCATCATACATGTTTTGAACTTCTCTTGCGGTTGCTCTAAGTAGTAATGATTGAAAAGCTTTAATACCACCACCATTTAATCCAGCAACATATGTAACAGTAACATTGTCGTTGGCATACGCATTAAAAAGATCAATTCCATATTTTCTAGTAATGTAATCTCTTTCAGCAACCTGTGCTGTGGCTGTAGCAGATGCAGATGCAGGAGTAATGGATACAGAAGTGACAGAAGCAACTGGGCTATTGTCTAAGTATAAAGTGTATGTAGGAGCGTAAATAATTCCTGGCGAAGTTAAAGTTGTTTCTGGGTTTGTTGGGTAGTTGTAATAATATTGTTGATTTACTACCCCACGACCTGTTTCTGGAATCCTATATGTTTCCGTAAAGGTACTTTGCTCAACTGGTCTGCGTAAATATGCTTCCAGTTCTGATTGCAATCCCTCTATCACCATCGTCACAGCATCTTCCTGTGTATTGGTGAACGAAATGTCCATATATGTTTCTACGTTTGAAACCGTTATCAACGCCATAGTGCAACCTAAGTAATAGTTTACCGATTACGGCGGGCACGATTAGCAGCCGCACGACGACCTAGGTTATCAGCACCTCGGTCTAATGCATCAGCGATTCGGTTTCTGATCCTATTGATTAGACCCGGACGTCTACCTCTAGCATCTTCTCTACCTCTTCGACCACGACCACGACGGCGTTCCCTGTCTCGAAATAAAAATGGATCTGGCATCGTATATCTCCTCTTAAAGATGACTCTTAATATATGATACCGCAACTAAGTTGCCTCTCGTTTTTACTCGCTTTACTTAGAGCGAAGAGGGGTTAGGAACTCATTATTCATCCACATTAAGCCAATAACAGAATAACCTATTATGTCTAAATACGTATCAACAATTGATTCATTCCTAGCAGAGACTTGACTTTCCAAAAGGTTTTCAAGACGAGCAACTTTGTCATGGAGTCTGATGATTAACCCCTTTTCTCCGAATCGAGCAATGTTGTTGGGACCATAGTCTCTTTGCTTGTTTGCAAGGACTTCAGAAACTTCATAAGGATCAAACTCACCATTGCAGGTTAGAGCTAGCGCTCCTAGGTTTAACCAATACACCTCAGACGTTATATTTGTATTCCCGTCAAAGAACTGATCAATCATGTTGTCTATTGTTCTTCGTATCTCCCCAATGGGATCGTGGAAATGAATGTCAGATGTTCTGTCCCAAATTTGAAAAACATACTTTTCAGCAATATCTTCCCAACTTTCACACAAGGTTTCTGTCATTGTTGTTTTTCCTTGTGGTGTGTGATTCCAGCTTGTATTGAGGATTTGATTAACCAAATTACCCAAACTATTACGGATATGAAAAAGGCATGAAAGTAGCCAATTGCAGGGGTGAATGCCTCAATTGCTGGCCAAGCCTTATTTATTACCATGTTTACCAACATTATACCAATAGCAGATATACCACTAATTGTTGATAGTGATACTAGTCCGCTAAAAATATTTCCTGCTTTCATTGCAGCTCCATTCTGTTTATTGTTTTTTGAGAGGTTTGAAATTAAAGCCTCCCACTCAACATCGGTGTTTCTATTAAAGTTATTCATTGAGCGCTTCTAACTATTTGATGAATACGTTGCCTTGATAAGCCGTACTCTTTGGCGATGCAAGATAAAGAGTCCCCCTTCTTGTACCTAGCCTTAATTACGGAGTTTCGCTCAATAACTATATCCCTTGATTTCGGTCCTGGTCTAACTGGTCCCCAATCCCATGATGGGATATGTTCTAAGAGGTTTATTCGCTCGTTTGATAAAGCATTCTGTCTGTATCTGGTTCTCATGTAACTGACCCAGTTGCCTAGGTTTATCTCTTCTCCAGATCCAACAAACTCAACATGGCCGCTTGGAACAAGTGCATCTCCATATCGTTCTGAGTACGTCACTAAAGCATCGTAGTGTTTTCTCCAGCGTGTATTATGATTCATAGTTCTATGATACTGCAATTGTACAACTATGTCAAATGGACATTTAGAAAAAATTAACTATGTTCTATTACTTTCGCCAAATTCCTTATTCGCCTAATAGTCTCTTTTGCTCCTACGGCTTCCGACCAATAAACGATATCCTTTTCAACTTCTAGTTCGATGGATTCCCAGCAATATATGAACATAGGTGTATACATGCTTGGAACTTCCCCTAGTAGGTAATCAAAATCATCACTATAGCCGTTTTGATCTGCACCGCATAGCATTGCTATAGCAAAAGGTAAAGAAAGTCTTCCTTTTTTGTCTTTTGGTGAAGTCCTTGAAAGCCCAGAAAACTCAATTAATGAAGCTACTTGCCAAAGATAAAGGTTTACCTTATTTTTCTGTAATTCATTAAGACGTGTCATTTTCTTATTCTAACGACAAAACGAGGTCCAGTTCAAGCCAGACCCCGTTCTGTAGATGTTGTGATTGTCATTCGGCTACCGGATTAACCGATAAAAACAATCTCCTCCTTTGGGGTTAGCCATATTCCGGTACAACAATTACATTAATAGTCCAACTTGCAACAACTTGCAACTCTTATAAATAATATAATTGGTTAGCGGATTGGGCATGCCCCAGTAGCACACTCTGCTTCAAACTCTTCATCTGTCATAAACGTAGAGCCAGAAAGTTTTTCTCCAAGGGGAGTTGTGGACTCAAGCATTGCTTGATACTCCTTTAATGATAGTTCTCCCATTGGCGCTTGATCAAAGCCATGCTCAGAGTGTAGTAAGAAAGAAACTGATTTCATTTCGTTCCAATATTGAGCAAGATACTTTTGGATTTCTCCAAGTTCTTCCATTTTGTAATAAACAGTCACAGAGATTGCATTGTCTGCCCAAACTTTTTGAAGGGCACGAACCAAGTCCATTTGATCAATCGCAGACATTTCTTCTGCTAAAATGGTTCCCTCAGGGAAAGCGCACGGAAATTCAATTACCACTGTTCTGTCGTCTTCAGAACCATCAAAGTTTCTTAAAGGTTCAACGTAGAATCCTTTGCTTTTGCAATAATCGACTAAAACATCGGACGAAGCCATACGCATTCTTTTAACAAAGTATTGGCTAAACGCAGGGTGGACACCAGGCGTAACACCTGGTAGTAGGCTAAGTGTGCCTGATGGCTTTATGGTTGTAAGTCTGACCGACTCTGGCCAACCTCTTTTAGAGGACCATTGTGCATCAAACTCACGAAGAGCCACATACGCTGTATCTAGCCATTTAATTTTATCCATTGCTTGGGTAACTCCTGTTATCCCTAAGCCTAGTCTCATATTTTGTGAAGTGATTCGATCTGAGGCTGGATCAAGGTAAGACAAAGCTGCTGTGGCTTTTTGTACCTTATAAAGAAGTTTTGCAACATCAATTAACTCTTCTGGTGAATCTATCATGGGTAAGTACAACTCAGACAAGTTGCATGACTCTCTGTTTGCCAGTGGAATTTCAGCGCATGGGTTTACACCAACTATTGAGTGATCTGGTCTTTCCTCTCCCATTCGACCATATGTCTTGGAGGCCTCAAGGTTGAAGAAACCATAAGGCTCCCCATTGCCCTTATATCCTTCCCAAATGAGATCAGGCATATCTTTCATCTGATCTGGGGAAACAAATACTGTGTTGTTTGACATCGCACGCTCAATAGGAATATCGCCTAAGTCCCATCGCTTTGCCATTAAGTAAGACTCATCATCAAGGCTTCCTACAGCAATCTCTGCTGAACGGCGTACGTTTCCAGCAACCACAATCGAACCGATGATGTTCATGCAGTCAAGGACTTCAACAGATGTCATTGTTCTACCAACGGCACCATCTAAAACCTTACAAATTTTTTCAACACCAGAAATAAGAATATCAGGTCCAGACGCCGTGCCACCAAATGTCTTAATTGGTACCCCAGCAGGACGAACAAGGTGTGTAGCATAAGTCATCTTGCGTGGGTTGTCGTCATCTCCTAAGTAGCATTCGAAAACTTTGCGTATGAGTTCACCCCAACCTTCCCGTGTGTCAGGAACAATAAAGTCAGAGTCGTTTGCATCATGGTGCTCAACCCACGCTGGGCGAACAGTGCCTAATCTTTCAGGCTGATCACATGAAAACCCTACGCCACCACCAAGCATTAAGCGCTCAACAGACCACGAAAAGTCAGTTGGCTTTGATATGTCTACAAACCAGCAGTTTACTAAACTGTCACCACCAAGCCTTGAATTGTTTTCAGTGCCAAGCTGCCAAAGCATTCTCCCAGCAACACAACCCTTAAGGTTGAACATGTAGTCGTATAATCTAAGTGCTTCATCTTCTGTTAATTCTGCCCCAATGTTTTGTGCTCCATTAACAACACGCTGTACAGTTTCGTGCCACTCTTCTGTCCTTGTTATAATGTTTGAGTCACCATCAAATATTGGTCGAGCGTATGTGCGTTTGTATGTTACGTAACCAAGCCCATTGAATCCCCATGGTGGTAGTTTGTCTTCATATGATTTTGTATGGTCATCTGAAATTAGAAACGACTTCATTTGTTTATTACTCCTTGTAGTTGAAAGGGACAGCGACCCTTCGCTGTTACGTGATTAAGATGGTTCTTGTATTCTAAACGGGTCTACAATAAACCAAATGTCAAATTGTTATGATTTTCACATTACCACAAGTGTGGCTGTAAGTCAAATTGAAAGATGTGCTAATTGTACTGCGAGCTCGGATCTGTTAGACAAAAGTAAAAAAATTCCTGCTGCTGGTATTTCAATATTTATTTTTGCCTCTCCTGTTTCTAGTATCTCTGTTGATATCAAACCAACGTCACACATCTTTCTAACAAAGTCTACAAACTCTAGTTTGTCTGTAAATATTGTTGAAATATAATTGAATGTAGAACCTATTGTATCATGCAACAAGCCTCTAGTCAATATGCAAAATAAAAGTTCCGCTGCTAAATCTTCCCAGTATCCAAATAGCGATAACGCTGATCTTGTTACGGGATTTCTAAATATCGACATGTCGTCTTCTGATCGTATTAATGCTCCTTCAAGAGCAAGATCATCTTCTTCTTGTAAGGCTAGATACAGAATAGCATTATCACTAATTTCAATCATGGTTAAGTTTTGTTTTTCATATTGACAATTCACTAAACAAAACTCACTTGCAACGGAAATTAAAGAACCAACTTGATCAAATGAATATTGGTCTTTTAAAGAGTTTATAACAGAATGTAAAACAATTGAAATGTCTAGTTTATCTCTTTCAAAGGAACCGTCTTCGTTTATTAAAAAGTGCAATAACTCAACGATACCTATTGACCAAAAATGTTCAATGGACTCCAAGACTTCAACGTCTTTCGTCGTCCACAATGGGAATGGGAAGTCCTCACCATTATTAATCATATGCCTATTATAGCAAAGACTCCCCCACCGAAGCAGGGGAGTCCTCCTCAGGGGATGCACCGCCAAGATGCGTGTAACGCAACGCTACTCTTATCTTACACCAGGAAAAAGCCCCCACCCCGAAGGGTGAGGGCTAGATCTTTATTTCGTTAGGTCACTAAGACTTAACTCTTTATTCCGCTAGGGATTAAGGAGCAGCGTCGAAGGTAACTTTCACGAAGGACTCTGGTCGCTTAACTGCGAGGGCGAGACGCTCTTCAGCAAGAATCACAATTGCGTTTCTTACGAAGAAGTCTGAATGCTGTTCCGAAATTCGGATTGTAGCAGCCTCACGGTCATACAACTGAGCACCTGTACCGAAGGCACCGATAAGAGCAGTACCAGAAGCGATAGCAGGAGTGTCAATGACTGGAATTCTCCAGACACGTGACTCTGCGCCACCAGCTACTGACATAGCAAGTAGGTAGGTACCTTGTGAGTTTTTGGTAAGTTCAATGTCTTCCCAGTCATTTGGGTTAACAATGATACCAGTTGGCTCGTAGTACGCAAGGTATGCGAGCGTTGCGGCACGACGGATTGCATCGGCTTTGGTGTCTTTCACCGGAGTGGTAGCACCTGCGGACCATGAATACGTTTGAATGCCTGTAGTGTTTAGAATACCAGTGAGGTCTTCACCTGTACCAGCACCTGAGAGGATTTGGTTGTCCTCTGTTAAACGCAGACCGTAGAGAAGTTCGTTGTCAACGATTGACCGCAGTTGCGGTTCGTCAGCAAGAACGTTACGGTGAGCAGCTTCCCAGTGAGCGATGGTCCGAACCGGAGCTTGCTCGCCAACGAAAGTAAACGTTGAGTGAGGTTTTGCACCGAATGCGCTGGACGCATATTCAGGAACAACAGAAGCGTTGTTCGTGAAACCGCTTTGACGGAAGTACTCAATAACTGCTGAGTTAGTGCTACGTGATGGGAAAAGATCCCGTACACGGCTTCTACGTTGTGCGATTGGGACAATTCCGTCACGCTCAACAGCACCGAAAGAACCAGGTGTTCCAGATGGCAAACCAGAATAAATATCTTTTTGCTCAAGTGTTTTTGCCTGATAAGGTGCAACCATGTTAACACCGGCTTTACCGCCCTGTAGTGACTTAAATTCTGGGGAGTCAAGGAATGCTTCACCTACGGAACCGTAGTGATTTGCAACCTCAGCCTCAACGCCAGCAGCAACTTCAGCAGCGACTGACTTGTAGTCAGACTCTGATGACCATACTGATACGTCACGAAGGGTTTCCATGTCTTCAATAAGACCTTTGATCTCTTTGATCTGGGCCATATTACCTTGAAATGCAGATTTCTTTTCATCATCTGCAATGAGGGTTTCACCCTCGAACTGCATCGAATCAGCGATCTCTTGCTGCTCTCCCATTTTACTGGTTAAAGCAGTTTTGAGTTCGTTGAGCCGACTCTCATCAAAACTCATGTTCAGTCTCCTTAAGATTGAATATGTTTATTTGTCAATGATAGGCGACCCAACAATAAAAAAAATTATGTGGTGAGCACCAGTCATTTATTATGCTAGCACTGATGTAAAGAAAATCACGGGAACTATTCCAATAATCTCTTACAGCCCTACACGTGTCTATTGTAGTGTATATACCAGTATGTGATCAACTGGTTGACGTTTTGGAAGTTTTTGCTCTCTTTTTCCAAGATTTAGGAATCAAATCAAGTTTGCCTAAAGCACGGGCACGTTTTATAATGTGCTTCTTTGTCTTTTCTTTATCTTTCCCTAGCCCATAAGCCTGAATTGCATTGTTTAAATCCCCAACGTTTCTAATTGGATAAGATCCGTCAGGAAGCGCCCAACCTCGTTTAGCGTACTCTGTTCGACGTTTACGTGTATAGAACCTTTTCTGATCAAGGTTAGAAAATTTCCGTTGGGTTCCTTTAGACGTGGTATATTCATCGTTTTTGCCCGAAACAAGACCACCGCCTGGTAAGGCTTCAATTCCACGAGGACCACGCCCTCTTAAGTTTTCCCAAACCCTACGATTAGTCACAACTCGTCTAGCAGGACGTTGTGCTCTTAGTATCCTAGATCTACCTGCACCAGCATTGCTTTGTGCAGCATTACGTTCTTCTGGGGTTCCGCAGGGTGCCCAAACGCCTTGCTTGACTTGGTGTGCTCCTTCGCACCCAATCTTAGCTGCTGACATTTCGGCTTCTTCACGAGTGTTAAAAAATCCTTTTTTGGATTTAGATTTCAAAGACATAAAATCTAAAATTGACTTTTTCTTTTTTTGTTTTGCTTTCCATTCACGAAATGCTGGATTGCCAACTTCAATCAATTTTTGTAAATCCCTATCAGATTCGCATGGGCCCCAAGCATCGTCTCCCACTTTATGCGCCCCAGAACATCCCAACATAGCTGACAGCTTTTCTGCCATTTCTTTAGTTGGTACTGTTTCGCCAGCAAGAGGATCTTTAGCCATTGTATGTCTTAATTGTTATCCATGCTTCGAAGTTGTTCTTCAAAATTTTTCACGGTAGTAGATTTTGGTTTAACCATAGTTAATATCTCATTATCGGGTTCTACAGCGTCTCCAATAACTTCCAAGAGTGAAACAACCATACTATTATCTTTGGTCTTTTCAATTGATCTAAGTATTCCGTATAGTGCTTTAATGTTAGCTATCTCGTCTTCTTCTGATAAAATCGTATCACCTAGGGAATCGTCACTAGGGGATTTAACAATATTCATTGCTGTACGAAGTTTTGCTAATTGTGAATAATTGACAAGCTTTGGATAGTTTGTTGGAAATAGCACAATATAGTCTTTAATCTCATCTAATGGAGTGTTGTCTATCTCGGCTAGCATTAGTCGTTGCTTTGCATTAAAATCTTCAATGTCTTCTATGGCTGACTCGTAAGCGCTTTTGTCAATATCTATCATATTTGGAAAGTAACCCTTAAGACGAATCTCTGTATATAGAGGGGTGTTGTACCCAATAAGAACTCGCAGATCTTCTTCGAAGAGTTTTACGTCGTCGTCCCAGCCCATTTTGGACTTAAACTCAGCAGTTCTTAAATCCTCGTTTATGTTGGCAACTATTGTGTTGTCTGGTCCTAACATATAGAATGCCATTACTCTTCACCCTCTTCGTCGAAATCAATATTCCCATCGCCTCGGATTTCGTTACCTTCTTTATCAACTTCATAAATAATCTGTAAATTAAAGGGATTATTAGGAGGAGTTAATAGTTCCTCAAGAGTTTTTGGTTTCTTTTCTTTGAGGGCGTCCAAAAACAAAACTTGGAATGTTGGGTTAATGAGATCCGCTTCAAACTTGCCGTCTTCTATGGTAAGTGTGCCTTGAAACTTATGGTAGTCGGTTGCGTTTATGTCGAAATTATAAATGTTGTATTTTGTCATATTATTATTTTACCATTCTATGATGCCCGAATCAATACATTTAACAACTCTTCAGGGTCGGCTGTTGCAACATAGTTGTACCTGTTCATTACAGTTTCCAAAACCGACTCAAACTCGTATGATATTTCTCCTGCCCGTGTAGCGCCACTACCCTCATTCTTAATATGAGCATCCCTAACGTTTTCAACTATAGTTTCAATTTCAGTATTGATAGAGTCATCGTTGTTAGCTTTAATAACTTTTTGAATGTTTTTAACAATAAGTATAGCTTCTTCACGTTGTTCTGGTGTTCCATTGGCTAAGTCTCGTAATACACCCGTTCCCGACTGCAAATACGGATACGACTCGTCTTCAGGCTTATTCGCTAAAAATGCTTCCTGTAACCCCCCACGTACGGCTGCGTCCATGTTTTCTTTGTCTGACCGCTCTGGGGCCCACCATGAACCGAAATGATCATTTCTCGCTCCAAGGAACCCTCCACCCATGTCAATAGGATAAAGACCGCCTGTTTCTCCGTCACCGCCACTCCACATATAGTTATTGTCGTGTCTGTCATGGTTGCCTATTATTGCGTCCAACAGGAACAGGCGAACTCCTGCCTCTGTTGCGGGTCTGTTGCTAACTAAGTTACCAGCATCATCTCTAGTGGGTAGAGCATCTATTGGTCTGTTTGGTCCGTCATTGAATCTTGTTGGGTTATTAACAGGATCTCCCCTACGCATATCGCTGTTTACTCTTACACCGCCCTCAAATAACATGTCTCCCAACTCAAACAGTATAGGTCGGCTTCCGTTGTCGCCCTGACCGCCGCCAGGCAAGCCACTCCTACCACGCATATTGTCAGGAACTTCTCCAGCAAAACGATGGTTTCCTACAGCAAATCCCATTCTTTCTGCAATTATGCCTCCTACTAATTCGTTTGGACCCTCATTTGAAAACCAGCTTCTTCCGTGTACATATTTAAGACCAAGAATGGCACCTGTTTCTTTATCTTCATAAAGGTAGATTTTATTAACGCCACCACGCTGAGTTATGTATTTAAATCTTCCTTGTTCAGTAATGTTACCAGCTGTATCCGTTTTTTCCATGTTGTTTCTTATTACGTTCATCAAATGATCGTCTGGCACTTCTGCAAGAGAGCCACCGTTTTTAACGAAGTCGTTGGACGCTTCTTGGGTGTCTAGCCCATTGGCTCCCACTTCTACTATGTGAGGACCTGAATGTCCTTCAGGTTTAAGCGCTGGAGTATAATCCTGTTTAAATCCATGCTGATCTGGGGCTAGGACTCGTTGCCCTTGCCCTGCTTTCTTCTCTAAGAAATCCTTAGGATTGCCATCTCTAACACGCTCATCTATTTCGTCTTGCGCAGGGAGCTCAACATCGCTGATATCCCAATCACCTTCCGAAAAGCCAAGGCTGTTGTCAAGATCGTCTTCGTTGTCATCATAAGCGTAACCCCGATAGCCTCTGCCGCTAATGAAAGCTTTCTCTATCTCACTCTCTGGTACCCCATCTGCCAACATTTCATCTTTTAGACTTTGGCGCTCACCGCTATCCATCTGATCATCTAACTCGCGATTTCTCATTACATTGAAGAGAGGTGTATTCCTCTTTCGACCTGTTTCAACTGATGGGTCCATGGCAAGGCTATAGTCATGCAAACTAGGTTGTTCTGAAGGATCTAGGTTTTGTGCTTCATTGAACATTTGCTCAACTCTATTTGCGGTAGAACTATCTCCAATAAGTATTCTAGCCTGTATAAGTCTTTGGTTATTAATTGGCTGACCGCTTGCCTTGAGGCGCTCATACTCTCTGTAGTTGTCAAGCAAAGTGCCTATTGGTCCATTAACGCCGTTCAGTGCCTCTATGTCGTATTCCTCTTCCCTGAAGCCCTGTCTTGGCCATATCCCCTGTCCGTCGTCAATAGCATCAACATGTACACGATCAAGGCCTAGTCCACGATAGTACATTAATGCGTTATTGTTGAATGTGTCTCCAAAGTTGCCTTGCTTAAAGTTTACTGACTGTCCGTCAATCGTCCTAGTTTGGTTAATGCCAAAGTGAGCGTGGTAGACAAAGGGTTCATCGTAACCGTCACCTTTGAGTTTAATCGATCTACGGTAGCCACCGTGTATCCAATGTCCATTGTTTATGTGATCGTCTACAAGATTTCCGTCTTCATCGTATATTCTGAATCTAAAGTTCCCTTCGGTGATAACACCCTCTATGTTTCCACTGCTATCTCTAAATACATCGATATCTTGACCGTGGTTAGTGATTGTCTTTTTGTACGTTTTACCGTTTATTACTACAGTTCCTGCGTCCATTTCTTTCTTGTGAAGAAACATCTTTCGAAAGTGCTCTCTAACCCTATCGTCGTCTGGACTGCCGTCTGCCTTCTTCCAACTGTTCAGTTCATCCACATCAACAGCATATGGTCGTTCGCTTCCATGGAGCTCTACTGATCTTTGGATAGCAGCTTCTTGTCGTTGCTTCAACTTCTCTTTACGTCTTTGTCTCCAATCGTAATTAAGAAGTGATCGTACAGCCGCCACAGGGCTAGATGGGGTATTTGCTACCGCTTGTTGTACAGCACCGGCTGGAGAATCGGGTTCTATGGTTTCAATCTGGACAGAACTTGAATCCGCTATACCAGCGTTTCTTTGACGGAATGCTGCTTGATCTAGAATATCTATAGCATTATTTATCCTGCGTCGGTCATCAGGTGATGCCTCCCACCCACCAGGAATATCATCAGATATCTCTAACACGTCCATAAGTTTAGCTATTGCCTCATCCCTTTGTGCAGGGGTTATCTCATCTATTTCGGCACGAGAAAGACCTTCAATGTCACTCGCAAACACAATCCTGTTATTGATTTGCTCCTGATTCATATCCCTACGACTTCTCATGTTTCTTCTATTTCGATCATTTAAGAACCTTGGGATTATATCATTTGGATCACCATTAAAGGCATCTCTGGCTAGTCTACCTCTTCTTCGTTCACTCAAGAAGCGACCTTGAAGGAAGTCATATGTCGTATCGTCCATTCGCCAAAGTATAGGCGGTCCGTTTCCGTCTGGATCAGGTGTGGTCGTCAAGTACCGCACAAGGGCAAAAATATCCTCTTGACTTTCTAGCATGGCTATATCTTCAGGAGTTATGTCTGCGGGATCTGTCATCTCTGCCCATCTTGCTTCTGCTTCAGGAGATCGTGGACTTGTTCCGCCTTCGCCAAACGTAAGGAAGTCTGAAGCCTTAAACACGTCTACCCCATCTGGATCTCCTGCTTCTCTTAAGGCGCCCTCTCTACTTGCCTGACCAGGATCTCTTATTACATCTGGCTGGTTTCCATCAAATCGTTCAGGTACCCGAATGCCACGCCGTTCTAACTCTTGCTCCATCCATCCTGCTTCGTCTATTAAGAAGGCCCACTCGTTCTCATTAAATACATCGCTTACGTCTCTTCTATTAAACGCCCCCGCCTCTGGACTGTTTCTCCAATCTATGGCATGGTGTACTTCGTCAACGAATGACACAAGGTCACCATCGCTAAATTCTTCCCAATTCTCATCCCCATCACGATCTGCCCGTGCTAAGATGTTCTGTCGTTCGACTTCATTTAGACGACGACGATCAGGAAGCCCTCTCATTCGTCTTTCTTCATAAACAGCTTCAGCTGCAGCATCTATATTGCGGACATTATCAGCCGTTACGTTTCGTTGCATAATTTCAAATCGTGCATCTAACGCCATAATTGCTTCATCAGTTAGTTCATCCCCGTGGAAGTTCTCTCCCCTGTCTTCAAGGAAGATCTGCTCGGTGATGAGGTTAACGAGGTCTTCATCGCTTTCTACAGCAAAAATTTGTTCTGGGGTTATGTCCCCTACTTTTCGTTCGTCGCCATCAAGTGGTCCAGCACCATCTGCAAGTATGGCTGCAATAAGATCGCCTTCTTCCGCATCTGCTCGTCTAGAAGCCTGAACTACCTCAGGATCATCAGATGGACGTGGTGTAGCATCTGGAGCATCGTTGTTGTTATCTTCTCTACCATCAAAGCCAGTTTGAGGGCGCTCGTTACGACGTTCCCTTCTTCTGCCTTGACGTTGGTTAACACCAACTCTTCTTAAGAATGCTTCACGGCGATGAGGAGCAAGCCTTCCAATTCTATCCTCAAATTCATTATGCTCAGGATTTTGCTCATTAGCATTCATAATGGCATTAAGTTCGTTCCAGTCTCTATATCGCCTTTCCAAGAGTCTGCGTCTTTCTCGTGGTTGCCTCCGAATGTGTCTGCGCACATCTGCTTCTGAGAAGTCATTTCTGCCACCAACACCCAATTCTCGTGCCCAAAAGTCACTCAACTCATTAAACTGTTGCTGAGTTTCTCTATTAACGTTTCTTCGATCTCGTTGATTTAGATTACGCAAAGGAGCCATTTCAACTGCTTCATTACGCCTTCTTATACCTAGGCGACGATTTCGTCTTGCTAGTTCATCCTGACCATCTGGGGTTACAACTCTTCTTCGCTCACCCCTTCTTCTCCTGTCTCCAGGTCGTACTACATCAGCAGCTCTACGTAAGCCTCGTTCTCCGGCTTCTTGTGCTCTCACACGAGGACCAGCATCATCGCCTCGTACTCGTCGAGGTTGCCCTCTTCTACGGCGTCCACCTTCAGGTCGAACAGCATCGGCTGCTCTACGCAACCCTCGCTCCCCAGCCTCTTGTGCACGTACACGAGGGCCTGCGCCATCACGATCATCACGATCACGCCGTCCATCACCAGGGCGTATAATTTGTGCAAGTCTTCGCATGATTTTTTCAATAATCTCTTGAATTGCCGCCATTATGCTTCGTTGTTGTGGAGTTCTAACTGGATTATCAGTCAATCTTCCAGCCTCAAGTTGGGCAGCCTCTTCAACCTGCTTAAACGCTTTTCTTACGTCAGAAATATCAGCATCATCAAAGTCACGCTCTTCCAAAACTCTTTGCATATTCTGCAAAGCGCCTTGCAAGTCTTTACCGTCTAATAAGCCCTTTTGTTCGGGGGTAAGTGCTGCTCTTCTCCGACGATCTGCAATAGTAGGACCAACATCTCCACGGTTACGATTTTCTGTAACCCTCAAAACATCAGCCAAACTTTTCATGACGTCTTTCAGTCTATCTTGAGCATTAGCAAGTTTCTCTCTATACGCATCGCCTAAACGCTGGCGTCTAGTGCCTCGCTCACCACGCTCTCGCCGTCTCTCCTCCATGCGATCTTCAATTCGAATGCCTGTATCAACCATGGCATTGACTAATCGACGAGGCAGACTAAAACCACAGGACCGACCCATTGGGTCAGTAAACTGCCCTGCATTACGAGTACCTGGTGGGCACCTGTGCATATTAATACCTGGATCAAAAATAGCCCGTGCTCTACCAGTAACGCCACCGCTACCACCACCTGGTGTTAAGGCCCTTGCAAGACCAGACCTGATAGGGCTTGTTATTGGAGAACGATCTCCTGGTGTTATAATGCTTGCGCCAGTCCCAGCTGCTTGACCAATACGACTACCACTTCCGACTAATCCACTCTTTTTAATCTCTAAAGTATCAGCAAAAGCAGCAACACGTAATTCAATTTTGTCATGGTATCTACCATCACCTCTAATTGCCTTATTTGCTACAGCCTTTGTTGATATTAGAAAAGGACTAGCTGATTTTTCCTCATTAACAATTTCAAATATTTTGTCTCCTTTTGCACGTCTAGGTGCAGACCTAGACAAGAAGGTTTCGTATACCCAACGTGGTACCATTAAGACTTGATCGCCAGACTGAACTCTGATTCTTTCTTCTCTAGCATCTGTAACTTTATTGAACCTATTGTTCTTTAATTCTCCAAGCTCAACTTTAAATCTTCCGTTGGTAGAATCAACTAAATTGTAAATAGACGCAGAAGGATCAGGTAAATTCGCTGTTCTTCTTAAAGATGTTGGGTAAACTCTTTGAACAGCATCCATTTCTGAAGGCTTTAACTCTCCACCAACACGGCTAACCTTAACCGCTACATTTGTATCAGGTATTCCAACATATACGTCTCTTAACCCAGCCCCAAATGCAGGGATTAAGTCTTTTCCTATTTGTCCCTTTGTGTACCTATCCACAAGGCTTCCATCAACCATATCATCGAACTCGTCCATTCCACCAAGTGCCTGTAAAGACACAACAGGTTCCAGAATAACTCCATCTCTTCGAACAAACCGAGTTCCAAAATCTTCATCTTTAATTCTATTAAGAACCAAATCTACAGAAGTTTGTCTACGGGTGGCGCTACCTTTTTTCGGTGCAACCGGAATTTGGGCTGCACGAATAATATCGTAAGCACTTCTATTCTTTCTAAGATCGCCAATTGATCTAACCAAGTCAGCACTTCTGGCTAACCTAGCAAGCGCCCTCTGCGCTCCTTCTGAAGGAGAGCCTGGACCAAATGAAGGTAAGCCCAATATTTGAGCACCACACGTACTAAATTCACGATTTGTAAACGTTCCACCTTTTTGGAAACCAGGTGGGCACCTAAATTTATTTCTAGCACCACGCCCAGCACCACGCAGTAATCGACGAGCACTAGGAATCCTGTCTCGCCCACCACCTGGTGTAAGTGTTTCATATATTTGAGAACGAATTGGTCGTCTAAAGTCAGAAAGGTCACCTGGGAGTAAAAAGGACCCTACTCCTTGAGCTGTTTGTCCAACTCTATCACCACTGCCGATAAGACCACGCTTTTTAACTTCAATATGACCATGCACAGGTAACGGTGACGAGTACTCAACAAACATTGCAGTTTTAAGATTAACTACATTTTGACGACCCGCAATTGGCTGTACAAGCACACCGCCAATGTCCCTAGACTCTCTAACCGCTAGGCGCATTGCAGAAATTTCTACTATGTCATTATCGAAGTCTAAAGACTTTTTCCTCCTACCGGCTTTCCTTACTCTTCTAACAAGTTTCCTACGTTTACGCTTTTTCTTCTTTTTGCGCCCTCGCTTATGATGGTTTCCCTCATTAGGCCACAGTCCAGTAGTTTCGTGATGAAGCCACGCACATATACGCTCCAAAGGGTAGAGTTCTGGGTGGTTAGCTAATATAACCAAACATCTACGAAACCCGCCAGGTTTCTTCATTATGGGGCGCCAGTAACGAAGTAACGATTCTAGGTTACCTCGCCGTGGTCCTCGTCCACGTGTAATAGATGTAAGTCTCTCTTGGGGAAGGTCTAAAAGGATATCTTGCGGTCCCTTTATGTCGATATTAGTTTCCATCTGAGTCCCCGACTTCATTTAGTGGAATATACTGGTGCAGAACACCATCGCTATCTACATATTCTACTTCGTCTTTTTCCCATATGGTACCAAGAAATCGACTTGCACCAAGTTCAAAGAGGGCTTCATTAGCAAGGCTAATCCGTTCCCCAATTATGTTGGCTTTCATTTAAGCCTCCAAACTAATTAGGAAAGCCCTTCCTCCAATTTCATACTCTGGAACTCTTCAAGAGCACTCAAAATTTCTGAATCAAGAGCGGCTTTCTCTGCTCCAGCTTCGTCTACTTCTTCTTCAACCGTCTCTGAAACTTCTTCCGTCATTCCTTCAGGAAGTAATTCTTCAAGACCCAACTCTTTCGCTCTCTTTATAATGTGCGCTGTGGTAGCTTGTGCATCAGCAGCACGTGGTAAGGCAGCGATAGCGTTTTCTAAGTCTGCTTGATCTGCGATTGGGAAAGATCCATCAGGAAGTGCTTCCCCAGATTCAGCCATTGCTTCACGTTGTTCACGGGAATACATGCGCTTAATTTCTAGTTCTGCTTCAAGCGCCTTTATCTCGTCTTCTTCGCTTATTTCAGTATCAAGTTCAACTTCATACTCGTCGTATCCAAGCATCTTTCCATCAATTGAAACAAAGAAGTCAAAACTCTTTTGATCAGTTTCAACCTCAACAACATAAACGTCTTCATCAGCAAAAACGTCTACCATGACGCCCATTACTTTACCTTCAAGTTCAAGTTCTTGTACTGCTTTTTGCGCAACCTCTTCTGCGTCTGACTTAGAAACGATTTCAATTCCTTCAAGTGATTTCTCATCTAAAAGATCTTCATCAAGTCGTAGCCAGCCAAGTTCTTGTCCGTCTCCTGAAAGGAACACTTCAATTGCAGATCCATCAGCACGCTTAATGTCAACAACAAACATGTCGTCTACATTGGAGTAACCAGATCCTATAATTTCAGATCCTTCATATGCTGACTTAACTGAAGCCTCAATGTCTCCCAAGCCTGGTAGTCCATCTTCTGGAGCGCAACCACCCCTGCATATGTCGCAAGGTTGTTGAACTGATTTGCGCTGTTGTCCGCATAAGAACTCTTCTGACTTTTCAGCATCAGCAGACACGATTGCTTGATACTCTTCCATGGAGGCACATGGCATAAACTTGCCACCTTCATGTGCATGCGAGCCTTCACACCCAAGTGCAGTTGCTCGTTCTGCGGCCTCTTCAGCAGTGTCAAACATGTCTTTAACAGTTTCTACAGCTTCTTCAACTACTTCTTCTGTTTCTTTTCGTTCTCTATTGCGCTCTAATGGGCTAATTCGGCGATATCTGGTTCCCCAGCCTTTACCGGAAACTTCTTCAAATACCTCAATAGGCTCATATGCGCCTTTTGCGTCTTCATCTAGGTCATCATAGGCTAATGATGTTATAATTGCGCCATCAGTTTCTGCCTCAAGAAGATCGGCTTCTTTAAACCAAAGTATAGGCATGTCTGTTTGATCTTCTTCCGAAGCCATTCTAGCCATAATGCTTGCAGCCTTACTTGAAACAGCGTCTTCTTCAGCAGATTTCTCTTCAGAGTCATCTTCAGAATCTTCAGCATCTTCATCTTCTTCAGCCTCTTCAACCTCTTCAACCTCTTCAACCTCTTCAGCTTCTTCGGCTTCTTCGGCTTCTTCGGCTTCTTCGGCTTCTTCTACTTCTTCAGCATCTCCTTCGTCAGATTCGCCTTCGCTATCTTCAGATTCCGCCTCAGCGCTTTCGCCCTCATCATCGTCTGATGAAGCTTCTTCCGCCTCTTCTTCAACTTCAACCTCTGAATCATCTTCGTCAGAAACAGTTTCACCTTCGTCACCGCTTTCACTTTCGACTACTTCTTCAGCCTCTTCTACTACTTCGCCCTCTTCTTCATCTGATTTAACTTCAGTTTCCTCACTGAGAATTTTCTCAAGTTCTTCAAACTTTTGAAGGTCTTCGTTAAGATTGTCGCTCATTGTTACTCCTAATCCGCTAAGATTATCTTACTGAACACCCTCGTCGGTGTCAACGCTTGTATTGTCTGTTATTGTAAATTGGGGATCAAACTCTAGAGAGGCTAAACCAAACGCTACCTTCTCTAATAGTTCGTCATGCGCAATTTTTGTTGAAAAATGTAGATCAACCCCTTCTTCGCTCTTAAACGAAAGGACTGATACCCCATTCATAGCATCAACAACATCAAGCGCTTGATTATCATTGCATTTTACATGCACAACAAAACCAGAAAGTGCCTTTTCACTATTTTCGGCAGATGCCGGATTTGATGTCAAAAACTCTTCAAGGGCATTGATTACGGCTAGTGTAGACTCTCGTAACTCACTTGCTCCTCTTACTGGAAGCATGGCATTGTACGCCATTAGGAGAAGAGCCATTGGATCTTCTTTCCAGTCTTTTTTGGCTTTCCTGTATCCTGAGTGACCGTGTACGCCACCTTTTTCTTCTGTTTCACAACCGCAAGCGCCTTTTTCGGATTCAGCATCTTTTGCTTCTTCCACCTCAACACCAGCAAGGTAATTGTTGTGTGCATTAAGGTTTGCATTTCCATCAAACTGCTTTAATGCTTTTTCGTATTCTTCATGGGTTGAACATGGTAAGTAACCACCACCATGTGAGTGGTATCCATCGCACCCGAACGTCTTTGACCAAGCTAATGCAATATCAGGGGTTGCCCATGTACCCTCTTCAGGGTTTGCATCTCTTAAACTCTCAGGAAGTTCAGTGTTGTCTTTTATCATCATTGATGGTGAATTTGAATCTCCAACAGGGGTGTAAGACACTGTTGGTTTAACACGTGTTGGCTTGCTAATTTGAATTTGTCCATTATCACGTGAGAATGTAGCCATCCATACTGAATCTTCACCTGCTTGGAATACTACAGAATTATCCATAACTTGTAGAACTCTAACTGGCTTGCGAAGAGCCTGTGAAAGTGCTCTTCCAATCATAGAAGATACAGAATCAGCACTGTTCTGTGGACCATCCTTGTCGTCATCTTCCCAGTGTCCCTTTGCCATAATGCCTTCCTCGTCATCTTTAACTGAAATAGTTCCAGTTAGTTGATTTGCTCCGTGTAGTACAGGAGAAACTTCGTATAATTCTACTTCTTTAAGCATGTTTGCTTGTTTTTCTGCGTTAAAATCAGCAGTAATTGTTTTGTAGCCGATTGACCACTCTTGTTCTTGTCCATAAAACGCAACGTTTGCAAAAGCCTCACGCCCACGTTCTGTGTTTAAATTAAACTGAACTTTAGCAAAAAGTCCACCAATGCCTGCTTTTCTCATTTTTTCAGGCAACCTAGGATCTGCTGGTCCAACTTCATACATTTCTAGAACCTTACCAATTGGTTGGTTCCAGTCGTGGCCCCAGACAACACGAGGTTTTCTT